ATCGGCCTTATACTCTGCGCTGCGGTCTTGGGCAGCCTTAGCGGCTTCTTCAATGATACGCGCAATCATAGTCTTTGTGGCAGATACTTGGCCTTGCAAGTATTGCAAATCGGCATTGGCATCATTGGCCAGCTTCAGGGTCTCGGCGCTCTGTGTTTTATGAAGTGCCGTCATCTTGGCAAACACATCCAGCGATAACACGGATTCAACAAATGCCCGGCGCTTTGGCGCATTTAAGCGCATGAAGGGGACATAGGATGTTTTACCGATAAGCACTAACTGCTTAAAGGTATCAAAATCCATGCGCAGTAAGTTATCTTCGAGATATGCTTGATAATCCTTGGCGCTGGCATTTTGGTCGACCAGTTTGCCGTCAATCAGGATATTAAACACGTCTGGCTTGATGCCGCGCTGAACAATAATGGTGGATTGCCCGATTTCAAACTCGACCTCAACGTGGAGGTCTTTGTTGTTTTTGTTATTAACCAGTTTACCTTTGGTCACATCCCTGTAGGGCTTGCCATACAGTACAAAGGCCAGCGCTTCCAAGAATACGGATTTGCCTTGGCCGTTTGCCCCAAGGATGGCAGTGGTCGGGCTTTTGGTTAAATCTAGGGAAATCGGCATTGCGCCGACTGACAGGATATTGCGATAGGTCAGTTTTTTGAATGTAATGTGATTGTTCATGCCCGTGCCCCTTCGTACAGCTTGCCCAAAATGGATTTGATGCGGGATTTATCCATGCCTTGAACTTCAATACCGTCGATACAGGCAAAAATGGTGTCTTTAGCGCTAATCCCGCCATTACTGTCAAGCTTAACGGCTTCGGATAAATCCGATACCGTTTCAATGTTGGATTGCACGACCACATTGAACTTGTAACAGGCCTTTTGCAGTTCATCTACCAATACGCGGAACTCTGCGTGGTCAGATACGGCAAAATCCTTGACTTGTAATTCGACTATCTTACCTTGATAGGCAGCGGGGTCGAATGTTGAGTGGTCTATGGCTTCGTACTGCAGGCGGGCATAAGGGTCGTCTGGATTGGCGATATAGGATAGCTCGCCAGTATCGGTATCCAAGATGGCAAAGCCTTTCTCGGTATTGTAATCAGCCCATGTTAGGTAATAGGGGTTGCCCGTATAGACGACATTGCCCTTGCGGCTTCTTAAGTGGAAGTGGCCAGTCAAGAACAAGTGGAATCGCTTGAATGTTTCGGCGGTTAGACCATAATCGGCCAAGCGCCCGCGCTGCATCTCAAAGCCGATAATATTAGTATGGCCTATGGCATAGCGGGCATGGGATGTCTTGGCATGGTTTAAAGCCTGTTCAAGATTATCATGGTTAATCCATGGGAAGGCTGCAAACGGCTCGCCTGCAATCATGTAATCATCAAAGCAGTCAAGCAGGGTAACATTGTCGAAAATATCCGGCAGCGGGAACAGGCTGTGATAGCGGTTGGTGTTTTTGTAGTAGATGTCATGGTTGCCAAGCAGGATGCGAAGATTTACCCCGCTGTCGCGCAGGGGCGCAAAGAAGCCGCTGTAAACGGTATCCAGCATCTTGGTGTTCAGGTTTTGGCGGTTATCGAAGACGTCGCCCATATGGATAACGTCGAAGATATGATGTTCTACTAGGGAAGGAAAGAATGTGCCTTGGATGAAATCCATCTGCTTTTGCAAAAGCCATTCGTCGGATTTGGATGCCCCGAAATGGGTGTCGGTAATAATGGCAATCTTGGCCATAATGAAAAAGCTCCTTGTGGAGATGTAAAAAAGTAGGGCGATTGTAGCAGGATTTGCAAGGATTGCCTAGCAGTGAAAGGGATATTGGATGGATTCTAGGCAATCATTAACAACTATATTGAAAAATGGGTATTTTAGAAAACTGTTTAAAAATCAGCAACTTTATTTGGGTTGGCATGGGGTTGGTTGTTGAGGGTCAACCCCATCTTTTCTCGGCAATCATTAATATATTGCATAGCATTTCTGCTAGATTTTGCCTAAATTTTGGGCACAGGAAGGGAAACCGTGTTAGATTTAGGCTAATCATTAACATTCATCTACAAATTCATGGTCATTCATGATTGCTTTAAAAATCAATACTTTTGTTTCAATCAGCATGGGGTTGGTTGTTGAGGGTCAACGCCATTACCATTGAACAATCATTAACATCTTTACTCGTCTAGCATCTTCAACAATTCTTCACGGGGTATCATAAACTCCGTGTCATCCGGCGCTCTGCTGAAGTAATCGGTAGTCATATCCCGCATCATCTCTACCTTGCGGGCTGCCCTTGTATTTTCTTCTTTGATTACTGCATGGAATGCCCATGCGATACATTGGTCGAGAAAACCAAACGGATTATTGCTTCTCGCAGGGTCATACTTCTTGATAGCCTTTACACAAGATATGATGGCCGCTCCCTGCATTTCATCAAGCCAAGTATAGTCGCGGTAATTGAATTTCTGCCCCATGCCCTTGACCATATCAAGGATGGCTTGGGCAATATAACGGTTGGCTTTCGGTTCGGGCAGGCCTTTCTCTTCGGCTTCCTTGAGTTCGGCCTGATATTTCAGGATTTCTTCATGCAGTTTCTGCTTATCAACATAATGCGCCATGCGGGCTTCCCTTTCGCGTGTGTTTTCACATAGTATACCATAGTTTTCTGTCAATGCAATTTCTCGGGTCACAGATGGCCACAGATTGCGATTAAGCCCCTAGGTAATACCCTAGCCTACCTCTAGGGGTTGAAGGCCTGAATTTCGCGTTTGTGATGCGAAAGGCGAAAGATGCAATCTTTACATTGTCGTATATTGCATTTAAATCAATATAGGCCTATAATGCGAAGCATGGAAACAGAAAGGAAACATCATGTCACTAATCCAACACATCGCCGATTTCAATGCCCGTTATGAAATGGTCTGCGATATTGCCAAATCCCTAACGCCTGAAGATGAAATGTGGGAAGACTGCCCGTTTTACTGCGCCAGCCTTGAAGATTTACCTGAAAGCGTTGAGGATAAAATACGAGCCGCTGCTTTTGCCCGCTCGCATTTCACTTGCCATTTCGGTCAATTAGTGTTCAACGGTGGTTTGGATAATCCCGCAATGGTTGCCGAAGCCGATAGCAAAGATAATGCGCTGGTTGATTTCGCTTCAGCCGTATTTGAAATAGCCTTGCGCCAATACATTACAGAACAAGAATAATTGTAACACATAAAGAAACCCCCTAATCCCGATTGCTCAAGATTAGGGGGTTTGCCTTACCCATCCCAAGGGTGCTTAATCTTCTACCAAGCGGAAGCATTCTTCCAAGAAGGAATCGACACAGGCCTGATAAAGGTGCATATCGGATTCTTTAGTCATATCCAAGCCGAGCAGTTCTACGAAATCCGGCGCGTACTTGCGAACTACATGAAATTGCGCAGTGCGGGCTTGATGGTATGCAACCTGTTCGTTGGCATTGTTGGCTTCGAACCAAGCTCGGGCTGCTTGGCGGATGGTTTCAGTTAAGTTCATTTTGCTTCATTCTCGCGGTTAAGTTTGGAAATTTCGGCATTGTATTGCTGGATTGCCGAACCGTAGCCTTTCCATTCAGCAAGGTCGTCCCGCTGGCGGTCGGCTATTTCTGCCACTCTAGCATATCTTGTCGCACACTGTTGGAAAAGCTGCCAGCCTCGGGCAGCGGTTTTGCCATCAAGGCGGACGGTGGTTGAGGTGCCGTCGGGATTTTCAAGGGTGTAAATTTGACGTTGGGCGTAGCCGCGCAGGCTGTCAAGCTCAGAGCGCATACGGCCAATACTGCGTTGAGTTTCATGGCGTTCCCTTTCTACTTGTGCCTGCATATTGCGGATGCGGGCATTTGCGTTGGCGTTGATTTGCTGGATATGGCGTTCATGGATTTCCCGCTCGGTTTGCAGCTTGGCCGTTAATTCTTTGGTGGCCACCTGCTTGCCTTCGCGGAATTGGGCTTGGCGGTCAAGATACCATACCGTGTACATCGACATGACGACTAGGAAAATGGCAATCTCTTTGCGCCAAAGTTTAACCGCGCCTAAGATAGTTGTAAACATGGGGTTGTCTCCGTATTGGGATTATTACTATTTAGGCGCAGGGTTACTTACAGGCGGAAATCTGTCGTTACATCCTCGGTTACCACATAACGGCATACGCGGGCTTTAGCGCCGTCATAATCAACCGGGATGGATACAAAGTCTTTCGGGTTTACTTTAACGGCTACCACGCGGTTGGTTGAACGGGCAAAATGCGGAATGTAGGATTTGGCGCAAACATGCAATCCGGCACTGCAGGTTTGATGCGGGTCTTCTACCACATCTTCGCGGGGCATGGTTACAGTTTTGCCTACGCTGTTATCCATCGTGCCACTATGGCAGTCTAGGTAATTCTTGCGAACTACCTTCCAAGCCTGAACATCTCCGTCGGGCAATACTTGGATGTCGTTGTGTGCCATAAATGCCCAAAGATGTTCGCGGGCAAGTTTGCTCGGGTTTTCTTTCAGTTTATCCATGAAGGCCAAGAGTGAAGCCAGTTCGTCTTTCATACCTTCTCTGAAACGGGCAAGCAGGGCAATGGCAATATCATCTTTGACTGCAATACCGTCGACAAATACTTCATTGCCTTTCACGGTTACTCGGTCGCTGGTTTTAGCCTTGACTTCGTTGGTCAGGGCATCTTCAAACAACATTGCCCATTTGTTGCTGTTGGCGGGCACGCCTTCGCGGATTAAGGCAACTGCCGCTGCAAAAGCCGCTGCATCTGATTTTTGGATAATGCGTACAGTCGGTTCGTTATCCAATTCCTGACGGGCAACATAGATTTGATGGCCGAAATCCATGTAACTGTAATGATACTGGCGTTTCGGGGCTGCAGGTTTTTTCGGAGCTGCCTTCTTGGCTTTGGGATTGGTAGGTTCAGCTTTAGCTTTTGTGGGCGCTTTCTCTTTTACCTGTTGTTCAACCTTCTTGGCAGGTTTAACTGGTTTAGCAGCCTTAACGGCTTTCTTAGCAGGTTTAGCCTTGGGCTGTTCGGCCAAATGCTTTTTGTACAGAACAGCATAGCGCTGGCAAGAGCGGGTAGTGATGCCGTAAACATCGGCAATTTCCTGTGCCGGGGTATCTTCGGTGCGCTCTGCATACACTTTGCCGATTTCCAGCTTTTGTTCGTAGGTAAATTTTTCTGACATGGTTCAATCCTTAACAGGCTAGGTTTTGCAATAATTCAAAATTCCGCTCGCGCCAGCCATTAATCAGATGGGCAGCGGGTATCTCCAAACCCTTGCGCCATTTAATCAAATCCGATAACAGCAGCAAGGCGGTAAATTCGTGATTTTGAATTACATTCTTAACGTACTCAAGATATTGTACTACAGCTTCAGGGGTCTCTACAAGGCCAAGGTCGGCAGCTTTGAGCAATACCTGATAGCTATCATACCTCCCGCCATAGCCCCTTCTTAGATACATGTTCAGGTTGGCATTCTTGTACAATTCCTTGTAAACCGTGTTTGTCGGGAAATTCAGTAATTTGTGCAGATGTTCAAAATCAAAGTCCCGTTTGTCTTGCATGGGATAAACTTCATTTACCGCTGCATAGATTTTGGGCATCAGCAGGTTTACCGGGTAGCCGTCGGCAAAACAAACCCCGTTTTTATTGGCATACTTGGCAATACATCCCTTACTAATCAGCTTGGGATTAAACTCGGCGATATGCTTGTAACCCAGTTTTCTAATGCGCTTTTCCAGCTTGCGGGCGATTTGGCGGAAACTGAAGCCCAGCAGTAATAGTTCTTGGCGGTCAAACTGCGTCGGCAATAATTGTGAAAAGTTATCGTCCCTGAAATGGTAATAAGTTTTTTTAATCGGGTTTACTTCGGGAATCCAGTAGCGTTCTTCTTCTTTTGGTAATGGCGCAGAAGTTGGTTTGGTAAAGCGCATTACATCTGCATACTGTGTTTCAATGCCGTCGCCAATGATGGATTTGGCCATTGCCAAGTCGTCGCGGCAAACCACGACAGTGAAGTTTGTGCCAGCACGGCGGAAACCGCGAACACGGTTTGGCGTCATCTTAAACGGGTTCGGCATCACGATATATTCGATTTGGCGCTTGCCGCGTTTATCGATTGCCTTCATAGAGCGGGCGATACTAAGCAGCAGGTTAAACGGTGAAGTAAAGGCAATCTTCTTGCCAGCGGTTCTTTGGAAGTTGCCGTTTTCTTCGCGGATACACATCACATGTGATTCTAACCACGTGCATTCGGTTTCAAATGCTTTGGTAGAAGATACATTGCGGAAGGTATCGTCAATATCTGCCAAGTAATCAACTGGCGTGGCGTAGTCTTCGCGCTTGTACAGGTTTTTCAGTTGCTCGTTGGTCTTGGCCAAGAGTTCGTCTAAGCGGGCAATAGTTGTATCATCATATGAAATCTCTTCGCGCCCTGCAGTCAAATCCAAATAACCGATTGGGCATTCGATAAACAGCTCAGAGCGCAGGGCGTGTATCCACGGGCAATTCTTGATATGCATGTTGGATATACCGTAAGCCACCCCGCCGATTACCACATTGACAGAGCGGTTTGCAGGGGCATTGGGTACGTCAAAGGCAATGCCGTCTTTCTTCAGCTTGGCCACATCTTGTTCGCGGGATTTGAAACTGTCGCGGAAATCACCGTTGATAATTTCTAACGGCATATCCAGCCAGTACAGTTGGTTAGCCACAGAATGAACAAAACGGCGGGCGTCTTGGCCTTCTACGGGCACGGATACTTTAAGGCCATTGGGTTCACTGGTAGCCTTCTCGCCCATGATGGTGATTTGCGGTAATCCATCCGGTCCTTTGAAACACATAGCGTTTACTTCTTGGCCATCCTTGCGAGCTCTAACGGTAAAGGCGTTGGTATAGGATAGAGGAGTTTTGCTGCCTAGGCCGAAACCGCCCATCTGTTCGTTGGTATTGGTTTTGGACGATTTGAAGAAGGTGGTATAAACATGCAGCAGTTCATCCTTGGATAAACCTGTGCCGAAGTCTTCGACGGTAAATTCAAAGTTATCCAATGCAGGCAGCGTGATTTTCACTTGTTGTCTGTGCCCTGCAGCGACGTGGCTGTCTACGGCATTGCAAGTCAGTTCTCTAACAATCGAACCAATCTTGTCGCTGTACAGGTTGCTCGTCAATACCTGATAAGCCTTGGGATTAGCGGCAATGCTGAAATTCTTGGTTTCGCCCTGCAGGGTACTGCCTAATAGCGGGTTCTTTTCTTCGATAATCATTCTGGTTTCCTTCGCTTTTTAATACAATGCCAATCATAGCAAAAAATCCCTAGCGGGTAGGCTAGGGATTACATAACTTTACGATTTATCTTTGACTAGTGTACATCTTTTCCTCGATAGCTTCCGGGATTTTCGGCAGTTCTACCCAACCAACATGAAAGCCTTTGGCAAATGTGCCGATACTGGCCACGCCATAACGGGAAAGCAGTATCAGCTTGTTATGTCTTGGTGGCGGATATTTGTCGGGGTCTTTGAAGTACAGCGCTGTCGTAGTTGGCACAAGCATATTAGTCCTCAATATCCTTCAGATTTGCTGCAATGTATAGAATCACGCCGATAATGGTTAGGCAGATAAGTAGCCCGCCAAAGACGTGTAATAGCCAAGCGCTCATGATTTGTTTTCCACCGCCAGCTTGGCATAGAACTCTGTCTTTTCACGGCTGGATAAACCTTGGTTTGCTTCCACTGCTTCGCATAAGGCCTGAACGGTATCGGGATTGCTATGCAATACTGCCTTCAGGATTTCGGATTCAATACGCGACAGCGATTGGCCGTGCAGGGCGTAGTCGTTAAAGGCTTCCAGCGTGATTTGCAGCTTGCCTGATTCTTCCAGCAAGGCATAGATGGCTTCGGCCAGTAATCGGATTTCAAGTTGGGCATGACTGTCCAAGCGCAGGTGCAGGAAGTGGAACAGGTTTTTAATATCGGCCACGAAGGCAATCTCTGTATAGGTATTGAGCGTCAGGATACCACGGGCTACTTCGCGGGATACATTGTCATTGAGCAGCTTGTAATACTTGGATTCGGTATAGGCAGCGGCGTCAACAAAACGGCTTTGCAGGCCTAAACTGTTGGGCAGTTCGACTTCTTCGCTGCCCTGCTTATTAGTGGTTGACTGCGGATTCATCCGGGATTTCGACGGGATGTAACTGCCGGTGCTCATGACGGAGTAACGGCCTGACATTTCGTTGAAACTGAAGGTACGGTGACGCATCAGTTGCCGGGCAACCTGAATCGGGATTTTGACGTGGAACTTGGCGATTACGGCTTCAAACGGGCTGGTATGACCGTGGCGCATCAGATAGCGTAATAGGTTTCTTGTATCGTTAATGCTTCTTGTGCCGTCGCCGTAGCTCATGCGGGCAAATTCTTCGATTGATACATCATTGCCAAACAGGCCTGTCAATGCCACAAAGCCGTGGTCAAGGTAGGGTTTGGCCGGATGGGCGTCTTTAATTTCGTCAAAGGTCATAGCAATTCTCGCTCTAAAAGATAAATCATGGTTCTAAATAAAGTTAATGAACAAAATCGCACATTAAGGGAAAACGCAAGCATGGACGATAACCGCATTGCCGTCAGCGTTCAGGTCGCGGATTTGGCTACGCTGCTTGCGCAACTAGAACAAAACATCAGCGCCGTAAATTCGCTGGCCGCTCGCATTTCAACAATTGAACAGGAAATTACGGATATGAAGAAGATTATACCAAAACCGAAGGGATGGCGTAAATGGCTTCATCAGGGATAAGTTTACAAATTGTTCAAGACTTGATACAGCCCATCATGACGGCCTTGGGTACTAGCGTGGCGGGTTATTTTTTGCTGCGCAACAAATTATCGCATGACAAACTGGAAATCAGTAAAAACGATACTGAATACAAATTCATTCAGCAGCTAGAGAGTTCCCGCCAGCAATCGCTGGATAATGAAATCAAATTACGGGCAATGCTGAATGCGGTACAGAGCGACTATAGCGAAGCGACCCTGAAGAACAACCAGTTATCGCAAGACATCGATACCCTGCTTATACAGGTCAAAATCCTAAACAATATCATCCAATCCATGCACAACCAATTAGTGGCTGTGCGCAATGATTTGGTTAGGCAGATTAAGAAAAACGACGAACTTGTTAAAAAACTGGCTGAACTAGGAGTACAATTATGACCGCCGCGCCCATTGATGAAAACAAAGTCTATACGGATGACGAGATTGCCTTGGCCTTGAGTCAAACGGAAAATATCGTGCGCAAAATACAAGCCCGGCGTGAAAGTTACCGGGCTGACATGCAGAAATCAAAGAATGCGATTAACGAACTTATCGCTATGCTGTTTCCGGATGATACGGAACTGCAACCGTTAGACCACGCCCATCTGCCAACATAATCTTAGCCTTGGCAATATGCGCTTGCTGAAGCAGCGGGGTATTGGTATAGATGAAGTTCTCAATAACCGACAGCGTGATGGCCGGATAGCGGTCTCTAGACAATTGTTCAAGGCGCTTGCTGATTTCATCGATTGCAGCCATACAGTCGGCACAGTCTGCGCGATAATCCTTATCGTATGCCGTGATATACATTGCAGCCGCTACGCCTTTATCGCTGCCTGCCACGCTGAACAAGATGGTCGTTCCGTTGAAATCGGGAAACTGGAAAGGTAAGCCTTGCTGTAGCAGGCTTGCCATTTCTTTTGCATTGACTTCCCCGGATACGGGCAGCTTACTATCAACCATCGGGTCGAAGTAGGCGCTGTGGCCATAGGCGGTATTGCCGTCAATAATAGTCAGATGGCGCAGGATAAACTTCTCGCGCTTGATATAGGTCATGATAACACCCGTGTTACCTGATAGCAGGCTTCCCATAGGCGTTTGAACTCGGCGTTTTGCTGTAGGTAGCTTACGCCTTCTTTATCGGCAAAGGTAATGCCTTTGTTCTTGAGCTGGAACAAAAACTCGCCGAACATGGTTTCGGGCGTGGCATTGCCGCTGCCGGATACAATCAGCATCGCGTTGCCTAATGCGTCCCACTCTTCTTCTTTGCGGAATACGCTTGCGCCGAGAAGGCTTGATAGTAGCTCGGCCATACCGCGCATGATTCTTCTATTCATATATTACTCCTTGTTTAGGGGGTTGATGATGGATGGTTTACGTGTAGACTATAGTATAACAAAAATCCCCGCCGCTTGGGCAGGTATTTCTTTGTTTTTTGATTTAGCGCTGTTGGTTCTGTTCAACACATACTTGCTGATAATGTCCTTTGTAGTCGGCGTGTTCCCCGTTTTTCACGGCAGCGCAATAGCGCTCTTGTTCTTGCATCGCTCCGTCGAAGTCGTCATAACCGCTAACGGCAAAACAGGCTAAGGCAGCAATCAGGGCAAGCAGTACATAACGCAGTTTCATGTCAGTTCCTTTCTTTATCAGTATGTGGATATTATAAGGGGATATTGCATTTAAATCAATATCCCCTATATGTAAATCCGCGTTAAACTTCTATGCAAAGCGGCAAGTCGTTGAGTTCTTGATGGCCAAAGTAGCCAAAGGCGTTGACATAAACGTGGTTGCCTTGGCTGGTTTGGAAAACACCCCTTGTATGGATATGCCCGCAAATCATGGCCGCGATATTGGATGTATCAAAAGGCAGCTCTGCGCCAAAGCCTACGCTGCTACTGTAGCCCAATTCATTTGATATGCGTTCTGTAGGGGCGTGATGCGTAATCAACACATTCTTCATATCGGGCTTGGTGCGATACTGAATGGCTTCAACGGCCAATGTCCATTGAACATCAATATCGATAAAGCCTTTTAAATCGTGAATCATATGCAGGTCGTTAAGCATGCCCTGCAGGCGTAGGGCTTCTACCGGGGAAGGCTTGGGAAACCATAGCGGAGCGCCGATAAAGTTAATACCGTCAAGCTCTACGGCAGTGCAATCCAAGTAGTGCATATTGGGATAGCGGTCGGCGAAGGATTGGCAAAACGTGTTGCCTTGAAGCAGGGTAACGCCGTAATACTCGTGATTGCCTGCTACATAGACGACGTGTTTGTACTGCTTGATATATTTGCCCAAATAATCGTGCAGATGGGGCAGCATTGAAGCCGGGGCAAGGTCGCCCGCAATAATCAGGGTATCGGCTTGTTCGTGGTTGGACAGGTATTTGCCATAAACATCATGGAAGGCTTCGGGGATAGCCTTGCCAAGAAATTCAATGTGCAAATCGCTTACAATCTTCAGTTTCATAGTGGTTCAACCTTAATCATTAACATTCTATCGGAAATTCTTTGAATTTTGGAAATCCTTGCAACTGGTTAAATTGCAAGGATTTCTGTTCAACGGGGCATCGGTTGGTTGTTGAGGGTGCAACCGATACCTACTCGAACAATCATTAACATATTATACCTGTGGCATGTATCGCTTGATTAGCGTATTCAGCAAACAGCGGGGATTGGTCAAATCCATATCAAACACTGTCTGCGCAATAATGGGGTTATAGCCGTCTACGCAGATGACGCCGCGTTTGGTATAGATGGGATAGCCGCGCTTGGCGTTTAGGCGCCAGTAGATGATTTGCGGGGGCTTGCCGTCAAACAATGTGCTTAATCTGCCGTAATGAACGCTGACCCCGGCATCATCGATATAGCGGTCGCCGATAATCAGCAGATAATCCGGTTTCTCGCCTTTCTCGGCCAATTGCTTTGCCCATCCGGTTACATCTGCCCTGTGATTCATCCTAGGCTGCATCACGCGCTTAACGATATGGGCAAAATCTTCTTGGCCTGCATCGTGGATATTGCGCCCGCCAAATACGGCAAAGCTGCTTGTTGTTTGCAATGCGGCTTTCAGAATCCATAATGCCCTAAGCATCGGGCTTGTCGGCCTGTTGATGTTACCCATTGCCGCGCTGGCGTTAATCATTGGCACGACTGTGAGATGGCTTGGGAAGCTGTAGGGCAAATCTCTCTCGGTTAATACCTTCTCGCCGTCTATCTCGGGATAATGCTTTAAGCGCTTGCCCATCTGCTTGCAGTATTTGTGCCATAGGATATTCCTGTGATGCTTGATGGCATTCATTGGTTCGCTTAACGGGTCGATTTGGCGGTAATCCTTGCGAGTAAGTTTGGCTTCCAAGGTATCGTTAAGGGATACAATGCGCTTCCTGTATTGCTTGGGAGACATACCTAACTTACGGGCAATCTTGTAAGCGGTATAACCTTTTCTAGGCAGCCATTTGGCCATCAGGTGGTTTCCTGCATCCAGTTCGGCCTTAATCATGGATGTGGCCAGTTTGCCCATGGGGCTGTTGACATAATGCAGCAAATTGCTGTAGCAGCCGATAAGCGGGATTTGCCTAATCACAAACTCGGCATCTGCTGGGTGATGTTTAATCAGCCATCTTACAGATGAACGAAACGGGCTGCGACGGCCAAGGCCTTTCACATCCCTACTCCATAACAGGATGGCCAAAGCGGCTTCCCTGTCAACATCATAGGCAGCCTTGAAGGCGTTATGCCATTCATAGTAATTGCGTTCATAGGCTTGCTGCAGATACCACAGTTCGGCGGGTAATTTCGGCATTTCTATTTCCTTTCTTGATAAAACAACGCCCGCAATTATATCAAATCGCGGGCATCGGTAGCAATGGGGTTAATCACTCTTCTCGCGGGCTTCGAGCATCGCGTCGGCCATTCTATAAGCCCATTTGGCCACTGCTTCAGGATGGCGAGCCAATGCTAGTTTGTTGCGGAAATGGGTTTGGAGCGTCCCCATTACTTGCGCTGCAAAGTAATCCCGCAGGCTCATTCCCGCGTTATCTTTAAAAGTATGGTTTGAAGTCGTGGTAGGAAATGCAGGGGGCGATTTTAGGTCTGACATTATTGTTCTCTGTTACAGTTAAAAGTAATCGATATGCGAAAGCGTTATTTTCGCGTTTTAAGGGGGTTGAAACATCGAGGGTAGGCTAGGGTATTACCTACCCTTCTAATCGCTGTCTGTGGCGATTGTGAAGCGACTGTGGCCTATGTTTTGATTTCTTGTTCGTATAGCTCAAGAGCTCGTTCCAATGCTTCAATGTACTTTTGATGCAACCACATCTCATCATAGACGGCTTGGTATAGCCCTGCAAAGTCTTTGACATCGGTTAAGCTGTAAAACTTGTTGAAACGGGCAAACAATCTCCCTGCCAGTTTAACGTAAGCATAGGCGCAGGCATTCTGTTCGATATGCCTATCAAGGAAAGCAATACTCTCTTTCAATTCTTCGCGGGTATATACCGGATAATGGAAATTCTCTTGCGTTGCCCAAAAATCAATATCGTGTTTCAAGTCGTAAGACATCGGTTAATCCTTGGTATCGGTAACAAGTCTAAATAATACTACCAGCGCAGGCAGTATTGTAAGGTTTAACCAATCTTTACTATTGATATATTGATTTAAATACAATATGGCGTATAATCAAACCCGTTGATAACCAGTACAGGAAAGAAAGAATCATGTTGAAATTCAAAACCTTCAATGGTAACGACATTGAAATCGATACCAAGAAAAAGAAAATCTACGGGGGTAGTAAAGAGTTCGCCTACGATATTGTTAGGGTACAAAAAGGATTGGTTTGTTTCGGGGTAGGCAATAATCAAGCCATTGCCTTAGACAAAACCAGTTCTGAAAAATGGTTGAAGATGGAGAAGGAAGAACAGCTTGCCCGCTGGAAAGCCTCTGCAGAAGCAACAAAAGCCCGACGAGCCAAAGTGCCGGGATTAGAAGAACTGGAAATTGCTTACCGCGAATCCAATGAAGCCTATCATAGCCGTCGCCGCGCCATCGAATCAGGGGTCAGTGTTTTCCGCGCTACGAAGGATTGGGACAAAATCATTGACGAGCTTTGCAAGAAATATCCCCGCGCTGCCGTATGGCATAAAGCGGATGCCTATACCAGCGCCAGCAATTATGCCAAATCTGCAGCCGGGGCGAAAGCCAAGAAAATTATTGAGGATGGCGGAAGCCTGAAGGATGCCGAAGCCGTACTAAAAAACTGGACGGATAATGTTTACATCGATTGATGATTAGGATGCAGTAAATCCCCGTCAAACTGGCGGGGATTTTTGTTCTTGTTAAAACTGGGAAAGGCCTTATAGCCCATGTTTGGCAATTAAGGCACGACAATCTTCCTCGCGGAAATTGTCAAAACCGAATTTATCTTTCCCAATTGAAATTGTTTGAAGAAGTTCCCAAGGGATTCTTGGAATGAACAGCCGACTATCATCAAGAAAATCAACCCAACACCCAATTCCCCGGATGTTATCAAAGATTTCTTCTTCGGGTGTCGCTCCCCATTCATCCTTCAAAACTTCCAATTGTTCATAAAAAGGTAACGTTCTAGGTCCGTTATACAAATACAATTCAGATGCTTCCATCTTTCTAACTCCTTCAACAAAAAAATAAAGACCACAAAATGTGGCCTTTCAATTCATGTTACAATCCATGTTTGGTAATCAAATCTCGACAATCTTGTTCGCGGTAAACAGGTTCTCCGTATTGATTGCGTTCGTGGGTAATCCCGTCCAGCATATCGAATGGAATGCGCATCTCAAACCACCCACTTCCATCTGGATAGCGAACCCAGCGTCCGATACCGCGATAAGAATCAAAAATTTCAGGTTCAATAGTTGCATTCCAATTATTTTTGAGATATTCAAGACGTTCTTGATAAGGCAATCTATGGTAGCTATTATATTCTAGCGCGTCGGCAATAGTAAATGACGTACTCATAATATCCTCCGTTTTTCATACTTCAACAAAATTTCCACGCCTGCATTATATATCAGTCGTGGAAATTCTACTAGGTTTTATTAGTTAAATTTAGTAAATACTATAAACCCTGCCATTTTTCTAGAGTTTCCTTCGGCAAAGATGCTAATAGTTTATCCCGCACATCAATTGTCAAATCCTTCAGGGATAATATGGGCTGGCCGCGCTTCTTCAGAAAAATGTATAGCGCTTTGGAAATATAGGTTGCTTTACGATTACCCGGCAACAATTTCTCGGTCATTTCCGTATCGCTTCTACCTTCTAATCTCACGGTATTGAAAGCAATAACAATATTTCCATCCAGCTTCCCGCGCAAAGCATTCCCGTCCTTCACAATATCTGCCATTGTAGAAGAAGCGCCTTCATGCGTGCCAACTAAAATATCATCGCGAACTTTGCGTGTTCGAGTTCGATTATTGTGTATTGCCGCTGTCATTTCTGATAATACCCACACAATGTGGATATTTTGTTTCTGATACCCGGCATCGGTAACATACTTGATAATATCTTCAAGCTTGCTGTACTCTTTCAAGGTAACGTCAAATATCAGGTTTGGTTTGCGTCTAGGGTCGGCCAGCATAACACTGTCAAATACAGCATTCTTCTGACGGCCTTCAATGCCAAGTTTCTTGGATACCATGTGGGCAGTCGAAACGTTTTCATTATTTGACAACCAATCCGGCTTATCCAAATCAACGCCGGGCAAGGCCTTTTGTAACTCCTTACGCCATTCTGGGATGCGGGTCATCCATGATTTCAGTTCGTCAACATCAAATACCTTACCTTTGATGTCAAGCAGGTTCTTCAAAATCGTGCCTTTGCCGCTGCCAGCGCCACCGGCCAGTATCACTACTTGGCCAAAATGGCTGTCTTTCTGATTAGCCAGTTGAATAAGCGCTTCTTCTAAGATGCCAGCCCGTGTGTGGTCTCGGGTAACTTCAAACAAATCTAAAGATTTAGCCAAATCTGCAAATGCCAGTGCCATGTGAAAATATCCCATAATAATGTTTAACTATAGGATATTTATTAAACTCTACCACTTACCCAACGGGCATTTGCTGGCGCTGAATGTTGTCTTGGATTTAATCACGCAGCCGCATTGCCTGCATATCTTCAGCATGGGGGCGCGGTGTTCACACTCTTGGCAAATCTTGCGCCTTTCTGCCCTGAGTTCCATTGGGGCAAATATCGGGGCGGGGTTGTCTATTTCGTCATCGTCAATGAAGTTCATCGCAGACTCTCAATCAGTTCTGATAATGCGAAGGCGTCATAAGCAGCGTCATACAAAGCCACATGCTTGATACAAGGTTCGTCAAGTTTCACCTTAGCTTCGTAGTAGCCGTTATTACTGCCCTGCAGGCAGTCAATCATGGTTCTAATGTCGCGCTGGTTACGATAGGGGATAGCGGGCTTAATGTTATATAGGCGGTAGTTTCTGTCAAGAATGGCAAAATCAAAGGCCATGCCCCTGCTGCAAATCCAACTATCTTTGGTAAAGCCGTGATGGTTGGTCAGGAAATCGTTTAAGAACTTCAGGCCATCTTTCAGGGTAACATCCGACGGCAGTGGCTGGATATAACGCCTGGCTTCATCCGATTGCTTCGCCCACCAAGCCATTGTGGATTCATTAGGCTTGTGGGTTTTATCCCGGATTTGCTTTTGCCAGTCCAGCTTCAGGCTGAAGGTCGTGTTGACATAGGTGCTGTAGGCTTCGTGTTGGGCGAAATCAATCGGGGTACAGGCTATGGATGCTACCGGGGCATCAGTTTCCAAGCCAAGCGTTTCAATATCAATAATAAAGTGGTGCATAATTACTTCCTTTCAATGTTAAAACAAATCATCCAAGGCAGTCTTGGGGTTCAAGGGATGCTTGTGAAAAACAAAAACTCGTTCATTGCTCGAACGGATTTCCCCGGCTATCACACGCTGAGATATGGCCAGCGTATCCAAGGTGGTTTGATAGCCTTTGGATTCTGCGTATTTGATACAGCGGTCTTCCATGTCAAATTCTTTGTAATTTTTGATATTGATTATCACGCATGTATCCGGCGCTACATATTGAAAACTGTTATCTAGGGTTGGATACAGGAAGGATTCGCACCATGTATCAAAATCCGTGTCAGGCCTGCAGGATTGCTCGCCGTTCTTGTAGTCTTCAAGGATGAAATAGGGCGGGCTGGTCAGCATAATTTCAGCCTTGCATTCCAATCTCGGTTCATAGTATTCACTGCCATGCGGGATAACTTCAAACTTCCAATTTGGTTTGAAGCGCTGTATTTCTTGGCCAAGCTCGTTCAGGTTGGCGATTAATGGCGGGTTTACTTCAAAGCCTATGTAATCCAAATCCAATACTGCAGCGGCAAGCATCCTGACACCCCAGCCACAAGAAGTGTCAATATAAGTGTTAGTGGATGGCCTGCGATACTTGGTAAGCAGTCTCACGCATTCTGTCAATGGAAAATTGGTTGCCCCGCCAACAATCCTGAACAGGGAAATCTTCAGAAACTTGTGAACATTGACCATTAGTGGGTTGGATGGCGTGAAGGTTTTGGGCTTGGCTTCAATGTATTCCTTCATAGCCGATACCCATTCATCAGATAACAAGAAGTCATTGGGGCTGTAGAATGCCCTGTCTAATCGTACATCGCCCTGCAGCTTGGCAAACCAGTAACCGTTGATTAGGTTATGGCTGTTTGTTTTGCCCCTAACGACTACATCATAGAGCTGCTTTCTAACATCAGCAATATCAATCTCGGGATAAACGTTATCCCTAACATATTGGATGAAATCAGGATAGATTGTGCCGCTGTACATCCCAAATTCAACACTACGGCCTTGATGGACTATTGCAACCATTAAAACATGTCTCCTAATGAAGAAGCTGGTTTGGATAGGTCATGCCTGTGAAACACGAACACGTTTTCATCTGCCGAATTGATATTGTGTTCGCCCCGGCGCTTGGTTACTCGGGCAGAATTGTTCAAGGTATCTTTTGATACCATCCAACCACGCTCTTTGGCGTGATTAACGCTATCCGTTTCCATCGGGTATTTCTTATAGTCTTTGATATTGAACAAGACACAGGTTTCCGGCGCTGCATACTGAAAACTGTTATCGAGTGTCGGCTTCAGGAAAGATTCAACCCACGCCTGATAATCTGTATCAGGCCTGCAGGATTGCTCGCCTTTGCGATAATCCTCGAGGATGAAGTAAGGCGGGCTGGTCAGCATAATATCGGCTTTACCGATTAGGCGCTCTTCCAAATACTCGCTGCCATGTGGTATGACTTCAAACTTCCAATCCGGCTTCGGCTTTTGGATTTCCCTGCCAAGGCGGTTTAGGTTTTCAATCAGGGGCGGATTAACGTCGAAACCAACATAATCTAGGCCGACAGCAGCGGCTGCCATCATCCTAACGCCCCAGCCACAGGAAGTGTCGATATACAGGTTGGTTTTATGGAAGCGATACTTGAGCAGCAAGCGCTTGCATTCGGCAAACGGAAAATTGGTAATCTTGCCCGTATAGGCAGACATGCCAATGCGCATCAGGGCGTGTACATTCTTAATCAGCGGGTCGCTTGGCGGAAACACTTTGGGTTTGCGCTGAATATATTCCCACATCCAACTACACCATTCATCGGATTGCAGTATTTCGTTAATGGTATATGTCGCCCTGTCAAGGCCTACGTCGCCCATCAAGCGGGCAAAGTAATAGGCATTGATGATAGACGTATCATTGCCGTTACGGTAGAGGATTTCGTAAAGCTGGCGCTGCACATCAGCCAAGCTGTATTCGGGATAAAACTCTGCTCGGATTTGCGCCGCTATATCGGGATAGACTGTTCCGCTGTAAACGGATGTTTCAAAGGATTTACCTAGGTAAGTAATAGTAGCCATAATAAAAAATCGCAACCTGTATTAACAGGCTGCGATTATAGCATAGTTTGGTATTACATGCCCAGCATCTGACGATATTTGGCCAGCTCGTCTTCTTCAGAATCTGCGGGGGCAGCTTGTGGCGCTGAAGATTGTACAGGCTGCGCTTCAATCGGTTCGCTGCTCAACGGGGATTCTTGTTGAACTTGTTGAACGGGCTGCTGGCCAAAACGGGCTGCCGGATTGCTGCTCGGCATCGGGGCTACCGGTTCGTCATCACGGCTATCTTCACCGTCAGTTTCAACCAAACCCAACACGCGGTTAAAGCGGGCTTTCAGTTCGCCATAAGATTTGAACTTATCCGCATCGGTAAATTCTTCCAAGCGGTATTGCTGCTTCCATACTTCTTCAAGTTCGGCATCGGTCGGTAGTAACTGGCTAGGCAATTCCCACACGCTGCTGTCATAGGTCACGAAGCCTGATTCTTTGTTGATGCGGGCACGCAAGCGCAGATTGCAACCTTCCCACAGGTCAAATACGTTTACGGGCTGGTCAGACTCAAACTCGGGTTTGATTTTCTTGGCAATCATTTCCAAGATGAATTTGCCGAAGCGGAACAGGAAAACCTTGCCGTTGTTTTCGGGATGCGCAGGGTCGTTGACGATATAGATATTGGCATAATAGTTTTTACGGCGAGCGCGATTGCGGGCAGTGGTTTTATCGCCCGCTTCCCAAGCGGTATTGTTGGCTTCGCATACCGGGCAATCCCCGCCGATAGTGCTCGGGCAGTTTTCGATATACCAACCACCTTTGCCTTGGAAGCCGTGGCTATACTGCAATACAAACGGATTCTCACTGCCATTGGTTTCAGGCAGGAAACGAATAACCGCTTCGCCGTTGCCCGTTTTACTGTCGCGGGTCAATACCCACTCACGAGGGTCGTCGAAGTTCTTGTTATTATTGTTCACTTTGTTTACCAAATCGGCAAAGTTTTTGCCGCGATTTTTCAAGTCTGCAAAAGACATTATGAAATCCTCCTTAAAGGGGTTGAGAAATGAGTTCGTCTAAAATGGGCTTGATTTTACCCCATTCAAAAGGGAGTAGCAAGCCGTACTTTTTAATTTTGCGCCGTTGTACATCCCAGCGGGGCGATACTGTAGCAATATCGGTAAAGGCAAATACCCTGTCAAGCAATGCAATGGTTTCAAGGCTGATACCTGTCGCTCCAGAACTGGTCAATATATCAGGGCTGGCGGTTCTAGGCTTGATGAAACCCATAAAATCCTGCTTCTCGATTGACAGGTAGCTTTGTATCCTGCCTATATCCAGTTTGAAGACGGGATAGAGCGATTCAAGCATTGCCATCCTAATTTTGTGGAAGTTCAGCAATCCATCTGGATAATCCAACGCATCCCTGACATAAGCGGTATCGTCATAGATGAACAGTGAAATGAAGAATTGACGCCAACTTTCCCTGTCGCCGTTATGGCGCTCTACTACGCCTTTGAAGGCCTTGCAATCATGACGCTTGTAAAAAGACTGCATCGGGATATTTACCGGTGGGTTGCCTTTAACATCCCAATCAAGCTTATCTTGAAAGTAAAGCTTGATGGCCACGTAATCCAAGAAGCACAGGTAGGTATTGTTGATGAGCAGTTTGGTTAGTTCGTCCATATCGCCGCTCCTCAAAAATCGGTTAAGCGGGCAGTCTTGGGCAAGGCGCATTTCCTAACCATGCCCTGCTGTATCGCTTCTTCACGCAAGGCATTCTTCAATGGCTCGCCCAATCCGTTAACGAAATCTTCGACATCAACATCCAGTTCGCGGGCAACATCCAATACGGCTTCAATCATGGTACACCGTTTCTTTTGCACAATGCGGTTTAGGATGCCGAATAACTCTTCGCTGTAACTATTGTCAGGTGTCATGTCAAAGTCGTCCTGAAGAAAACGTGGCCACCGCATCTGTCAACTTGGCGGGTATTTCTAAAGCGGTAGCCTGTGCTGAAAAACTGTGCGCCGTTAGTGGTATCTTGTTTACCCTGCAAAACCGCCGTGGCATCTTTGATGGCTTGTTGATAGGCCACGTGGTCTCTTACTTGGGGATTATATTTTACCCATTCAAACTGATTGCGCTGGTAAACCACATTGCAGGCGCTGTTGGGAAACATCCTGTGGCGCATGCGGTTGACGATAACATGAGCAACCTTTTCCCTGCAAGATTGCGGTTCGCCACGAGCTTCAAAGTAGATGGCACGGGCTACGCAATGGATTTCCGCATTGCTGTGGCGGATAGGGGCAGCCTGCAAGGCCTTGGGATGGTGGTTGGGTTGATGCGGCTTGGGATGCTGCGATAACGCCGTGCCGATTGCAATAGCTAACCAAATCATTTCAATACTTCCTCAAGTTATGGTTAGCACCTTTGACAGTGAAAACCCTGTCAACAAAATTCTTAAACTCCGAAGAGGCCGATACCCTGCCGGATACAATCCCGGGCATAACCTGCCCTGCTTTAATCGGCGCTTCTTCTTTATACTCGTGCCCGCATGGTGGCGTATAGCCAGTGTATAGATGTTCCTTATCTACCATGATAAAGGCATTGCATACCTTGCAGCGCTTTTGCACATAGGTCGTCATAGCTGTCCTCCAAATCTGTCAATGATTGAAGACATGCGGTGCTGTACAAGGTAGTTCATCAGCATACCGCTGGCTGGCTTGGTTTGAATGTATTTCTGCAGGATGGCATCGCTAATATCCTGTGGGATTTTGGTCAGGTCGATAAGCTGGCGATTTCTGTCGAGCTTAACGCGCATCTCTTCAGTAATCACTTCCCGGTACTTCTCAAGGCCGATTGCCATTACTTCTTCTTTTTTGGTTTTGGTAAACGGTTTTTGCCGCTTGCCTTCTACCAAGAACACGTCATCATCTGAAAAGATATTGGGAATACCGTCGCCGCTATCCCCGCCAACCACATGCAATTCTAACGGCAAGGCCAAACTGGCTTCGTCAATATAGTCGTCCTTATAGGGGCTGAACTGCGTGATGGGATGCGGGGTATGGATGGCCTGCAGATGAACAAAGTCTTTATCGCTGGATACAATGCAAACGGGTTCGTTATGAGCGCCGATACGGGCTAATACGCTGATAATATCGTCAGCTTCCGCATAGGCGACCTCAATGCATTTGCAAGGCATAACGGCTGCCAGTTCGATTTTCACGGCTTCCAAGCTCTGATAGTAAAGCTGGTAATCAAACTCGCGTTTCTCGCGCTGCTTCTTGCGCTGCTGCTTGTAATTGGGAAAAACGCTACTGCGCCAGTTATCCTTGCCGTCAAAGGCAATGATTGTGTTGGCGCTATAGCGTTTCAGTTTCTGAATGTAGTACAGACAGGCATTAACGGCGCAGGTTCTGACCGTTTCAAGGTTGGGTGGCGTTTTATCTTCGCCATGCACGCTGTGCACGGCAGCCGATACCACGTTATAAAAGTCAATGAGTAACATTTGGATGTTTCCAATCTAACAAAAGTGGGCATATTGTAGCGCAGTTAAACGAAAAACGCAAAACCGTTAGATTTCGCGTTTTAAGGGTCGTCAACCCCTAGAGGTAGGCTAGGGTATTACCCTAATGCTTAATCGCAATCTGTGGCCATCTGTGACCCGAGAAACGCTATATTGGCATTATTTACCAAGCCGCGATAACTCGAGTTGCGCCCGCATGCCGGAAAAGGTATGCGCATCCAAGTAATCGTTAAGCTCGTCAACGCCAATCCCCGCCATGACTGCTTCATTAAGGTCTTTATACTGGAAATCCTTGCCATACAGTACCACGCTATATCCTTCCTTGATGCGATTAACCACCTGCTTCTTAATGTCGGGGTTATAGCGGTAGTCGCTGTCATAGATAAACCTAACATCCAATCCCTTCAGGCGCTGCAGGTTTCCCGTATCGGCTGCCCCGCCGTTGGCCACGGCATTATGTACAAACACGCTATCGAACGCGCCTTCAAGTACAGACACCCGTTTACTAGGGTCAATATCCGGCAGGCCAAACAATTTGCATCCGCCGTCGACTTCCATGGTTAGGTAGCGGATTTTGCCTTGCAGCAATCGGATTTGGAAATAGGCCAAGGCATTGCCGTCAAAGTAGGGTATGCCGACTGCAGGGATGCCTTTAAACTTGCCAATCATCTTATGCACGGTATAGATGCGCCGGATTAACTCGTCGGCATCCGGGATACTGTAGAAGCGTGCCATCATTGCAGGGGTAAAGGCACGGCCTTGTAGATACTCTGATTGAACTCCGCTATTAGGCAGGATGCGCTGATAATGCTGCAGGATATGATGCTGTGCCGTCAATAGCGATTGGGTAGTGGTCGCCACATCGGCTGCTTCCAGTTTGGTTTCCTGCTTGGGCTTGCCGAAAGACTCTAAAAGCATTTCCCTGTACAGTCTGTCGTCATGGTCTTTCAGGAAGTTTTGAAAACTGGTTGATACCCCGCAATTATGGCACTTGTAGTTCAGAGTATCTTTCTTCTTGTAGATATAGCCCCGGCGCTTATGCGGATTAGTCTTGCTGTCGCCGCAATACGGGCATCTGAAGTTATACAGGCCGCTCCTCGCTTTATCGAACAGCTTTAACTGTGGCGAAAGTAGCAATAAATATTTGTGTTGTATAAACAAAGGTATCATTTTCAATCCATTTTGTGAAGGAGTTTTGATTATGGCAATCAACTACATGGAAATTAAGCCCAGCGAGCATGCAGTCAAGGATATTCGCGGATGGGTAGATAGCCGTACAGGCGAAGTCTTGGTGGCTGCTTACGGCTATTTTACGGGCGACGCCTTAAAACAGCAAGGCCAAGGCGTAGTGTTTACCGCCTATGATGGCAAGTTTGACCCTCTGTACCTGAAAGCGCCTAGCAATTTCCGTTCGCTGAAGTTTGGCAAGGTGGATGTCGGCGAAGGCTTAACGGCAGAAATCAAGCTGGAAGACATCGAAACCGAGCAATACACCATCACTATTGCCGGGGACACTGAAGTTACCGAAAGCCGTGATGTCGCTGCTACAGTACGCCGCAAAGAATGGGATAAAGGGGTTGACAAGGTAGACGTTGAAGAAACCCTGTTGTTTACTGTAAACGGCGTCGTGCATCAAGTACCCGTGGCCTTTACCATCACCCTGCAATAACGTAAGATAGGAACACCATGAACCTACAAGATTTGGCTGCCGATTTGCGACAATACTATCCTGCCATCCATACGGCAGTGGATAGGGCTGCATTGATTACGGATTGCCAGCGGTTCATGGTGTTTCGCCGCTGCATCCGGCGCTATCTTAATAACGGAAATATCAATCATCGGCTGGCGCTCAATCAGTTGATTACCCTAATCAACATATTTGGAGCGGTAGCTGTAACCAATAAACTACAAGAATTTTTAACTGCCGACGAACTTCGTGTCGCAGGCGCATTTACCAATTTCTTAGGATTGACTAAGGTAAACTCTTGTTTTCAAATAGAAGACATGCTTCATGACTTCCAAAAGCGCGTAGCGTAAATGATAGATACTAACACTTAACGAGAATTTACCTTAGCAACCCCTTTACAATTTGCAAAATTCACTAAATAAGATTATAATTAAACCGTTTAAATCCGAGTGTGCAGAAGCACGCTGGAGCTAGTTAGAAGCATACTGATAAGCGACCTATCGTAAGATTAACCTTCAGCTAGTACAATCGCTCTTTAATTAGGTCGACAAAAATCCACCTAGCGGTGTTTTGTATTGCTGTATCGGATACAGGATGCTGGCGAACGCTAAAGATTGAAATGTATCAGGCGAGGTGGCCTTCATCCGGGTAGCTCCGGATGGATAAACAAGTTGGATTGTTATCACGCAGTATCGATACCAGCATGACATTAAAAGTTAAAACTGTAGAATTGGCAAAGTGGTTACAGCGAGCTGGTATTGAAGGTGACAATCAGGCGGAAATTTCTGAAACTCGGGAATCGTTCCCTGTCGTTAATCCGTTCTCCCGTGTGGTTGTGACGGTGCTAATCGAGAGCTGGCTTGGCAGCCCACAAAAATCCATAAAGCCTTAAGGAAATTTCTTTTACGGGTAGCCCCGTATCAAAATCGCCAAAAATACCAAGTATAAAGACTCGATGTAACGTCTTGGCCATCTATGTCAGGGTGGTAGGATGAAGAGGCTCAACTAAGGAAGCGCCGGTGAGTTCAGGACTAACCCCACTGAACGGTATGGATGAAAAGGTATTCGTACTAGGTACACAGACTGCCGACGTTCTATTAACACAATCTAGGATAGAGAAGAGCCGCGAACCGAGTCGCGATGTGCGCATAACGCTGTACTAATTTCTCATGATACTGAAGTTAGGTTATGCGTTTCGGCGCTCCCCTTGTAAAACAATGGGCAATGGGGGCGTGGGGTAATTGTAGATAATATCCAAGTGGGAGAGTCCCCACTAGTACAAGGTTGTAGTTACCTTAGACGGGAAGTGAATAAGTAGCGATTATTCAGCACCGTCGGAGCCGAGGGGCAAACTATTGAACCGCAGTAAATCCAAGCGGAATTACAGACGCGGGGTTATTTCTACACGAGTGATGGGATTTGGGGTGTACACCGTGACCGCCACCCCGGCTGTTAATCAACTTTCAGCCATCCTAGACCTAGTAATGGTACACATCCATCTCGCACGGCAGTCAAAATCAGATGTTTTGGGTAATGTGTAATGTTAAGATTTCTTAACAAAAGCCCTTGATTTTGGCTGATGTCTAGCTTGTGCTGTGCCTGTAGGATTCGTAATAAAAATCGAAACACTTGATTGAAAAATCAAGTGTTTTTTTATTCCTTGTTTCAAATTCACCCTTCTCTACCATTTTTCAATTGTAAATCTTCTTTACATTTAATTAGAATATTTTGAGCTCCCGAGAGGGGTTGGTACGCCTGCAAGAATTGCAGGTATCTAAAAATCACGTGGCGAATGAACTTAAAGAATCACGAGGAATAATAAAAACACATAAAGAAATCTTTAATGCCGTGTTGCGTAGTGTGTATTACCTACGGCGAAAGGGCTTTAGCCCTGAAGCTGTAGGTAATACATATCTAATCAGCTAACACGGCCTTCAGGAATGATAAGAAATCCTTAAGGACTGAATGTAGATAAACACTAGTTCGCTTGTAGATAAAATTAAACACGCCACCAACTACGGGTTGCGAAGCAATCCGTAAGGCAGGTGGGCTGAAGGGGCGTTAGCCCCGAAAGCCTGCCTGCCGATAGAATCAGAAATCACAAAAGTTGGGCACGCGAAGCGTGAAACAAATTTGAGCAACCGCTAGGGTTGATTTGGTAGAGTAGGTTTCAACGGAAATCTTAAGGTTTCTTAAGGACTCTTAAGGATTCCTTGTGATTCCTCATTATGCGCGCTTCGCGCGATAATGCGCTAGGGCTGCTTCGCACCCCTAGCGATTATGGTTTCTGAAGATTGAATAAGTTGAGTTTAAGTTGAAGTTGAGTTGGGTTTGAATAGAAATCTTAAGGACTCTTTATGATTCCTTGTGATTCCTCGTGATTTTTGTACATGTTGAGTTTCAACGGTGTTCAACGGTGTTCGACGGATTCTTAAAGGAACTCTGCAAATCATTCACGCTACGCGTGAGATTGAGTGCATAACCATGATTGACCTAGTGATGGCTTTCGGGGCTAACGCCCCTTCAGCCGACACCTAGTAACTTGCTTTCGGGGCTAGCGCCCCTTCAGCAAGTTAGATAGCCGTCGCTCCCAGAGTTGAAACTAATAGTGATTTTGTACATTCGGCTGTTGAAGTACATTCGATTTTTCTACAGAACTCGAGAACGGGATAGTTAGTAATATACATTTACCACGAGACGCTACGGGGCTAACGCCCCTTCGCATCCCGTGGTAAATGAACACTACGAATCCCGTTCTCGAGAATTTTTAGTTGGCTTTAAAGATTCTTCACGGGTGTTTTGGCAGTCCTTGCGCGACAGCGCAGATAGAATGCCGATTCCCGTGAAACTCCTGCAGGCTTAAAAGCCCCTCATTGTGACTATAAGTCTCGTGTGAGAATTGAAAGGAAACCCATACCCCCTATATCCCCCTTTCCCTTTTAGTAGGAAAATAGCGTGATTTCGGGTATAATTCTTAGGAATGTAGATGTCGCCTGTGGCGACTACTTGATAACTTGTATTGAAAGGATTGTTTATGATGGATACCGAAACGAAGATAAGCAGCCGTAAGATTGCTAAGGCTTGCGGAAAGTGGCACAGCCATGTGTTAGCTGATATACGCACATTGAACGCAATTTATATTGAGAAAGGCCTGCCTGAAATCCCATTTACCAAATGGAAATGCGAACAAAACGGGATGTATTACACGGAAGCATTGCTAACCCGCCTTCAGTGCATGGATTTGGTATCAGGATACAGCCCCGATATTAGGATATGGGCAATTCGGGCATGGGATGATTTGCAAAAATCATACACTCAAGAAGCGACCACCGAAATTTCTAAACCTGATACTGAAACGGAGCCTGTGATGAATAACCAAATGATGACTTTTACCCAACCTAATCAAGATGCCCAAGAAGTATTGATGAGCAGCAGGGAGATTGCCAAGTTATGTGAGAAACGGCATGACAACGTTTTGCGCGATATTGAGCGGCTAAATGTCACATATACGGAAATGGGGCTCCTAAAAATTAAGGAAACCCTCTACACCCATGAACAAAACGGGATGCAATACCGTGAGTTCTTGTTGAACCGAGCTCAATGCGTAGACCTTGTATCAGGTTATCGCGCTGATATGCGTATCAGGATTAACAGACGTTGGATGGAACTTGAAGAACAAATCCGCCAACCTGTACATGCTGTCCCCCAAACCCTATCAGAATCTCTGCGCTTGGCTGCCGACTTAGCCGAACAAAACGAAAAACAGGCTGCCTTACTGGCTGAAGCCGCCCCAAAGGTTCAAGCCTTGGAAAGGATTAGCCGGGCAGATGGCGATTGTTGTATTACAGATGCTGCAAAGTTGTTGAAGATTCGCCCACGAGAACTGTTTGATTGGTTAAGCGCCAATGCGTGGATTTACAAACGCAACGGCAAGGGCGCATGGATTGGTTATCAGGATAAAGTACAAGCGGGCTACCTGCGCCATAGCGAGTATTGCTACACTGACGGCAGCAACGAGTTTTTACGGGTACAGGTTAATGTAACCCCTAAATGGATTGCCAAGCTTGCCCAAGAATTACTAGGCGATGAAGGTCTGAATGATGACTAAGAAGCGCGGGAATGCCTTAGTTGCTAATGATAAAGCGGTAGCCGCATTTTTCTTTGCATTATGGAAATGTATTGATGTTCGGGATAGCACAGCCTTTTTCAAACTTACTGATAGGGATAAACAAAAAGCGCTTGCCATCCGAAGAAACTATTTGCGGTGGAGCAATTCAGAGAAGTTTCGCGGTATGAGCAAACGCCAACAATACTCGTTTTTAAAGCGTCGCTTTTCTAAAGCGTTGGCTGAAGGTCGTAAGGTATACCCAGACGCCTTTTGCTGGATTTTATCGGATATTGATAAAATGGATGCCAAGGTTGGTAATACGCAGAAAAGCGGGCAGATAAAGTGCTATGTGCCATTAACCACGTCTGATAGGAAGAAAAAGCCTAAACCGCTGCGCAAAAAGAACCGCCGTGTTAAACACAAACGTAATCCATCACAAAAGAAGGCTATTAAATGAAAACCGTTAAGCAATATCTGACCCCGCCACGCATGCAGGCCTTGGAAAACCTGCTGGCCAACCTCGAAAATCCCAACATGTCTATGCAATCGGTAAAGGATTCGATGGACGGCCTAGGATTTCGAGCCTTGTTTGTAGGCTTTCTCTTGTCAAGACAACTAAACAAGGCTGTCGATATACCGGGCTTCCCTACCTTTAAGCCTGAAGAACTTGCCAGTCTGATACGAGAGAAGCTGCCACAAAGCATGGACAAGCCATTGGTTAATGGGTAACCTATTTGTTACTTTGTTGATGCAGAGAGGAAGCAATATGGCGCAGACACGAAAGAAACGGCCTGCCAAGCCTTATCACGGTTATGCCGTGTTTCCCATGATAGGCGCAGATACCTACGAGGAGTTCAAGGCCACGGCACAGATGTTTGGCGATTTTGCCGACCCGCTGAAGAACAAGAAGATACTGGCCAAGCCCCGGAAATACCGCTTTGAAATCGGTTTAAAGCTGATAGGCAAGCCTGAATATGAAGTGAGGGAGGTCTTGGATATGGATAGGCCTGTATCGCAGAAGAACTTGGCTAGGATGCTGTACGAAGTGGCCTTGAAGGGCTTGCAGGATTTAGATGGTATTGAAGAAGTCGACGGCGAGCAATCCTATATCAAGCTGATTATCTAGACACGAAAATCCCCGCGTAATGCGGGGATTGTTTTATCTTCAGGCCTTACTCTGTATCGCTGGTATAGGATTGCAGTACATCACGATAGGCCATACCTACTGCCAAGACAACGGCACGGTCGAAGTCTGACAGTTTTTAGATATGCAGCGTATTAAAGCTTTCATACTTGGCAGCCACTTCTTTAACTGAACCGAGTTCACGCAAGACGGCAAACCTGTCATCTTCATCACGCATATTAAAAGCGGTTTCGATGGCCTCGGCTAGTAATAGCTCGTTGGCAAGCTTCGTCATCTGATTGCCGAAATCCAATATTTCAACCGGATTCAATACCAAATCTTTGCGAGCTAGATTACCCCATCCACGCAAAAGCTGAAGCCCGTCTAACTCGGCTTCCCCGGTATAGATTTCAACGCGGGCTTGTTTACTTTTAACTTTATACAGGTTTAACTCTGCGCCGTTAGGCAGGGGAAGTGAAAAATAGGGTTTCTTCATGATTGGGTTTCCTTCATAGGGTGAAATTGGGCAAGGCCTTCAGATTTGCCCATGGTATAAGCCGCATCCATCAAATGCAAGAGTTCCCAATCACGTCGAAAGAAGACGCCAACAATATCATCCGGGCTTAACCCGCCTTCATGAATACGCAGATTTGGATAGTAATACTTGCCGTTAATCAGATAGGGATTGGGTTTGAAATAGTTAATCATTTCCATCTTTGCCTTGATGCCTTGGCCATTGGCCAGCTTAACTTCGCCGCTAAGGGCATCATGGGCAATCAGGATGGCGAGGGGTTTGGCGACAGACAGCTTCAGGCGGTTGTCGTTATCAAGCGGAAAGAATTGCATTGTATTCGTCCTTTTCGCGTTCTTCAATAACGCTGATTTGATTGTTGATGGCTGTAACCAACCGATTTTTGGTTTCAGGAGAAACGAACTCGTCGAGCTTGCCATAGAAGATATTGGCTATGGTATCGGTATCCATCATATCAAACAGAGGAAACAGGCCTGCCAGTTTAACGGGTTTGGTTTCTTTCAATTCAGCAATGGCACGGGCAGCCAAAGCCACTTCCATGTTTTTGCTGATTTCGTCGGCCAATGCCCGTAGTTCGACGTGGCTTAACGGGATATAAGTGATACTTTCGCTGGTATTGGCCACTTCAATGCCCGACGGATACAGTTTGACAAATGAATTGGTTTTATGGAGTTCAAACAGCGGGGTTTCTTTTGGGAACATGATACATCCTTTCAAGTAAAATATAGCGATTGCTCGCTTGAGACTGCGCACAGATTGCGATTAAGCATTAGGGTAATCCCTAGGCTTGTTCAAGAACGGCCAAGGCGTCGCCTACTTCCCGTTCTTTGATGATACTGATTTGTTCGTTGACAGCTTCAGTAATTACTTTTTTCGTGTCATGGTAAATAAACGCATCCAATCTGCCATAGTAGATATTAGACAGGGTATCGACATCTAACATGTCGAATAATGGATGCAGGCCTTTCAGTTCAGTAGGCTTGTTTTCTTTCAGCTCGGCGATGGCGCGGCCAACAAAAGTTTTTGTTGCATACTCGCCCATCTCTTTAGCCAATATCTGCATTTCTGTGTGGCTTAATCGGAAATAAGAACTGTTTCCGATTGTGTTGTCAATTTCAAGGCCTGACGGGTATAGTTTGATAGAAGCTTTACCTTTGTGGATTTCAAATAATGGAAATTCGTCGTGACGCATAGTATGTCCTTTCAAGTAAAATATAGCGATTGCTCGCGCACAGATGGCCACAGATTGCGACGACGATATAGGTTGGTACTACCCTATTATCCGATGTAATCACTGGCTTGTGGCGAAAGATTGTGAAATGCCTTGGCGCATTACAGGACTGCAATATAGCATATTTTTCAATATTGCGCTATAATTAAATCGTGTTGATAACCCAATAAGGAATCAGATATGAATACCCCTGCTAGAAGATGCCCGAGATGCAACAGCGAACTCAATCCCTATGCCAAGCAATGCAGCAAATGCCTAAGCCCCGTCGATATATCGCCAAAGCAATGCCCGAAATGCGGGGTGACAGGTTTTAAAGATTTCTGCGTGAATTGCGGTAGCCGCTTGCGCTAATCCTACGACAGCCCTGCGGGGGCTGTTTCTGTATCCGCCATCCATGCTACAATATGGTCATCAATCACAGATTGGAGATAACCAAATGATTATTGCCCTGACGGGCAAGGCGGGGGCGGGTAAGGATTACGCCTCTGCCAAACTTGCCATGATGCTCAAACATTACGGGATAACATGCCATACCCACAGCTTTGCCCATCCGATTTACCGGATGCTTGAAGCTCTAGGGATTGACGTCAATCACTATGCAGAGCGTGAAAACAAGGAAGCCGTTATACCCAAGCTAGGCGTATCCCTGCGCCATCTATTGCAGACGCTTGGTACTGAATGGGGTCGTAAGCTGGTTAAAGAATCCATGTGGGTTGATTGTATGGCTGAGCGTTACAGTAATATCCCCAAAGACGACTGCCTGATTATCACTGACTGCCGTTTCCCCGATGAAGCGGCATGGGTACATTCCATGCAAGGCAAGATTATCAGGATTAAGGCTATTGACCAACGCCATTCAACGGCTACTAAACACGAATCAGAAAAGATGGCCTTTGATGCTGATTTTATTATTACCAACAACTACACGCCAAACTTCGACAAGCGCTTGGCCTGTGCCTTGGAAAGGATTATTGATGATTACTCTTGAAGAAGTTTGTGCCACACTAAGCCTGATATTTGACAAGTACGAAATTGTCTATGATAACTTCGGTGTCGGCCAAGATGATATATGGTGGTTTATTGTCATTGAATATGGCAACAGAGAATGGATTTGGCGCATCCGCAAAACCCGCTATCCAGAACTCGAAGACTTGGTTTACCACATCATCATGACTATAACCAGCCCTGATGACGGTATTTGGGAAATATAAGATGCCTTTACTTGATAACACACACTTTGATTGGGAAAGCCTGCAGGAAGCCATGCCCGAGCTCGGCAATCCGGTAGGCAATCCCGCCTATTACAAAGACTGGATTGATTACGGCCTTGTTTACTACTCTACGCTGGCCAATGGCGGTAAGATTATCGGCGAATGCAGCGACATTGTCGTGTTTACCATGCTTACAGAATGGGATGCCAAGCTAAACGGTAGAACTGTAAAGATGGTTGCCACGCATCCGGATTTCAGGAGATGCGGTATTGCGACTATGGCCTATCTTGCCTTATCCAACGACAGTGATGTTTATAGCAGCCCTACCTTGAAACTGGATGGATTAAACCTGTGGCGTGGCTTGCATAAGGAAACCGGGCGCGTGATGCTGCATGATGTTAAAACAGGCGAAAGAAAGCCGTTTGTTGAAGACCTGAAAATGTACACCGGCGACATTCGGTTTGTACTGGTAAAAAACTCGACAAAACCGCTTGCATTTTAAAAGCGCCTGTAGTATCATTTGCCACGTTGGTTGGGAAGCCGCTATTATTGGATTTCCTCCTTTCTCCTGATAGCGGCAATGCAACGTTTCTCCTGTCCATCTCGACGTTGCGTTCTAGCTTATCTCCCTAGCTTCCAACCAACAATTCCACACATTTTAATGGGGATGGGGGAACAGCACCCGAATAAATTGCAGCGGTTATCCATTGCCCTGCATTACACCCTCCCGCACCTTAACTGGTTTAAATAGTGGAAAGCAGTAATTTGGTTTGATTAGACATGATTTTTCTTTCTGTTGGTCCTTAGTTTCTCATATCGTTTCCTTTGTGTAGAGAAACCTTAGCCCCGCCAAAAGCGGGGCATTTTTTTATACCTGTTATAATGGCTAAATAGGGAAAACAACCTTAAAGGCGTTTGATAATGCAGATATTTTTCACAAATGAAACCTACAAGGCGGGCACTGTTACAGCCGCTAAAGACGGGTATAGCCTGTACGATGTGATGGAACAGGTCTTGTTCACCGGCTTCGACGAACATAATGTAAACAAGGCAGCCGTGGCAGATAACCGCCTAACAGTTACCCTGTCAGCTGCAGATGCTGCCAAGTACGGCTATTTCACGCTTATTGAGATTAAAGGGATTGACGGCTTGAACGGGCAATACCGCGTATTGGATGTATCCGGCACGAAAATCAAGATGAAGCCGGATTACGGTGTTACTTTGGCCGATAAGGCCGAAGCCGCCGTATCAGGGAAAATCAAACTGGTTTCCGGCGGATGGGAACGCCCGCATAAATCGCAAAACGACATGGTACTGCGCCCGAAAGGCCATCATCAATGCTTCCTGATTCGCAAGGGTTTACCGACTACAGGTATTCAGGATGATTTGACTACCGAATGGAATCCGGCTATCCAGCAAAAAGATAGAAGCGCGCCATGGTTTACTAAGGATTGGGTGATGCAGCCCATTATGCTGCGTCGCTGGGAAGACGGTAAATCCGTAGTCGAAAACTATAACAATAACCGCTTTACGCCTTTGACTAGCCACAATAATATTTTCATCACGGTGGATAATACTGGAAAAGATATGGTTGTATCAAGTTCAGTGGTCATCCCGCAAAGATATAATCATGCCCAATCGTCGTCTTGGGCACTGATTGCATCTGATAAGTTCGTGTATTTGGGGATTTGCCCTAATAAATCGCAAATTGGTAACTTCAGATATTCGACATGCGCCTTGTATGGCATGGGTATCACGCAAACAATCGACGGCAAAGACATTGCCTTTTTGGCAGGCCTGCCGTTTGGAGCGCATGTTAATACCAACTACATGGATAAGCAGCGCTGGCAGCAAGATTATTATTCAACCATGTATACCATGAATATGTTTACCGCTGCGAATTATTGGGCTGGGCTTGGCGGGATTGGCGCGACTACGCTTACGCAGTTTGAGTATTTGGATGGTATTAACTTTATCGGCAATACTTCGACAAATTTAGATATGTCTGCCGGGATTAGTGGCTCGATAGTGGCCAATACTTTTCACTTGCGATGGGTTGGCGGGATAAATTATATTGAACCACTTTACAGCGAATTGATACCGAAGGTTTCACAGCCTTCTGCTGTCATGGCTTTGCGCGGCATGCGCTATGCGCAATTCCCGGCAGCCTATACCGGATTTATGCCTATCCGTATGGATAATGCGTTTGAGTGGATGAAGTTTGAAGTAATAGACGGCAAAGATTACTTGGCTGCCGTATTGGTCAGCAAATATAATGATTTGACATCCGAACAAGTTTGTAAGGTATATTTTCAGCTATGATACTCAAACACAAGCCCCTAGCATTATATGGCTATCAGAAACATGCCCCGGCGTTCAATACCGTCAACGCCAAGAACATTTTTGAAGATGGTGCGGTTAGGCCTTTGACGGCTGCCGAACAGAAAGCATTGCTGTTTGAACAGGTGACTTTCCAAGGCTATTTCAACCTGTGGCAAGTCTTGAACAAGCGCATCAACTATCAAGCCATCACAGAATCCACAGATTTGGGCAGCAAGCGCTACGACATCAAGGTGGCCGATACAACCTATTATACCGTTTACAATGCGCTGGATTTGCATGTAGACGGCAAGTATGCTGCCCGCTTGAAGATTGAAGCAATTGCAGCCGATAAAATCACGGTAGAAGTATTGTCAGGCGAGTTCAAAACAGGCAGCCAAGTGGTTAATATCAGCCCCTTGCCGATTGAACCGATGAGCGTGTCGGCTGATAAGCTGTATTTCCGCTGGAAAAGCCTAGTTATCTACTTGTTGAACAACACGAGCAGCGGATTCTTTATCGTGTATCCTACCGAAGCGTCGTATCAGTTTAATACTGGTTATTACTATAACACCTATACAGATAGACACTTGAGCTATAGCCCGGACCGCTGGTACTTCTTGGCCAGCGAGAACAGCCTGATATTTTTTAGCGTAGGCTATCGCAATGACGGTAATCACCGTATCCACACTCTGATTGAGCAAGACGAACAGGTTTATGTTATCAATAACGGCAACATTGTTTACCCGTTTAATGCTTCACCGAACTCTGTTTCAGGTGGCATAACATATAAACCGTTTTTCACGGATAATCCAACCGTGTTCACTAGGCAATCTTTGTTTAGATGGCGTTGGCAATTGCCCGGTTTGAACATAGTTGATACCATAACCCTGCAATATCCCTACATTGTTTTCAATTCAATGTCTGGCATGAACAAAGACACTGGCAAACTGGTAGAAGTCGGCAGTAAACCCGCCTTCATGATTTACCAGCCTTATTACGACAATAACTCGTATGGCCGATACGGGCAATGGTTTCCGATAGGATAAACAATTATGGTTAATATTTTCAGTATGCGAATGTTTGACAATCTGTTGCCTGCGGATTGTCACAGCCACGTGCCGCTAATCTATACCGATACGTGGCTTGAATCCATGTACAAGGTTTTTACCGACGGTTTCGACACCACGAAGCAGTTCGGTAATCCTGTATATGATGCCGAAAAAAATACCACTACAGGCACAATCCAAAATCCCGAGCATTTCAGTAATGGCTGCTTGCTGACAATCGGGGGCGTAACTGCTAGGGTATTGCACTATACCTATACCCACATCACGCTCGAAGGCAACGTGCCTGCAGGCGCGGTACACGTCAACGGCCTAGGGTTTGAAGCGGTAAGCTTGGATACGCCTAACAAGCGCTTTACCGTTAAAGACCGCCGACACGGTAATGCCATCATGTGGGATTTTTCCAATATGCGCACGGCCAATACTCAAACCCAAGCCAAGTTCAATGCCGAATATATCAAAATCAGTATTGACGGTGGGAACAAGTGGTACGGTATCTATAGTAACTCTTCAGCTTTAAGCCAAACCAACATGACGGCAGATTGGCTGAACAAATCCCATAAATGCGCATTCAAGTCGTTTGCTTCAGATGGCAATTGGATTTACTTCAACACGGTATTTGTGCCAAGCCCTTTCAGCCAGCAATACCAATCCAATGCCTATTATTGGGGCATGTATGGTTTCGGTTTCATAGATGCCGATAGGTTATTGTTACCAGATAACACCGACAATAGCAGCGATTACACGATCTGGCAGACTGCAGGCCTGCGTTTTGATTATTGGAATCAATCAACCAATTATCCAAAAAAGCGTTTTGTAACATTGAACAAAGCAGGGGTGTTGAAGAAAAATGTTAATTTTGAAGAAAACCTAGGCGGTGGTGCTTCACAAGGCGGCTTCTTGACATTTAATGCTTCCTATTATGCAACTGAAGACATTATCGGGGGCGGTACATATGTTGTAAGCTCCGTAGAATCCCTGCAGATATGCCTGCCCGGCGTGGCTAGGCAATCCGCTTATTTGAGCCGCTGCGATGATACCCTGTACAAGTTTGAACAGGGTTATTACTGGAGCAGTGATAGTATCGGCTATAATTCGCCCCGCTATATCAGCCTGCAGGATATTGATTGGGGCGTTACCAATTTCACACAATCCGAACTGGAACAAGGCATGATTGAAAACTATCCAAGCATGCCAAACATGCCACCTAGAAAATATGTAAGATGGATTGATTTTAGGAGAAACTATCAACCGCAATTAGGTAATGGCATAGGCAATTATTACTATAGTTTTGAAATCAAGCCTGATTTCCTGCGAGTAGTCAACAAAGGCCAGATCTCATGGTATCAATCTTACGGGGCACAATTTTATACCTTCGCCCAAGGTGTGCCCAATAACTGTCCAATGATAGCCTTCTTGATGCGCTATAACCACGCATCCGATGCTCCGCCACGGTTAAACAATTTAATATCCATGGACAAACCCGAACAAGGCGTGTGGAAATGGTATAGATTCAGTTTCTTAGGACAAACCGTTAGCATGGATACAGCCTATCTTGAGCTGTCAATCAAGCCAGACCCATCCGGAATTGATATTATCGGTTATGCAATTTATCAGGATGCCGACGACCCTGCTTTCAAGGCTGCGCAGTTTCAATACAACAAGCCTGCCAAGTATATTTCCTATCCAACCACAACAACGGGTGGCTACTCTGCCAGCAATAAAGCTGGCGCATATGGGCGCATCTATGGTAAGATTACAGTCAAAGGCCAGCCATACAGCGGCTTAACGGTAGAAATCACGAGAATGTCGTATGATTACACGACCTTTTACACCAATACCGACGCTGAAGGCAAGTACGAATTCAAATGGCCTTACAGCAACATTACCGACAGATTTACCTTGCGCTTTATCGACCCCAACTACAGCTTCAACGATGGGATACGCGCAAATGTGCCATTAGAAAGGATGACCCCATGAGTTTCATTTTGTATTCAAAACAGCAATGCCCGCAATGCGAAATCGCCGAGCGCTTCCTGAAATCCAATCAGGCAAGCTATACTGTAATCAAGCTCGGCGAAGATTTGGATGTCGACGAGTTCAAAGCCATGTTCTCGGCCAAGGGCTTGCCAGTTCCAAGAAGCGTGCCCGTGATTTACGCCAAAGAAGGCGGTATCTTCATGTACGGCGTTAAAGACCTGATGGCCTTCTTTGCTGAGAAGGGGAAATGATATGGCCTTGCCCAGCGTATTATTTGATAATCTGTTGAAGTCCCTAGACGACCAGTTTAACTGGACGTACTACGGTTCTTTGTATAGCACCCGCTTCAACATAAAGATTAGTATTGTTTTGTACTTCTTTGCCATCCCGGCCTACAACGGCAATGACTTGGATTTGTCCCTAGCGCAAATGTGGAAACTGGCTAAGGCTGCCCGCAAGACTAGAGCGGCTAAAATTGCTTACTACGCCGGGAAGGCAGTTGAGGCCAAAGAAAAACAACAGCAAGAAATGCTTGAAACCCTGAAAGATGGATTGAGTCATGCAGAAGAATCCCATTGAATTATTACTACACCTTCTATTATCAGAACCGGATAAATGGACGGTTTCCGACATGGGTTATACCTGCTTCTACTATTGCAGTTCTGTAGACCTACACATCACTTGTCTGTTTTGGTTTGATGCCGAGGTCAAGTTTGAAGGCCAAGTTGTTTCCATGCCGTTTTGGCAGCGTATCAGAGTGGCCACGGCGGTTAGAAAGCTGAAGAAGTTAAAAACGCAGCAACGTGTTAAATACTTGCAAGAGCGTTTAACCAAAGCGCTTCAACCGAAGGAGACAGAAAAATGACTTTCAAACGCCCCGACCTTGTAACTATCCTGATAGGCTGCCATTTCGGCCTTGGTGCATTACTGATATTGGCCAAACTATCCGGCGCATTAGTTTGGCCGTGGTTATGGGTATTGATGCCCATATGGTTTCCCTACCTGCTAACCTTTGCCATCATTGCCCTGTTTGCCATGTCGTATTGCAGCCTGCGCATTATCCGCATCCTGAAGGTGCAATGGAAACGCCGAAAGAAACCCGAACAGCAATAAATCGCACCGGATGCCCGCAAAGCATCCGGTTTTTTGTTATAATGGCAAAACCCGATAACCTGAAAGGATTGTATGACACCTATTGACCCGAAAGAAGCGCGGGAAAAGATATTGGCGACGATGAAGGCCACAGGCCTTTACCAATTACAGGCGCTAGGATACAAAGATGTTCTAGACAAACCGACTGCCATAGCATCTTATTTCTATGCCTGCATGATGGCCGTGTTTCCATTGACCCCCTCTTGCAGAACACATTTGCGGGGCAATTACGAGCTAGAGAGCGCTAGGGCGGCTTTATACTTGGCCGATGATAAGCCTATCATTGAAAACATCAAACAGGCTTTTATTGTATCTTTGACTAAGCAGGCCGATTACTATTACAGCAAGCAAGATGTCGAAGGTCTGGATAGTTTCTATCAGGCTGTTACTGATAACTTTACAATTGGGGTTGATTATTATGCAGATTTACTCGCTACCGCAAAACGCTGAAGGTTTGTACAAGAAGGCCAAGCGAACTCGTGATTGTTCCGTTGGTGTTTATACCAAGAACAAAGACCATGATGTATTCCTGTCCTGTTTTGCTGCCATGCTGTCCTATGTGGCGCATGCCTTCAAAATGAAGGAAGTATTAGATGAGTTCGAGTTTGTCTACGACTTCGGGGTTGACGTAGCCTACGAATTGGTAACGAAACCAGTTACCCCCGAATCCATCAATGCCGCTATGAAGCTGATACTGGATAATGATACCGATTACATCCAACTGGCAGAGTTTGCCTACAGGCAGGCTAAGGCGGAAGGTATTATCAAATAATAATTTGTATTAGCCATATATTGATTTTAATTTAATATAGGGTTATAATTGCTCCGTAATTGATGAGAAAGGAAATATCATGACAGAAATGAAACGGATTGACGAAATCGAATTAGTGAGTGGAGACGGACGAATCCTTCGGATGTACAAGCTTCACCCCAATGCCAAAGAACTTGTCGCCGAAGCATTAACCAAATGCCCCAAGATTAAAACGGGGGTTTCCAACTTTGCCGACGAATTTGCCACCTTCTTCAATGCTGCCTATACCGCCTTAGTTCCTTGTACATACGGGGTAGTTGGAGTTTATGACGAATGGGAATCCGAAGCGACTCAAATTGCCATCATGCTTGACGGACAGCCTGTTGATTTTGTTTCGCTGCATAAAGCCTACAAAGACGTTTTTGCAAAATCCTTTGGGGAAGACGAAGTTTTCTACAAAAACAGAATTGCATTCATCCAGTTTGTAGTTAATACATGGAATGAACTGTAATTCGATAAATCCCGACAGCCCGCCATCAAGCGGGCTTTTTGCATAAATAAAGGTATTACGCCTTAAGGAATATCCCCATGCCATCATTTCGCGAATTTATCCTTCAGGAAGCAGTACGCTACCTAGAAGAAAGCCAGCTATCCCGCCAAGAACAATTTGAAGAAGACGAAAAAGACGCTTTGAAGTTTGACCGCCATTACGGCGCAAACAAGAAATTCTTGCTGAAGATTGACGGCCAGCAAGTTCTCTATGACTGGTCAGTTCATGGAAAAGCCCGCTTTGCCCGGCGGGCAGCTAAATCCAGCTTCATGCATATCAAAGACCTTTACCGCATCCTTTATAAAATCGGCAGGGCTGCCCTGACAGCGCCTAAGCGTGAAGTATTGATTTACTCTCAATCCGAAGAATGGGGCGTGATTATCGATGTATTCACTAACGAAAGCCCAAAGCGCCTGCGCGTAGTTTCTTGGCTGCCTAGAAAGAAACATCAACCCGTCGCTGGCACGCCTTTAATCTTGGCCGAAGCGATAGAGCGCCTGCATATAATCGAACTGGATTAATCACGAAGCCCTGCATCATGCGGGGCTTTTTAAATTGCGTAATATTGATTTTAATTTAATATGGGGCTATAATTGCGTTGTGCTGAATGAGAAAGGAAACTGAAATGAGTAATTGGATTTTGCAAAGCAGCAATGATGATACTGAAGTTTATGCCTTCCAGCCTGATTGCGACATGAAAGACGGGGTCATGATTTACCGCTTGCCCGAAAACGCCCGCGAAACCGTTTTGAGTTATATGGATGAATGGGATAATTTGTTCGTCATACCATCATCTGAAGTAAGCGAATGGGAAGCCCATTTTGCCGATTACCTGAACCATGCCTATACTGCCTTGCATCCTCTTGCTATGGATTACGCTGAAGAAGGTATCTATGACATCCTGCTTAAACGAGCTGTGAAGATTGCCAAGCTGATACAAAACCGTGTTACTGTTAGTCATGAAGAGCTTTACCAAGCCTATCAAACCGTGTTTACTGAATGCTATGGGAAAGAATATGTGCAGGAACGGGATTTGATAGAGTTCTTCCAGTTTGTAGCCGATTTATGGAATAACGGTTAAACCTGATTAATCCAAGACAACCCTGCATCATGCGGGGCTTTTTTGTTTCCTAAATAGGCCATAATAGCAACAACGGAACACCATCCATGACAACAGACACCTTTGATATTTCCGCCTATGATGCCTACCGCTACCGCATCTGTGCCGACAAACTGACTTTGAATGTTATCAAGCAGGCCTTCGCTGCCTATGATAATGTCTTCAATCCCGATGGGATTAGCTGGCGCGCCCATCAAGACGACAGCGTAGAGACTGCCCTGTATGCCGTGGCCAAGCGTGCCAAGACTTCAGACTTTACTCTGCAGATGGATAACCTGCGAAATGGCGAGCGCTATAAAATCGTTATCGGCGCTTGGGGACACAAATACGTCGACTAAGGACTCACTATGGCAGCCAATAACCGATATAACAACATGGATAACCAAGCAGGTGTTTTGGTTATCCCCTTCGAATCCGACGTCAACTACGCCATCCAGCGCACCATGCTCCCGGCAGTCCGCCTGCTCCCAATCGATACGCCCTATCAAAACGGCATTGCAGCTTTTTCAGGAGAGACCCCAACCTATGACCGCTTGGTAGTCGACTTCCTAGCAGATGAAAACAACGAAGTCAGAGACCGCCTGCATGAATGGATGCGGGAAACCATGATGTCTAATACCCCGATGAAAACGTGGCGCGATTTAACTTTGCATTTGTACACGAAAAATAGTACACTACATAAAACTTACATCTTTGTAGGCGCTCACGTTACCGACCTAGAACAGCTATCCTTTGATACTTCAGTCGTCGAACCCGATGTACAGGTCTGCAGCGCCACATTTGCCTACCAATACTATTACAGGGCGTGGGATAATGCTACTGGAAGCAATCCTTGAAGAAATCGAAAAAGATAGCATCATAGACATAACCCGCCTTGATATGGCGGGTTTAGACGCACCTAGGCTGCATGGGAAATGGATACGCCGTTTATCAGAAGAGCGTATTGTAGCCCGTGGCCTAGAGGTGGAAATTGCCGAACTGGTTAAGCAGCGCCAGCTCTATTACATGGGCAAACTGCCGGATGAAGCCTATAAGGCCGAGCCGCTGCACCATAAGGTTTTGAAGCAAGACCTGAATATTTGGATGGATAGCGACAAACAGCTTAATGCCCTGAAGAACCGCCTTTATACACAGACCCTGAAAATATCGGCAATCGAGTCTTTCCTCAAAGAACTTTCCCAGCGCAGCTTTCATATCCGCAATACGATAGAGTACGTCAAATATCAACAGGGTATTTAATTTTTTACATCATGACAGACATCACAATAGCATTCGCCAATCGCTTAAACGCCCGTATCCTATGCAGCCCTGATATTGCCTGTGAGATACGCGACGAGTTCAGTTACCGCCCCAATGGCTATCAATTCACGCCCAAGTACAAAATGGGCTTGTGGGATGGATATTTGAGACTGTTTAGCCCGCATATCGGGCTATTGCCGCTTGGCCTGATTTATCCCTTCATGCAATGGGCGCAATCCAAAGGCTATGCCTTGCACGTTGATACCCATAACGGCAATTTCCTTGAGCGCTTCGACGTAGACAGCTTCTTGGCCAAGCAAGACCAGTGGTGCAGGTTCGAACCATACGACTATCAAATCGACGCCTTTAAGGATATGATAGTCAATAATCGCGCCCTATGCCTATCCCCGACAGGCAGCGGCAAATCCCTAATCCAGTTCATGCTATGTCGCTTCTTGCTTGAACATACAGATTACAAGATATTGCTGTCAGTGCCAACAACCCAACTGGTTGAACAAATGGTATCGGATTTTGCCGATTACGAGCAGCCATCCGACCCCTTCAAGGTATCCGAGCAATGCCATAAGGTCTATAATGGGATTGACCACAATACCGACAAGCGGGTAGTGGTCTCCACTTGGCAATCGATGTATAAGCAATCCGCCGATTATCTGCGCCAGTTTGAATGCTATATCTGTGACGAAGCCCACAAGGCAGACGGCAAATCCATATCCGGGATGATAGCCAAGATGGCACAAACCAACATCCTGCGCTTTGGCCTAACAGGCACATTGAACGGCACGAAATGCCACGAAATGCAATTACGCGCCCTGTTCGGCAATATCATCAAGACACGCAGCACCCGCCAATTGATGAAAGACGGCAACTTGGCCAGCCTTGATATACGCTGCATCATGTACGACTATCAAGACCATGCCTTCCTGAAACAAGCCTTATCCATACCCAAAGGCGGAAATCAGGGCACGGCCAAATACCTAGCCGAGATAGATGTGATTACCACCTATCCGCCACGCATGGAAGCAGTATTAAACCTGACCATGACACGCAGCCATAACACGTTAGTGCTGTTCAACTTTGTAGACGGCCACGGTAAGCCGATGTTTGAAGCGGCCAAAGCCATAGCCGCCAAGTACAACCGAGAAGTTTTCTACATATCCGGCGAGACCCCGGTAGAAGAAAGGGAATTGATACGCGCCAAATTTGCCGGGCAAGACAATATCGTATTGTTTGCCAGCTACGGCACATTCAGCGCGGGGATTAACGTTAAGAATGTTCACAACTTGATACTGGCCCACCCGACCAAATCAGTCATCCGACTGCTGCAATCCATAGGCCGTGTATTGCGTATCGCCGACGGCAAGACCAAGGCTACCCTGTATGACATTGTCGACGACATGAGCAGGGGTAGGAAGCATAAGAACTACCTGTATAACCAGTTTGTCGAACGCTTGGGGATATATGAAGAGCAGCAATTTGATTACGAGATTCAAGTTGTAGAGTTCTAGGGCAAGGATATAAAAACATAAACCTTTCGTATCGTCTCGTATTTGATACCATATTGCATTTCACAGAGCCATAGTGTATAATGCACGGCCATCAGGGCAGGACATGCCCGTAGAGCTTGTGAAGTGAATTGCGCAGTAAGGCAATCAGCAGCAAGAACCCGCCGAAAGTAACTCACGCTTCGCGTAGGAACTCGTAGGAATCCCCGGCCTTCAGGATGGGGAGGATGTCAAGAGATTGAAACCAAGGTTTTACAGTAAGACGAAAGAAACCCGCTTAATGCGGGTTTTACTTTTATCTGAACATAGCGTTTCTCGGGTCACAGATGGCCACAGATTGCGATTAAGTTATAGGGTAATACCCTAGCCTACCTCTAGGGGTTGAACAAGCGAATTTCGCTGAATTTAAGCCTATGCGACTCGTGAGCTTTCGCATGGTAGGGATATTGCCAAGGCTATACAGGGATGCCCTGATAAATCATTAACATTTATCTACAAATTCATTGACATTCATGATTACTTTAAAAATCAATACTTTTGTTTACTTTGGCATGGGGTTGGTTGTTGAGGGTCAACCCATCCAATCCTCGACAATCATTAACATATTGTATAAGAAAAAAGCCCCTCAAATCGGGGCTTTTTGTAGCTTTCGCTATCAATGCAAGTTTGCCACGGCTAAATCGTAGAGGCTGGCAAAGTAGGCTTTAATGGCGGTGTCGTTTTCAATAGCGATTTGACAGGCAGCTTCGATTACATCTTCAGAATATTTCCCGCTCTGTTTTGCAAAGTTGAAAGTATCTATGTAGAGGCTAAGGTAGTAAGAAACCTGACCCGCTAGGAAGGCAACACCCAAATCATCTGCTGGGGTAGTGGTATTAAGCAGTTCATGAAGACGGTCGAACGGATTTGTTGTGTCTTTCAGGGATTTTTCGGCCATGAAGCCGAGTTCGAATTGGGGAAATACGTTTTTCATTTTCTGTTTCCTTTATGTTGTTGGTTATCTACTACGGTTGTTATTATACCCTATATTGATTTAAATGCAATATAGTTTACTAAAAATATTTTTATATCCTTGCTAAATAAAGGAAAATAGTTATATTGGAGAGTGGCCTATGGCTACATTACTGACCTATCCGCAGGGGATTAGTCTTGATGAAACCCACTTCCCCGCATGGATTAAGTTTGACATCTACAAGCGCAAGTCGCCTAAAGACAGCACGCCTTTGCAAACTATCAACCTGTTTATGCCGGAAAGCCTGAACAATCCCAATACCGTTTCATGGGATACCGAGCGCCTAGGCTTTATTGGCGGGCAGATGGTAGCACAGAAAGACGGCATGTCTCTTTCAACCCTCGCGGGCGGGGCATGGGATACCGTCAAGCTGTTTGGTTCGAATATGGCCTATGGCGCTGCATCCAGTATGGCGCAATATGGCGGTGGTAGAGCCACGGCTGACCAACTGCGCGGGGCATTATCCGGGCAGGTACGCAATCCCTATCTGACTATGCTCTTCCGTGGCGTGGATTTTCGAACCTTCGCCATGGATTTCACGTTTTACCCGCATGTCGAATCAGATTGCGACTTAATCGACAATATCATCCGTGAGTTCAGGGCGCATAGCCTGCCACCCGGCGCTGCTGCCGACCAGCCTTCTTTCTTGGGTTATCCCAACGAGGTTGAAATCGCTTACATGTGGCGCGGCAAAGAAAACCGCTACATGCACAAGTTCAAGCGCTGCGTGATTACGGGGATTGATGTTAATTACACAGGCGCGGGCATGATGTCGGTAATGCGCAACGGCTTTCCAAGCCACATTAAGATGCACTTGAAGTTTTCAGAAATCGACCTTGTATTGGCCGAAGATGTTAGGAAGGGATACTAAACCATGACGGGCTATTTGACTGTAGGATTATTGAGCGCCTTTGTACGCAACCTAGGCAGCCGGGAAACTGCCGATTGGAAGCAGGGAGAAGATGTGGCATTGGGTGACATCCGCCTGTATAATCAGAACAAGTATATTGCCAAGATTGCCGGGCGATGCGGGGACGTTCCCCCGGTACATCTTCACGGCGAAGCGACCGACGGCAAGGTGATTTGGATTTTCGTCGAATCGGTACGCGGGATTTATCCCAATATGAAGAACAGCTATCTGCTGTTTGGCCGTGATAGCAGCCAGCCTATTCCGCATGCCTTCTATGCGCAGAAACTCAATTCGGAAAATGCCCGCCTTGGCGCTAAAGCCACGGCTTGGGTAAAGGATACCGTCTATACGGCCAGCCTATCTGCTATCTTGCGCAATACACAAAACCAGCTTTACATTTGCGTGAGAGCAGATGGCGCTTCAACCGTAGAACCAACCGAAGACGGCACTCATAACTTCCAAACCCTCGACGGTTATATTTGGCGCTATATCGGCAAGGTCGATACCCTGTACAGCCGCTTTATCAGCGACAGCCATGTTCCTGTAGACGACCTAGCTTTTGACAGCCTGAAAACATTGGTCGATGTGACCCTGCTGCAACAGCACGGCGAATTCGTCGAACCAAAAGCCAGCGCTGCAGGGGTTAAGGTAGAACTTAATCCTGCCAAGAAAATCAGTTCTATCTGGGTATCCGGCAGCAATAACCAAATCAACCACGGCGACATCATCACAGTACAGAACAAGGATGCGCAGGGCACAGGCGCAGCCGCTGAAGCCGTTATCACATCCGGCAAGGTAACAGCCATTAACCGACAATCCACAGGGTCAGGTTATACCCATGCCACGGTATTTGTAATCGGGGATGGCACAGGAGCAACAGCCGAACCCGTAATCGATAATGTTGGAGCAATCACAGGCTATACCGTAACCAATCAGGGGCAGGATTATACTTATGCCGAGATTATCATCATTGCAGGCCAAGCAGGCGCAGCGGCCAAGGCCGTGACCCTCAATGACGGCAATAGCGGTGTCATACTATCCAACACCAATGCCCTATTGTTAAATATCACGGTAAGCGATATTACGGGCTACATAGACCCCGCCGGGGATAACAGCAAGTATGATTATGTGGCCATTGCCACCGGCCTAACCGCCAAAAGCAAGCCCGCATCTGCGCAATACTATGCAGCCCCATTGAACCCCAATTACAGCGACCCCGCCTTCCAAGTTATCGAAAAGACAGGCCTGCCTTTGCTGATACAGGATTTTGCAGCCAAGCAGCGCACGGCGGGGCAAGAAGAAAACCTATCATTGACTATTGTTTTGGAGTAATGCAATGACTGACAAGCAACAAGCTCCGTATTTCGACACCCATGCAGGCAGCAAGAACCACAAGCATGTTCTCTTTGCTGCCGGGCGTCCTGTACAGGCAAGGGAGCTCAACGAAGCGCAATCGATTGTCCAAGACCAACTGGGCAAGTTTGCCGACCATGTATTCAAAAACGGCAGCCGCGTTTCAAACGGCAGCATTGCCATTGTCGAACATGAATATGTGCGCCTGAAAGACCTAGACGCCGACGGCAATACCACTAAACTGGATTTCTTCAAGCAGGGAATCGAACTGGAAGGCGAGACCAGCGGGGTTAAGGCCAAACTGCATGCTTGGACGCCCAAAGAAGAAAGCGACCCCGTAACCTTGTTTGTACTCTATACCGCCACAGGCATTGACGGTCAACAGCACCGCTTCCTGAATGGCGAGACCCTGAAGGTTAAAGATGCCAACCTGAATACCGTTTACAAGGTAGTGGTACGCTGCCCGTCTTGCCCGCAATCTGCAGATGACGTCAACGAGATTGACCCCTGTGCGTTTGGCGCTAAGTTCTTCAACGTGGCCGACGGGGTTTATTACTATAACGGCTTCTTCGTATCCGTAGCCGCTTCCCAATTGGTATTCAGCAAATACGGCGCACCCGTAACCTGCAAAATCGGCTTTGACGTAATTGAGCGAATCATCACTGCCGAGGAAGACCCGACCCTATACGACAATGCCTTGGGTTATCCCAATGAAGCCAGCCGTGGCGCAGACCGCATTGTGGTCAACTTCAATTTGGTTAAGCGCAACAATGCCGTGGCAGACGGCACGCAGTTTGTTGAATTGGCCGTGATTGAAGATGGTTATGTACAGCTCCTTAAATCCGACTTCCAGTATGCCGATTTAATGGATACGCTGGCCAAGCGCACTTATGAAGAATCCGGTAACTATACTGTCGTGCCGTTTGAAGTACGCTACCGCGAACACAAGAAATCCGGCGTAAACGACCATATCGGCTTCAAACTGGACGGCGATGAATCACTCTTGCAGGCTGTTATCGGCAGCGGTATTGCCTATGTTAAAGGCTATCGCACCGAGACCATCTACGACTCAACCGTAAACGTGCCCAAAGCCCGCACGACCAACAAGATACAAAACGGCAGTACCTACTTTGCCGAACGTGCCTACATGGATTTGGTTCCGCTGGACGGCCTTTCCGTATGGCCTAACAATCCTTCCAGTAAATCCATTGTCTCCATGAAGGAAGTACAGTTCTATGACGGCGAACCGAATAGCGATGCCCCGACTGGCGCTGTCGTAGGTTCGGCCATTGTTACCGATGCGGTATATATCGGCGAGAACTCTCAACACAAACCGATTTGGCGCTATTACCTGACTGCCCTGTCAATGAATGCAGGCGCGAATCCCGTGAAGTGCGTATCCAATGAAACCGCCCGCTTCTTGGCAGTTCCAAACGGCGAGTTCACGGTAAACAACCAATCCGAACAAAACCTGTTCTTCGATACCAGCAACCTCAACGTGAAATCATTGCGCGACAGCGACAATAACACTAGGGGCAGTATTAATATCACATTGCGCGTTAAACTGAAAGCCAGCTTGGATGCGCAGGGTAAATACACGTTCACTACCCATAACGGTGTATTTGACAGTAATATCCGCGATACCATCCTGATTGTGGGCAGCGCGGGCAACTATCAATCCATCAAGGCCGACAGCAATACCGTTACCCCGGCAGGCACTACCCTGTCTGTAGATGTAGGCGGTACGCATGCAGGCAAAGACATCTATGTCATCCATAACCTGCAGCGCTTGGATGTGATGGAAAAGACCAAGCAGTCGGCCACTCACATCATTACCAATATCAAGCGCACCGACACTAATAACTTCCACGACCTGATTAAGGTACAAAGGGCAGATGCCTACAAAATCGAGTACGTTCACAGCTATAATGCCGCTACGCCTGCACAGTTTGACGATATTACGGCCAACTTCGATTTGTATAACGGCGTGACCCACTATGCCTACAAAGAATCTGCCATCAAGCAGAAAGCGGGCAAGCAGGTAAACAACAATCATGACATGATTGAGGTTAAAATCCGCTACTTCAACCACAGCGATACCAATAGCGCGGGCTACTTCACTATCGACAGCTACAAGCAGGTTCTCGATGATGAAGAAAGCGGCATTACCTATGCCAATCTACCAGTGGCCGTATCCTATACGGGCAAGGTGTACAGCGTCGACCGCATCTTGGATTTCCGCCCCGTAATTATGGACTTGGATAATGTGGATGCAGCCATCCCCGCTACCAAGGAAACGGCGGTATTTGATGTGGAATACTATGTCGGCAGGCGCGATTACTTGTGCGTTGACCGCGATGGCCACTTCTTCCACGAATACGGCACGCCATCCGATAACCCGACCCCGCCGACCAATCTGACCGACGACATCATGCCGCTGTATGAAGTATCCATCCCGGCCTATACCTACAGCTACCAAGATGTCAAGGTTAAGCGTATCGAAAACAAACGCTATACCATGCGCGATATTGGCAGGCTGGAAACCCGTATCAACAACTTGGAATACTATACATCCCTGTCCATGCTCGAGAGCGAAGCTGCAGGGGCAAACGTTAAGGATTCCAACGGCCTTGCCCGCTACAAAAACGGTTTTATGGTTGACGACTTCAGTAAGCACTCAACCGGTGAAACCGCCAGCCACGAGTATCGCTGCACCATTGACAAGAACCGCAAGGAATTGCGCCCTACCTATACCATGGTGAGCCGCAAGGCCGAGTTCAAGCCCAATGAATCACAAAATTCCGTGGTAAATGCAGGGATTGCCATGCTGCCTTTCAAAAAGGTATTGGGCGATGAGCAGCCGTTTGGCACAAGACCGCTATCCATCAACCCCTATCTGATTTACCGCAAGGCAGGACAATTGGTATTGACCCCCAACGTGGATACATGGGCTGATGTAGAACGCAAGCCTGATATGGTGGCCAATATCGACACCGGCGTGGATGCCCTGAAGCAAATCGTGAACCGTCAAAACAATATTGTGTCGGCCTTCAACGACTGGGTATTTGCCAACAGCACCATGCAGGGCAATGGCACGGTTAATAGCGGCTTGGGTACATTGCAATCGCAAGTAACTGGCCAAAGCACCAGAACCACGACTACCCGCGAAACCAGCGGGGGCAGCCGTCTAAGCTCGTTTGGCAGCAGCACTACCGAGACCACGACCACGACTACCACCACGACTACAAACTCAATCGACACTCGGACTGAAACCCGTGGCAGTATTGAAAGCCGCACCAATACCTATCGCTACGACGCTGTTACTGATGTGAAGATGATGCCTTATATGCGGGCAACCCAAATTGAGTTCACGGCTGCAGGCCTTGCGCCCAATACCCGCTTCTATGTCTTCTTCGACAATCAGAACGTAACGGCCATGACCACGGCTACAGGCAACAGCGAAGATGTTCAGCATGCCGTGACCAATAACCTGCTGCTATCCAATGCCAACGGTGTATTGCGCGGGATTATCAATATCCCTGCCAACCGCTTCTTCACAGGGGCGAAAGAAGTCAGAGTAACCAACGACCCGAAAAACACCAAGGATGAAAAGAACGAAACCAGCTACGCTGAAACACAGTTCTTTGCAGGCGGTTTGAAAACGCAGCGCCAAGGCCTGACCATGAATGTGGCCACGGCTACCTACAATGAGCAGCAAGTTACGCAGACCCGTGCCAATACCCGCACCAATACCAACGTCACCCGAACTTCCACAACGCGTTCAAGGTTTAATACCGGTGGCCGTGGCGGTGGCCGTGACCCGATTGCGCAAAGCTTCAAGTTTGACTATGACTGCTTCATCTGCGCCATTGACGTTTACTTTGAAGCGCTGGCCAAGGGCGACGAGATTTGGCTGGAAATCCGCGAAATGGATAACGGTTATCCAACTGAAACCGTGCTATCCAAAAACGTGCTGCAGACTGACAAGCTTCATGCCAGCCTTGACGCCAAGACTGCTGAACATGTTGTATTCCCCGTGCCCGTTAGATTGCAGAAAGGCCGTGAGTATTGCTTTGTAATCGGTGGGGAAAGCCCTGCCACCCGCGTGTGGGTTGCCAAGCTGGGCGAAACTGCAGTAAACGTGCCGAACAAGGTAGTGGATACCCAAGTTACATTGGGTTCATCCTTCCGCAGCCAAAATGGCAGCACGTGGAATGCCGAGCAGTACGAAGACATCATGTACAAGCTCTACGTCTGCGAGTTCACTTCTACCGATATGACCGTGCGGTTTGATATATCCGGCGGTGCCGAGTTTGCCCCATTGGTAGATGCACCGTTTGAAACCGAAGCCAACAGCAACTTGGTACGCGTTTATACCAAGAACCCCCACGGTTTGGTGGAAGGCGATAAGCTTAACCTGCGCCTGTATCCCGAGTTTGAATACCACGTCGAACTAACTAACGGCCACCTGATGGTCGGCCACGAGCTGCAGATTAACGACGGCAGGGCTAAGGCTGTCGTGCAATCGATTGATTACACCACCCCCACATCCGCCATTGTTAAGCTGGCCATGCTGGAAGGCGTAATCAGCAATAACGACCCCTTCATTGCCAACCCCTATCTGCGCAAGGCTGGGAATAAGGATATGCTTAAAGCCTATCTTGACTTGGCTGTGGAAGACTACGACATCAAGCAGGCTGCAGGGCGCTTTACAAATGAAATCGGCGCATTGGCCACAAACGGCATCCCGCTTGAACTGCTGAACAAGCAGCACCAAGTAAAACGTGTCGACGACAGCCGAACCTTTGTGATTGAAGTCAACCAGCAAGCCTTGCAGACTGGACGCTTTGGCGCATCCGGCAGTATCGCCCTGATTAACCATAAAGCTGATATGCTGAATATCAGCGGGGTTCGACTTCTTCACGACGGCACGGAAGAATGGAGCTTTGAAGCGGTATCGCATGGAGAAGCCAACAGCCTGTTTGCATCTGATAACTATACCGTGCTGCCACGCAAAACATTCAACCTGAACGATGACCGCTATCTTGACAGACCTATCAAGATTGCCAGCACCGTCAACGAGAATGAGCGTATGGCAGGCAGGGCGTCTATCCAGCTTACAGCCAAGCTGAAAGGCAGCAAATACCTAAGCCCGCAAGTCAATATCGATACCTTTAGCGCGGTATGTATCAGCAATGACGTGGCTTGGACTACTGCAGACCTGCTTGACAGGAATCCCAATGGCAGCGGCAGGTTCAAACCCGAAACCAACCCCGAAGGCGGGAGCGAACATTTTACCTATGTGACCAAGACTGCCATCCTGAAAAACCCTGCAGCCGATTTGCGCCTGTGGTTCGATGCCTTCAAGCCTGCCCATGCAGACATTGACATCTATGTCAAACTGAAAACTCTTGGCGTGGATAACATCAATGCAGCGCCTTGGATATTGGTAACGGGCTATGATAAGACTGCTACCAGCGCCACGATTGACGATAGGGTAGAGATTGACCTGCTGCTTTCCGACCTGCTGCCAGCACATACAGGGGCACAGCATCTGTTCAGCGAGTTCAAGGTCAAACTGGTAGGGCGTAGCAAAAACAGCGCAGTGCCCCCGCTGATTAAAAACCTGCGCATTATCGCTTACACATAAGATGTTAATGATTACTCGATTAGGTATCGGTTGCACCCTCAACAACCAACCGATACCCGCCGAGAAGGAAATCTTTAAGTTTTAAGGGTTTACTGGAAAATCAGAAACTATCTTTAAAAGCGATAGAATGTTAATGATTAATCCCCGTCATAGTATTTGGCGGGGATTTTACATATTCTTTGCATGAACAATATTGCATTTAAATCAATATATGCTTATAATGGCGACCGTGATAGATAACAACATAAAGGACACAGAAAATGAACAACCTCTTCAGCGCTTATGATTGGATGAAACAGCAAGACCTCCCTGCAGAAGGACGAATGAAAACTTTGAGCGTTCCTGTAGAACATACCCAAGAAATTGTAGAATGCCTGATTGCCTACGGATACATTGTTTACGCGGGATGCAATGACAGCAATATCATTGTTAAGAAACCCGCCTTCAATATCCCTGAATGGTTCGACCGCCAAGCCATGCCAGAGAAAGGGGAAATGCGAGCCTATTATGATTTGCCAGTTGAAAAGATTGCCGATATTGCAGAGTATGCCTACGAAATGGGTTATGCCGTTTTTATCGGGTTAAGCCAAACAAGCATTGTTTTGCATAACGTAGATTAAACAGAGTAATCAACCAACCGCCAGTATCCCGCTGGCGGTTTTCTTATACGCGAAAGGCGAAAGGCGAAAGCTGCGAAATTCAGGCATTCAACATCATGGGTAATACCCTAGCCTACCTCAACCCCTTCGTCGCAATCTGTGGCGATTGTGAAGCGACTGTGGCCTATTCCCTGATTTATTTCTCTGCCACGTTCAACCACATTCAATCTATCCCGCCAAGTCTACCTGTTTAAATATCAATAGCGATACTAAAGAGGCCTTGTACAAATGGCAGGATTTAAACAATTACTTCAGGATATGCAGCCCGCCACACTAATCAGCTTTGACGGCGAAGTGTGGAATACGGGCACGCGCTTTATCGACAGCGGTATTATCATTGACGAGATGCGTAATCAAGACGGCATCATTACCCAAGAGAGCAACGAACTGGTTTATGCCGGATACCGAGCAGGCGGTAGAAGCCTGATTGAACTTGACCAGTTTGACCAATACTCACTAAGGTTCTGCCCTACAGGGGCAAACAAACCCGCCGAAAGGGCAGGCTTTTCCCGCTTTCCTAAAGCGATGGTATCTATCCCTAACAACCTTGCCTATAATTTCGGCAACAAGGAATTCACCTATTCCATGTTGGTCAACCGGGGGGAGGTAGAATGGAGCAATTCAGCCGATACTGACGGCAAATGGCGTAGAGGGTCTTATACAGACATCCTGTTCAGCCACGGCGGGATTATTACATTAGCCCAACACTATTACTGGACATCCCCTAGCCGCTGGGAAATCAAACTGCATCCCCTAGCCCAACCCGTATTATCGGTAGAAGGCGAAATCATCCCTGCCCGCTTGGCAGGACGGCCAACTTGGCTGGTTATCCGATTTAAGGATTACACGCTTGAAGTTTTCATTGACGGCAACCTGATTGCATCCAAGGATATTTCCGACCTTGTCGACGTCAACCACTTCACAATCGATGCGGGTTCAAAAGAGTTCACACTTGGCGGGCAGGCCTTGCCCTACGATGCCACCAAGCTATACAGCGACCGCCTGACCCGAACCTACGACTTCGATGCCGTGACCATATTCACAAGAGCCATAACCGACCTTGAAATCGTTAAGCTGTTCAGGCGCATTTGGAATTATGACGAAATGCTTAGGGTGGATAACCCAAGCAATTACTGCCGCTTTGACGATGATGCCTTATCAAAAGGCTATATCGAGATGACGACCACGACCCTGTACAATGCCCGCCTAAGCATTATCGGCAACTACCGCAATGCCGAGCCTAGGCAGATAGGCAAGATTACGGGCACGCGTGGGATACGCTTTACCAATGGCACGCATATCAAAGCACAGGCACAGGATTACACCAAACTGGTTGACCTTAACCGTGATTACACAATCGAGTTCTTCTTCAGAACATCCGATGCCAACCGGGGCGTATTGTTTCAGCAAGCCCACACGCAGTTTCCCTATGAGCAACTGACGATATGGTTTAACAGCCGTCGTGGACAGCAGGTAGGCGGTGTAATGGAAATGGATTTGGCGTCTACCGACATTCAAATCCCGATTGCCGACAGCATCACCTTCAACGAATGGCATCACTTGGTTATCCGCAAGCAGGGCGACAAGTATTGCGTCTGGATTGACGGCAACATGGTGCTGGAAGACTATAACCACCGGGCAGACCCGCAAAGCGGTACTACCGGGGTTCACTTCCTATCAAGCCCCTTCCATCATCACTATTTGGCAGCGGATTTATCGACACTGACCACCTATCCCCGGGCATTATCCAACGAGAAGATTCAAGCCCATTGCAATTACGATACCGTTTACCGCATACGCGGTACTGTAACCCTAATGGGCAACCCTACCGACGCCACTATCCGCATCTACAGCCACGACAGCGGCAAACTATTGGGCGAAGTAACGTCGCATCCGGTAACAGGGGTTTACATCTTCGACTTACTAAGCAACGAGCGCGTGGATGTATTTGCCTTCCATAAGCATGACAGCACAGTCAAGTTCAGGGCATACGGCTTTATCGTTCCCTACGAACAACTAGACATCCAGCCGTAAGGGGTAACAGATGGCGGATAACTGGCGCAATATCGAATTCGGGGAGTATCGGGCTACTCCCCTGAATGACTACGACCATAATTGCCGCTATTATCCCGAACCTGAAAACGATTTCAACTTCCCTTATGCGGGATGCGGTTTACCCCTAGGCAATGTAAACAGCTTTGCAGGCAGCTATACCTACATCTTCGAACCTGCCGAGTTTAGCGTTATCAACAGCGGCCACGGCTTCCATGCTTCGACTACTGTACAGATTACGCCCGGTTTCCCATGCGAAGCCTACCTAGGCTACGACATCAACAAGCTCACGCTTGAAGTTCCCCGCATCCCCTACCTGCAGGACATCAAGAGCAGCCACGGCGACAATATCGCCATCAAGCTCTCAACATCAATCCTATTAGAAGCCGCATCAAAATCAAACGGCCACTCAATAGCGATTGAGTTAAAGGCCTTCCCAACCGTATTCTTTGACCCGAAATCGGAACACGGTTCAGAAGTTCACAAAGTGCCCCTGCAGTCAAACCCGACTGTATCGGTACATATCCAAACAGGCAGCCTTGTAACCCCGAGCCTGCAGGCGACGCCACACTTCCATCCCGATAGCGCTCACGGCTTTGCATCCAACCAACCCGAGCTGTTCAAGCAAACGCTGAAGCCTGTCGAGCTGCCGAAATCTAAGACCGAACTGGGCGAATACACCGAAGCGTCAACGCTGGTGCTATCCCATGTAGCCTTGCGCCATATCCGTGCCTATGACGGTTCGGAAACCAAGGTCGATGATTTAAAAATCCCTAGGGACATCCCGCTAGGTGAAGCCCGTTCTTATATCGGCTACGATGTCGCCAAGTTTGACACCCGCTGGACGTTTATCCTGTATGAAGCTGCCAGTCATACAGGCAGCGAAACCAAGGCGGGTGATTGGATACTCGACAAATCCGATTGGATTTACACGCAGGTTGGCAGTCAAACCAATTTCGTCGATATTCGAACCGAAGCGGTTTACAAGGCAGCCACATCATTGGGCATCCAAGCCGATGCCACGCTGTCAGTTCCCCCGGCCATTCCCCTGCAGATAGAAAGCCCGCTGGGCGAACAGGTTAATGCTTCCCTACATGCCCTAAGAAGCCCGCTTTTCTATCCCTATCCAAGCGTATTCGGCGCATGGAACGATGTATCGTTTGATTACGAAACAACCCACTTCGACCTCTGCAAATGCTGCAAGAACATCCATACCTACGGCGAAGTGTTCAATATCGAGCTGGCGCATTACGAAGACCAGAGATGGCGCTGCAGTACGGATATTGAAACCAAGGTAACGGTATCCTTGCTGACTGCGCCACGGTACGGCCAAACCGACAGCCGGTTCGGCGAGCAAATCTTTGTGGATTTGTATGACCCGATTAAGTTCGAACCCGAAAGCTATGCAGGCGACCAAATTCGCCTAAATGATTTCTATCAGGATTTGAATATCCGCCTGACATTCGGCAACCTGATACCGGATATTCACCGAGCCGACATTGAACTGGATGCGCCCAATCCCGACCACGATACCACGATTAGAAGCCTGACAGGCGAGCAGGTACGATGGGATTTAGAACGCCATACCCAATTTGAAACCGAGCAATGCTTTGGCGAGACTTCCCAAGCCGTATTGACTATTGACAGCTTTGCGCCCCGCACAGGGTTTGGCCATAATATCGGCGTGGCATTATCAACCACGGTACAGTTTAAATCTGCCAGCTATACAGGCGAAATTGTCGAACCCGACCTATATCAGCCCCCATTGATGTCTTATATGGGCGAACAGGTGGCCGTGGCGATTTCCATCAAGTACGAAGTCGAGTTCTTAGAAGACGGCTGCTTGGATAACGAATACGTGTATGCCAATGAAAACGGCGATGAAGATAAGAGCAAGTATGAAATCCAAGCGGTAGAAAAGAAAATGTTTAGGCATGATTTGAAGGGCAGGTGTTATTGATATGGCTTTGCAAGACATCCTTCGTGACCTGCGCTTGGGTATTACCCATCCATCCCTGCAGATAGGCACGCCTTTAAGGTTTGAAGCGCAGCCAAAAAAACCGTTTACCGCCATCATCCGCTTACGGCAGGCAGATACCCTAAACATCCGTATCCTGCTTACCGAGTACGATATGGTCAACTATACCCTGAGCTTTTACCAAAGGCAGGGCAACAAGCTTATCGGATTTGGCCAAGCGGTTTCATACGAACACAATACGCTCATCACAAAAGAAATCCCGGCAGATGTTGATGTGTTTCTGCATATCGACCCTAAGACATCTATCAAGGGCAGCATCACGGCAACCCCGCAAGGCTATACCCCAAGCTCGCGCATGGAAGCCATAACGGGGTTCGGTTATTACACCTCTGCAGCATTACAAACCCGCAAGCGCCCGATTGAGTGCCACGAGACACTTGTGTACGAATTGGTTGACGGCAAACTGCCAGACGGTTTGACCCTGATTTCCAGCGGCGTGATTATGGGCGAAGTCGGCAACCTAGACTGCTCTGAACACAACTCCGATTTACCGCCGAGCTGGAACTGGTATAGCGATAACCACGACGACACGGCACAGGCATGGGGCAGGGTATGGAAGTTTAAGGTTAGGCTTTACCTGCTTAACCAACTGGAAACCTATACCGAGAAATGGTTCTGCATCCGCGTTTATAACAACTGGAGCTTGGACAGAGACAGGTTTAAAGCTGCCCCGGATATTGTGGTAGAAGAAGCGGCAGATAATCCAGTTAAACCCTATCAGCCACCCAAGCTGAACAGCCTTTGCCCGCCATGCCCAAGCCCCACAGAGTTTGTGCCTAAGCGCATTGATACCCGTGGCCTTTGCGGGGTAACGAAAGCCCCTGAATCTACCATGATGATTGACGGCGTGGCCGTGCCGTTTTCAGAAATCCGTTTCAGCAAGTTAGGCAAATGCCCAAGCTGCCTTGACCCTACACGGCCGAAAGACATAGAGGAATACAGCATTCCCAGCGGTACGATTATCCGAACCCCTGACGAACTGCTTCAACACTATGCCCGCAATCGAAACAACTTTGACCAACTGGTCATGCACCTGCATAGCAGTAAAATCCTGCCCGACATCTACAAGAACTTGAAGCAGGACAAGCCCAATAGAAGCACGGCTTTTGAAATCAAGATTACCCCGAGCAAGGTCACGCTTATCCGCTATCACAGCCTGCCCGGTAGAAGCTTTGATGATGTTGACGAACAAATCCTGTCTATCCGCAATACCGTCAATCAGGATTTGCCTAATACCGCCTACAGCTATAGCGGTTATACCGTATGGAGTATATTGACATGGTAGATACCCATCACATATATCCCGAGCTATGCAAGAAACCGCCGAAGCCACAGTTTATCCCCAAGGCGTTAAATACTGTGGAAGAACCACCCATTGCAAAAACAAGGATTTACCATGATTACACACGGCCTTTTCTGCTTGCAATGGCTACTGACAAATACTGTACGGAGTAAGACATGCCAGCGGTAGCCCGGATGAAAGATTTATGCACAGGCCATGATGCCTTTGCGCCCCGCCGTATCCGATGGGGCAGCATTAACGTGTACATCAACAACCGAGCCTGTGCCCGGGCACATGACCGCCTGCAATTCCATCAAAACATGCTCGGCCAGCACGATGCTAGGATTGCCAAGCGCGAGAAATGCACAGTGTGGGTAAACGGTAGGCCTGCAGCACTCTTGAAAGACGTATTAGACGATGCCCTGCCACAGCCCTACATTGAAACCCATATCCCCGAGAAGCGCCGGGGTGATACTCAAGAACTCATTCATCACAATTACAAAGGCATGTTTGAACTGGAACCCCGCCCGCCTGAAGAAGACGGCAAATGCGAAAGCATCATCATGACGGCCAGTCATAACGTGTTTTTTGAAAACGAGACCCTATAAGATGGCCTATTACAGCGATTTAAACCTGAACTTAAAGCCGCATCCGATGACGGGCGATATTACATTCCTGACAGATGCTGCAGCGGTTAAACGCGCCTTGCTGCATATTGCGCAGATGCGCCCCTATGATATTCCATTTGAACCTGACCTGCACGGCCATATTCAAGCATTGCTCTTTGAAAGTCCAAGCCCGGCAGTGGCTGCAGCATTGGAAAGCCGTATTAAATGGGCATTTAACAAACTCGAACCCCGGGCAGACATCAAGAAGGTCGACGCCCATATCAGCGACGACGAGACTGGCTACCGCATCCAAATCACATTCAGCGTGCTATCGCTGCTTAACGAACAGACTATCGAATTCTTTGTGGAGCGTATCAGATGAACCCTATTGACTATAAAGGCTACCGCCAAGGCCTAAAGGATTTCCTGAAGGCCGACCCGAAATACGCGGACTATGATTTTGAAGCGGGCGGGATTGCCACGCTGCTCAACATCCTTGCATACAATGCCCACAATTTCGGCGTGTATGCCTATATGCTGAACAACGAATCCAGTATTGACAGCGCCCAATTGCAGCAATCCGTGTTCAGCAAAGCCCGTGGCCTAGGCTACCTGCCCAAAGGTATCAGGGCGTCCCGTGTCGAAGCCGTGGTTAAACAGACGGTTGATACTTTTCCAACCAACGGCTTTCTTGTGATGCACAAGTGGAAAACCATTACAGGCAAATCACAAAGAACTTCCGAGACAAGGCGTTTCAGCAATCCCGATGATGTTTACCTGTACGATTACACACGCAATCCCAATGGCAGCTATACCTTTCATAGCAAGCCTGCCATCCTGCAGGAAGGCGTGAAGCGCGAATGGAAGTTCAAGCTGAATGAATCGGTACAGTATCAGCGCTTTGTCATCAAGGATAAAACGATGGATATTGACAGCCTGCGTGTGTATATCCGCAAATCCGAAGATGACGACGGCGAGCAATACTGCTTGGCCGACAGCGTATTCAATACGACCAGCCAAAGCAGGGTCTTCTACATCACAACCACAGCCGACGGGTATTACGAGATTTATTTTGGCAATAATGTATTTGGTAAGAAGCCTGCCCATGATGACTTGATTGTGGCCGAGTATCTGTCTACAACTGGCGAACAGGGCAATGGCTGCAATGAGTTCACGCTATCCGGTTTTACCTTGGAAACTACCGAGACCAGCAGCGGCGGCTCTGACGGCGAATCCTTGGAAACGGTACGCTTTAACGCGCTTAATCATTTCCGTCGGCAAAACCGCCTGTTCCACGAAGAAGACTATAAATCCGCCATCCTTTCCCGTTTCCGCAATGTGCAGGCAGTCAATGTCTGGGGCGGGGAAGAACATTGGCAGAAAACCTATAACCGCGTATTCTTATCCATCAAGCCCTACTATGCCGACAAGCTGTCAAGCAGCGCCAAGGATGATATACGCAACAGCGTCTTGGAATCGGCCAAGCGCTTAGGGGCGCATCCGGTATTTGTCGACCCCGAGTTTATCGAATGCGAAATTGATGTGGTATTGATTGTCGACATGGACAAGACATCAAGCAGCTATGGCGAAGTATCCAATGCCGCTATCGATGCAGTAAGGCAGTACAATGACCGCCACCTTAATGTGTTTGATACCTACCTGTCAGACGTAGCATTGAACCAAGCCATTGTGAATGCCCATCAAGGCATCAAATCCAGCTATACCCGCAAGCGCCTGAAGAAAGCCGTAACGATTGCCCGCAATAACACAGGCAAGACTGCCGTGTATTTCGGCAATGCCATCCAGCCTAAATCACTGGCTGCCACGGCGCAATATGGGATATACGAATTCAATATCTACGACGACGGCAATGGCACAATCTATGCGGATGCCGATGCAGAACATCCCATCCATGAAGCAATCGGCACAATCGATTATGCCACCGGCCTAATCTATCTGCGCTATCCCACGACTGCCTATACGGGCAACGAGACCATCCAGCTAACCGTAACCCCCAAGCATCCTGACGTGGCCAGCGCCCTAAACAATATCGTGCGTATCACGAAGACGAGGGTAATCGATGAATAACAGCTACTTATCCTTTATCAAAGCCCGGTATCCATCCTATGTTCAGCGTGAATACCAGCGCTTTGCCAACCTGCTGACAGACTACTTTGCCTACTTGTACAAGGAAGGCAACCCCCTGCAGTATGTCAGCGATTACTTGGATAATCACGATACCAGCAACGAACAGAGCCAGTATTGGGACAAGATACTGGCCGACCTTGGCTACTTGCTGGATGCGCCCATCAAGATTGAGCGACGCCAGCTTGTCACCTTCTTGCGCGATTACTACAGCGCAAGGGGCAGCAAGAACGGCCTGCATTTCCTGTTCAAACTGCTCTATAATGACGAACCAACAGTAAGCTATCCAAGGGATGATATGCTTGTGCCGTCGTTTGCATTGAATGAACGCAATCAAATCCTGTATTGCGATTTAACCAATGTGCCTGATACGGCATTGCGCCTGTTATACGAACAGCTTGCCGAGTATCAACTGCACGGCCAAGGCCTGACCAGTAATGCCCGCTTCTATGTTGACAGGTTTACCGTCATTGACAATACCGGGCGCTTGGTTATCAGTATCAGCGACAGCCTGTTACCGTTTGAGACATTGCGTTTTAGCACAGGCCTTGAAGTGCCAAGCCATTGCATCCTGCAGCTATCCCATCCCACGGCCAACCGCCCCTATACCACAGACACAGTATTGCCTGTAGAAGGCGACGTGCTAAACGGTACTTACCGCATTGCCAAGATTAGTCATGGGGTAATCCAAAGCATTACTACCGCCAACGGCGGTAAGAAGTACAAAGTGGGCGACGGCATTATTGCCGTATCAGGCAGCCGCAATGGCTTCTATGGGCGGGTAACAAAGGTTACAGCGCAAGGCAAAATCCAGCAGGTAGCAATCGATAATCACGGGTATTACCTGTACAGCCTGCCAAGCTTGGCCGTATTATCCGAACAAGGCGAAGGCGCAGTATTGACTCCGGTATCCGATAATATCGGCAGGCCTGTAGAAATCGAAGCGGTAGAACCGACAGTGGTATCCAGCCGCTATACTACAAGGCGCTATGATGACGGCAGCCTGCAGGCAGATATTAGCCCGATTGCGGTTTATACCACAGGCCTGCTTAGGAAATCCCACACTGGCGTGCTTGAGCAGCAATGCGTGATTACTGACAGCTACTATTACCAAGAAAGCAGTTATAGGATACATAGCAAGATACCAAGGGCTGAATATATTGCAGCGATGAAGCGGGATAACCACCCTGCAGGCAATGTATTACTGTCAAGATTGCTGGTAGCCCATAAGGTAAGATACAATCCTACAGTAAGCAGTAGCATCAAGATTACGCCGTAAAATGTTAATGATTGCTTGATGGCTATTGAGTTGACCCTCAACAACCAACCCCATGCTGATAGAAACAAAAGTATTGATTTTTAAAGCAATCATGAATTGCCTTGAATTTGTAGATAGATGTTAATGATTGACTAATCAACCGCCAGTATTTCTGCTGGCGGTTTTCTTTCGCCTTTCGCATCACAAACGCGAAATTCAGGCCTTTCGCCCCTAGAGATAGGCTATGGTATTACCCATCCTTCTAATCGCAATCTGTGCGCAGTCTCAAGCGACTGTGGCCTATATACGGATTTCCCGCTCTTTCCTTCAGAAAACTGTAATCCCCTTGCAGATATTCTAAGGAAAAAGTGCAATACAAACTTTACACAATCTTTACAATAACCATATTGCATTTAAATCAATATCCCGTATAATGGAAACCGTAGTAGATAACAACAAACAAAGGAAACCAACATGTTTTACCTTGCCATTGTTCGCCATCCCCAATGCGATATTGAGTATGTGCGCGATGCCAACACTGTTCGCGGTTTGAAACGCAAGATTACCAACGAATTTGCTTCAGGTTGGAATGTGCGGATTGAAGCCGCCGATACCCGCGAAACCGTAGCCCGTTATGTAACTAAATAAGGAAACCGAAATGTCAAATCTGTTTAATCCGCCGAAAACCGTTGAACTTGACCTTGTAGGGTTGAATAGCAATGCTTTCTACTTGATGGGCGCATTTTCAAAAGCTGCCCGCCGTCAAGGTTGGAGTTCTGAAGAGATTAACCTTGTACTGGATGAATGCCGAAGCAGCGATTATGACCATTTGCTGCAAACCCTGATTTGCCATACAATCCCAACTGCCGATGAAGATAACTTGGAGGATGAAGAATGATTATGCAATTTGAAGCTATCAATGTTGACCTTAACTCTTATAACGGGTTGTACGTTACTGTTAAGGTAGCACCTAGCGGAAACATTGAATGTGCTACCCTGCGCAAAGCTGCCGATGGTGAGGATTTGTATGTTTCCAAGATTGAACAAAATACCTTCCCCGCCTTGATTAAACTATCCCAAGTAACAGGGATGCCGATTGAACTTGATATTCAGGAGTAATTAAGATGCCTGCCCATGTACATGCCGAACTCATGCTGCAGTTCGCCCAAGATGCCATGGTTTCTGAGACCCCTTGGGAATTTTGGGAGACCCAAGAATGCAAAGTTCTCCGAGATGGGAAATGGGTTGAAGAATGGGAACCTCTTGAAGGTATGCCTGATTGGCATCCCAATGTGGGTTATCGTCGGATTAAAAAATAAAGGATGCGAATCGTGAGTAAACTGCGTTTCTGCCCGCCATTGAACAGCGCCTACTTTTACGTTGATGCCAGCGACCTTGAAAGTTATTTCAGCGTTAAGCATGCCCATTGGCAGGATAAAGAAGCCGATATATGCCGCTTGCGCCGTGGAGTTTGCCACTCAACATTTGCATCCGCTGCCGAGCATTGCGATGTACTCAACGCGATTTGCCAAGATTAAATCAAACCAAGAGAAGGAGCTTTATCATGTTGTATATCATGGGTGTCGTAACTATTATCGGGATTGCCGCTATCGCTATCGTGGGATGGCGCATCCTATCCTAACCAGCCTTCAGTTTTTAACCCCCAATCACTTTTTATCTTAAAGGAATTTATTATGCGTATCATTGAAGCCATGAAAAACTCTGCCCCGTCTGCCAGCGTAGCCTTGTTTGAAAAAGCAGTGAGTACATTGACCGAGACACGAGTAGCCTGTGTTTACCCTGCTGAAATCAATAGTAGCGGGGAAATCACCAGCTACCGCATTGAAACGGTTGTTCATTACCCGTTTGCCAAACAGGGCGGAACCACACGAACTTCAGTGAGCAATGTTTACCCGTCCAAGGAAGCGATGCGTGAAGAAATCAAACGCTTCTTTTCTGAAGTAGAACTCGCTGATTGATTCGGCCAAGCCAAAAAGAACCCCGCTTTACGCGGGGTTATTAAGTTCCCAACACACATAGAGGATTCTTTAGATACCCAGTTCGTTTTCAGTCATGATAACAAATTTAAATCCGTTATCATCTGCCCATTGCCGGGCATAGCGCCATTTATCGCAGTTTTGCTGATAGGTGACGCATTCCTGCAAATAGCGCCTTTGGGATTTATCGGTTTTCCGCTTTGGCGGTACAGGTGGTTGGGTTTCGTAATGCGGCTTCACTTCCACAGCCAGCTTTACGGTATTGCCATCCGCCTGCTTCAACAACACAAAGAAGTCGATATAGTAATTTTTCATGCGCCCGTCTATCTGATGATAGTACGGCACGGCCACCCCTTCAGAATTCCATTTCAACACAGACGGGTTTAAATCACACCAAATGGCGAACTTCTTTTCCCATGTACTGCGCATGGTAATCCTATTGACATCCCCGACATACTTATCGGGATGCTTGGGTTTAAACCTGAAGGGCTTGCCGTAGCGCTTGCGCATTACTCGTCCTCTTTATCGTCTTTGCCTTCTTCTTTGCCTTCAGGGTTATCCGTATCCCCTTCAGGTTCGGTATTTTCATTCAAAGCTTGCTGCTTGGCAGCATACCAATCGCGGAATGATGGATTCCAAGTCATAGTTTTTCCTTCCTTCAAGATTGAACCGTTTTTAGCAGACCATACAGTTTGCCCGTGGCGGATAATATATTCATGCATGTCTTCCCCGCCTTCAGAACTGTCGCCCTGCACCAAGATAACGTCGTCACCGCCGTAATCGATGTAAACCGTGCCCAGCGGAACCCCGAACAGCTTGGCAGCCGAGCGGCCTAGCCTTTGGATAGCCTTAACCAAGCCCCGCTCGTTGATGTCATGGGCAGGGATGCCGATAGTAGAGACACCGTTAAGTTGGCGGTTGGTCTTTTCACCATCTTCCCAGACAAAGCTATTGCGCAGTTTAGCGCCGGGCTTTGACTCACTTGGATGGCGGGTACTGCGCAGGCCGTATGCCATAAACGGGTCTTCATCATACAACCGCTCTAGGGTTGACAGTAGAGATTGAAATTTTGCGTTCATGCTAAACTTTTCCGAATTTGATATAACTATTTAGATTGCAAGGTTAAATAGGATTAAACATATTACCGGATACCATCTCCATGTTTGATATTATCGGGTCTACCCCTTACAAGCTGGACGGGCGCGTTTATGAACTGACAAACATCTGCGCAGCCCATCTGTTCAAGCGCTTTAATATTGATAAAACCTATCTGTTTCAGGATTACTATGTGCAGGCCGACATGACACCTGAAGCAATCAGCCATGAAGTTTACGATACCACGCAATACTGGTGGGTCATCATGGTCTGCAATAACCTGATTAACCCCTATCACGCCTTGCCAGTATCGCATGACCTGCTAGTAGATTACTGCAAGGCCAAGTATGGCACGTCAGATAAAACCCACCATTTTTACGACACGCAAATCAAACGCTATTGCGATGATGTAGACAGCGACAAGTATCAGGCCATGCTTGACAGGAATGAAGACCTGCCTGTTTACATTATGCCTGTTTCTGTCTTGGATTACGAGGTTGAACAAAACAGCCTGAAGCATAAAATCAAAATCGTTAATCCCAAGTTTGTCGCAGCATTTGAAGAAGAATTTAGGGCACAGTTCGAATGAAAAACCTACATGCGCAGTTTGGCGATATAACCCGCTTTACCGTGATGCTCAACGGCAAAGACATCACTGAAGCGGTAGCCAACGTCTATATCAGCCAAGAGCTAACCAATCCGTTTACCACGGCGGTCTTGGATATTGCCGATACGACCAACATGATTACCCGCTACAATATCCGGCCAAATGCCAAGGTCGATATTAAGCTGAACATCAAGCAGGAAGTCGATACCGACGACAATGTACATCTATCCTTCGTCGTAATCAGCCTTGAAGATAAACGGCAGATTAACCACAAGGCCATGTCGTACACGCTGAACTGTACGACCAAAGAATACTTGGCCAATCAGAATGCCAAGGTATGCGAAGCCTTCGACGGCAAACGCCCCGATGAAATTGTCAAGCAGGTAGTCCAAAAACACCTGCATGCACAGGTTAAGGATGAAAAGCCCAAGCCCGAACAATTAGAAAGCAGCGTGCCCTACCACATCAAAGATGGTAAGCGCCTGCCTAGTCGAGCCGACAATGAAATGGTTTACATTGCCACCAATATCAGCCCGCTCACTGTAGTTGCCGAGATGTGCAAGGTTGCCCTGCATAACAATCAGGCCGACTTCGTGTTCTATACAAAGACCATCAAGAAAGGCCAAGCCAAGCTCTGCTTTGAGTCACTGTCGACCCTATGGCAGCGCAAGCCCCATGTGAAGTTCATCCAGCGCCCTAACAACATCCGCGAGAACGGCGACACCAAAACCAACAAGAACTTGGAATTTACCACTTGGGCAATCGACCACTTTAATGCCTTGGTTAATGTCGCATCCGGCTATGATGCCAACCAAGTGGCCACATTCGACTTTGTCAACAAGAAATGGGAAACCGAAGACAAGAAACGCAAGGGCGGGCAGAAAATCGGCAAACCTGAAGCGCTTATCCACTTCATACCCAAGCATGAAAAGATGTTCGACGGCGGGGAATCAACCCTAGATAAAGGCGTAGAATGGTTCAGCAGCAGACGCCACAGCTTGTTCAAACTCGAACAAAACCGAATCCGCCTGCAGCTCACAGGTAATACCAAGGCCTTTAACTGGCTATCTGAAATTGCCGAACTGGATATGCCTGCCAACGACAGCTTGAGCGAACAAAACCTAGACAGCCGCTATAAGGGCAAATACCTGATTACAGCGGTTGGCCATGTTATTACCAAATCCAGCTACTTTGTCAACGTCGAACTTTGCAATTGGGAGAAATGATGGATAATATCCAACAAAGCAATGCCTTCACCTTTGGCGAATTCAATTGGTGGATAGGTAAGGTGGTATCCAACGAAGATACCAAGAAATTAGGCCGGGTAAAAGTTCGCATCTATGGCTATCACAATGACGACATCAAAGATGAAAGCCTGCCATGGGCATTTCCGGTACAGCCCATCACATCCGCTGCATTGGGTGGGGTAGGCTTCAGCCCAACAGGTTTAATCAAGGATAGCACTGTAATCGGCTTCTTTGCCGACGGCGACCTTTGTCAGATGCCAATAGTATTAGGCAGCCTTGGCGGTATCCCTGAAGAAGATGGATTAACCCCGACAGAACCTGATACCAACAGGCTTGCCCGCAAAGAGAAGATTGAAGAAACTATTGTCAAGAAGAAAAAGGAAAACCTGCAGACTGCCAAGATTGCCTTTGGTGGTTCATGGACTGAACCCGTTACGCCGTATAATGCCCGCTATCCGTTAAATCATACCTATGCCACGCCCAACGGCATCATCTATGAAACCGACGACAGCAATAACCGCATAGCCATGTGGCACCCATCCGGTACATTCATGGAATATCACCCCGACGGCAAGCGGGTTTATAAGAACATGAATGACGATATTGAAATCATCTACAAGGATAAAAAGCTACTGGTTAAAGGCAATTGTCACATCACGGTAGAAGGAAACGCCAACATCCTAGTACAAGGCAATGCTGCCACGGAAATCATGGGCAATCAGCATACCAAAGTTCACGGCAGCCGAAACACGGAAATCATGGGCAACGACAGATTAACCGTGTATGGCAATCAAATCAGCGATACCAAAGGCAACGAGCGGCGCAGGGCGAGCAACATTTACTTGAACTAGGCCACAGTCGCTTCACAATCGCCACAGATTGCGATTAAACATGTATGGTATAGTTACCCCTTAGCCTGATATATAACGCGCTTAAATAGCAATAGCACATTTGATTATAGGAGTTAGATTATGGCTTCATCCACGACAGGCGATTGGCTGTATAACAAGCAGCTCAAACATCTTTTGAAAGGCGAAAGCTGGACATCCCCGACCACGGTTTATATGGCCTTGTTTACCACTGTTCCGCAATTGAATGGTTCTGGCGGGGTAGAAGTTTCCAAATCCGGCACAGGCTATGCCCGCGTGGCCATCCAGCAGGGCACGGGTTGGTCAGGACCGAGCGGCAGCAATCAGGAATACTCGAATACCGCTGATATTGTGTTTGGTGTACCTACAGGCAATTGGGGCACTATACAAGGGGTAGGGCTATATACAAGTGCCGACGGCGGAGATTTGCTGTTTACAGGCTATATGGCAACCGCTAAGACTGTTACTGCAGGCGACGGTGCTCCGAAAATCCTCGCTGGGCAATACCGTATTTCCAGAGCTACTTGTTAATCTGTTACCCGTCAAAACAAATCCCCTTACCCAAGGGGATTTTTCATTTCTGCAGCCTAAATAATGGCATACAAACCTATAAGGAAAATTGATTATGGCACTTCCCAAGCTCAACACCCCCATCTACAGCTATACCCTACCTGATAGCAAACGTGAAATTAAGTTCAGACCCTTACTGGCAGGCGAATACAAGGCATTACTGACCATTGTGGCTTTTGAAGATGTGTCAGCCATTGCCAACACGGTACTGGAAGTCTTGACCCGCTGTGTTACCGACGGCACAGACGTAACCAAGTTATCGTTTGTCGACGTTGAATCGTTATTCTTGCGCCTGTATGCCAAGAGCAGCGAAAACGCCATTACTATACAGATGCGATGCACCGAGCCTGATAAAGACGGCAAGCCTTGCGATGCCAGTTTCAACCTGCCTGTCGTGATTGCCGATGTTACTGTAACCGAAAATCCGATTAGCAATATCGTCGACCTTGGCGACGGGGTTGGTATCAAACTGAAATATCCGCCTTTCGGCGCATGGTTTATTCATCAAGACGATGCTGCCGACGATGACGCCATTGTGATTGACTGTATCGAATCCATTTTTGACAAGGAAGGCGTTTATGAACCTTTGGTCGATGCCAGCCTTGAAGAAGTATTGGATTTCTTAGAAGCCTTGCCACAGGAAGCGGCGGAACAGATTACCGATTTTATCGACAATATGCCGGAAGTGTATTGGTCAAGGGAAATTACTTGCCCGAAATGCAAACATACCGAGCGCTTTACCCTGCAGGGGCTTTACAGTTTTTTCGCATGATTTTTGACATGAACGGCTTGACAGAGTGGCACAAGCGCGTTTTCCTACTTTCGCACAAATACGGCTTACCCCCGTCTGAAATAGATGCCATGCCGTATTTGGAACTGAAAATGTATCTGATAATGTTTGCCGCTTGGAAGGATGAAACCAAATGAGTTTGTTTGGCGGTAAGAAGGATGCGACGCCCGGGCGCAATAAAGACGGTACGTTCAAGAAGCGCAGCCGCTTGGGATTGTTGACTAAAAAAGTAAAAGAAGATGTGAAAGAGCGTCTTAGCCTGCATGCGTTATGGGGCTATGGCACAGAGAACTCACGCCTTGGCCAATCTATCGAGAAGGGTGCTACTGATACGTGGCGCCACCTTACCGCTAAACCAAAGCAGAAAGGCGAAGCTAAGGACAAGCCCGAAGCAGAGAAGAAAGAAGAAGCGGTTAAGGAAGAGCAGCCTAAGCAATCAACACAAACTGCGCAGCCAGCCCCTAGCGCCACAGTAGATGGCAATACCGCTAGGCAGATTTCTGACGACCGCATCCATCAAAAGCTCGTTGATATTGATGATGGTATTACCCGCCTTGACAGCCATATTACGGGTGGATTAAACAAAACCGCGTCAATCATCCGGGAAACCGCTAATACCAATCAACCCGATGCCAAGCCTTCCAGTACCGAGAAGGCCAAGATTGAGCGCTTCCAACGCGAGAGCGTGAAGACTGCAGCGGATAAGCAGATTGATACCATTCGCCAAGTATCCAACCCCAAGCCGCTTGTGGCCAAATCTGATGAAGAACAGGTTAAGCAGCGCAGGCAGATGGAAAAGGTTGCCACTATCCTTGAGAAGATATTGGCCGAGCAGCAGAAAGACAAGACAGAACAGAAAGCCGATGAACGCAAAGAAGGCCGTGGCCGTCGCTTCATCCGTGAAATGACACAAGGCCGTGGAACACTTCGAGACAGGGCGAGAAGGTTTGCCCGCCGAGAAAGGCGCTTGGGGCGCGTTAGGATGGGTCGAAGCATCCAAGGCATGCAACGGGCTGTTCAGCGTGCCAACCGCCGTACACGCGCAGCAGGGCGCTTGGCAAGCAGGGTATCTAGACAGTATGCAGCCAGAGCCGCTTCTTTGGCTTCTACAGGCTTGCGTACATCTGGCACGGCCTTGAGGACTGTTGGTGCTAGAGCTTTACCATTATTGGCTTCAGGAGCGGGCGCATTGAAGGCCGGGGCAACCGGATTGGGTTCAAAAGCGGTAGGCTTAGGCCGTGGCGCATTGGGCATGGGCGCAAGGGCTTTGCCGATGCTTGGCACGATGGGCAGCAATGCCGTGGGCGCGATAGGCAGCCTAGGTGCTGCTCCGATTGCTGCAGGCACTGCCGCTTTGGTGTTTGGCGGTACAGGCCTTTACGCTGCCTACAAGGCTGCCCGTGGCGAAGATGCTTCAAACTGGATTAGCAACCTAACCGACAAAGGTGTTCAAGCCATTACAGGCGACAAGGACGCCAGTCTTGGCACGAAGATTTACGACTGGCTGCATCCTGAAGAAGCGAAAGGCCTTAATCCTGCGCCTACCATCAAGCAGGATACCCAAAGGAAATTAGACGATGCCATCAAGCAGACTGCCGCTATACCCACATTAGACGGTAAGCCTGCCATATCGCCTACCCTGCAAAGGGAAATGACTGCAGAACCGACTATCCAACCTGAAGCGGCACAAGCACCACAGGAAAGCATGAAGCCCGCCCAGGCATCAACCATGACTGCCGAACCTGCAGCCAACCCGATGACGCCAACATTGACAGAAAGCGCCAAACAGGAAACGGCTACCGAGAAGGCAGTTCAGCAACAGCAGGCCAATCCCAAGCCCGTCATTGTTCCCGCCCCAACTACCGCCCCGCAAAAACAGATTGAAGGCGGTTCAGGCCATAACGGCGGTAAAGGCGAGCAGCCTGCCATTGTCACAAGGGCAGTCGACAGCACGCTCCGCCGTCTTGGCGAATCATTCATCTTTGCCACCGTGTAAATAGTGGCATGAATACCCCATAGGATATTGTTACTATGTCTTGGTTTACCAAATTATTCGGCAATCCGGTTGACCCTATCGAACGGGATACGGCGATTACTGTCGATACCATGCCAGACGGCACGGCGAGTTATGATGATATAGGGTCGCAAAACATTGTCGACTTCAACATCATCCGCCACGATATTGCCAACCTGCCACAAACTGAAGCGGATGCGATTGCTCGCTATCGCAGCATTGCCCTATCTGCCGAAGTATCCGAAGCCGTGCAGGAAATCATCAACGAAATTTTCAACGTCGACGGCGCGGAAATGGCCATGTCGATACAGTTTCATGATAATTCCAAACTTACCGCTTCCCTGCAAGATAAGATTAAGGAAGCCTTCCATTACGTTTACCACGACCTCTTCGATTTCGACGGTACTGGTAAAAACCTATTCCGTTCGTGGTATGTAGACAGCCGCTTGTTCTTGCACAAGGTGGTATCCGAAGACAAGACGAAGATTATCAAACTGCAGCAGATTGACCCGCTTAATATCCGCCGATTGCGCGGCACGAAGGTGACTAACGACGGTTTTGTTGATTTGGGTAAGGAAGAAATCAAGTATGTCTATGTGCCCAACAGCCAAAAGCCGCAATTATGGGGCAAAGACTTCCAAACTTTAACCACGCTGCAATGGCAGAAAGAACGCAAGGCTGCCATTTTCCAAGAAGAAGCGATTGCCTATACCGACAGCGGCTTGGTATCCGATGACGGCAATTACATCATAGGCCATCTTCACAAGGCCATTGTGCCCTACAACAACATGAAGATGATGGAAAGCGCCATGGTGATTTACCGGGTAGTCAGAGCTCCTGAGCGCCGTGTTTTCTACATTGATATTGCAGATTTGCCAAGAAGCCGTGCCGAGAAGTACATGCAGGACTTGATTAACAAGTTCAAGAACAAGATGGTGTACGATACTAAAACAGGCGATACTATCGACAAGCGCAATATCAACTCCATGCTTGAAGATATTTGGCTGCCCCGTAGAAGCAATGGCCGGAGCACCGAGGTATCAACATTACCGGGCGGGCAAAACACTGGCGTGATTGAAGATGTCGAGTATTGCCGCGATGTTTTCTATCGCAGCCTGAATATCCCGCGTAGTCGCTTCCAAGCCGAACAATCCGTATTCAGCACAGGGCGCATTACAGAAATCACAAGGGATGAATACCGCTTCCAAAAATTCATTCAGGCATTGCGTGCCCGCTTTATCCTTGTCGTAGAAGATGTACTGAAAACCGAACTGGTATTGCGCAAGGTTATCAGCATGGAAGACTGGCCGGGCATCAAGCGCGACATCCAATGGATTTATGCCGAAGACAATAATTTTGTCGAAATGAAGAAAACAGAAATCCTTGAAGCGCGTATCGGCACATTGAACAGCGTATCAAGCATGATTGGCGAGATGTTTAGCCAACGCTGGGCATTATCCAATATCATGCACATGACCGACGATGAAATCGAAACCCTGTTGGGTGAAGTAGAAGATGAAAAGGGGCGCGGCATAAATAATCAAGATGAACCTGTTTTCTATGGAGACCATGATGAAACTACTTGAAGCAATCGAATATCTCGGCAATGAAAATCCCGAAAGGGAAAAGGCCGAGGCTGCCCTGCTTGACCACTTCAACAATGTGTTGGCGCAGAAAATCAACGAAGAAGCCGTTGACCAATCTGAAGCTGCAGCCGTGATTGAAATCATCAACGTTGCCCGCCAGTTTGGCGGTGACGGCGAGTATGAAGACGGTGTGTTTGATATTTCATTCCGCAAGAAAGACCAAGTCTTCGATTTCTGCGATTACTTGGATGCTACCGATGCCGTGTACAGCTATGATGTACTGGTTTACGAACAGGCGGACGGCGCGACTGTCGAATCAGATGTTGATATTGAGGACATTGAAGACGATGTCGGCTTTGAGTTTGTGGTAATCGTTTACCTCAATGAAGAAGACGTTGTTTACGGCTTGGAAATGGAAGACGACTACGAGCTGAACGAAGTTAAGCGTCGCATCAAAGTCAATGCCCAAGGCAAGAAACGCATTAAGATGCAGTGCCGCAAAGGCTTCAAATGGAATGGTACTACCTGCGTGAAGATTGGTGGTACTGAACTCGCCAAGCAGCGCGTGGCCAAGCGCAAGATGGTTATCAGCAAGCGCAGCCAAGGCGCAGCCCTGAAAATCCGCGTAGCCCGCAAATCACGCAAAGCCCGTCGTTTCCGCAAGGCCTTTGGCTTGACAGAGGATGTAACGACTAGCACTGCCAATATTGCCGTGCCAGAGCTGCCAATCGATGCCAAGCATTTGAACGAAGCTACTGATTACAGCAACAATTACTGGTTTAATCAACCGCTGGCAGGCGATGCGGGTTACTTGGTAGGCAACAGTCGTTCACGTGATATTGTGAAAATCGGCAAAGCACCTGACGGCAAATATCATGCAGCCGTGACCATTGCCGGTGTGGCAGGTACGCAATCTGGGGATTTGAATACGGTTAAATCCTTCATCCGCACCCGCATTCAGAAACTGGGTGGTGGCACGACCAAGCTGAAACTGAGCTATGGCAATGATGATGCCTTCAAACTGCTCGAATGCGATTTTGTAAACGGCGTGAAGTTTGAACCGAGCGGCGTAAACATCAATACCCCTACTGAATAACAAACACACGCACCAAGAAACCCCGTGGGCAAATCCCATGGGGTTTAATCATGCCATATTACATCTAAGCGTAATCGGTATTCCACTTATCAGCGATATAGGCAAAGAAGGCTGTTCTATCCTTGTAGGCGATTTCGGCTTCATCAAAATAATAGGCAAACACTTCATTGAACGCCTGTTCAATCGTTTCCGGTGTAACTTCTTTCGTTTTATCCAGTATCCGGGCAATTGCGCAGGCTTCCATGACCCATTCGTCGTGCACGTCTTCGACGCCAAATGTACAAGGATAAAGTGCTGTATAGGCTTGGTTGAAGAATGTGGCAAAGCGGTTTGCCCAAGCCGATATATACGGGTACATGATGAAATGCCCATGCGCAATCTCTTCAGCAAGCATCTTATCCGCTTCCGGATGCAATACATAGACCCTGATAGTTTCACCGTTATCCAGTATCACTTCTTTCTCGTCAATTCGTTTTTCCATGGTTATTCCTTGTTAAGTAATCATCCCATATTACATCAAAATGCTTATACCATAAATAAATTATGTAAATGACTTTTGAAGGCTTGATACCATGAAGCTATTAGTTGAAACCGCATTGAGCGACACCTTCAACGTGCTAGAGGAAGCCGAGGGCAAATCTCTGCATATTGAAGGCATCTTCATGCAGACGAACATTCGCAACATCAACGGGCGCATCTATCCCAAAGAAACCGTTAGGGGCGAAGTAGAGCGCTATATCAAGGAGGTTGTTGACAACAACCGTGCACTAGGTGAACTCAATCATCCGAAAGACCCCACATTAAATCCCGAGCGTGCCTGTATCAAGATTGTCAGCCTGAAAGAATCCGGCGACAACTATATCGGCAAGGCCAAGGTATTGCAGCACGCCCCGATGGGCGCAATCGTGGCAGGCCTGTTGCGCGACGGAGTTCAATTGGGCGTATCCAGCCGTGCCTTGGGTTCGGTTAGAAAAGACCATACTGGCACGGATATTGTGCAAAAGGATTTCCGCCTGATTTCGGCAGCCGATGTGGTATTAGAACCGTCTGCCCCGGATGCCTTTGTTACCGCCTTAATGGAATCTCGCGAATGGGTTTACCAAAACGGCGTGCTGGTAGAAGCGACCGATGCGATGAAAGATACCATAAATAAACAATATAAAGCAGGGTTCAGCAATCAACAGTCCCTTGCCCTATTTGAAGATTTGGTTCGTTTGATTGGAGAAAAAGTATGTCACTGAAAGACAGCATGATTGAGTGGGGTAAGACCGTCAATCTTGGCGCTGAAGAAGTACAGCCCCTGATTGATATTGTCGAATCCGCCATGGAAGACGTGAAAGCAAAAACTGAAGCGGATGCTACTGCAGCAGCCACTGAAGCCTTTGCCAAACGTGAAGAAGAGTTAAAAGAAAGCCAGCGCGTTGTTTACGAACAACTGCAAGAAAGCGTTGAGCAGCAAAAGCAAGCCCTGTTTGAAGAAGTCGCAGAGTTTGCCGATGCCACCGCTGCCCGCTTCTTGGCCGAAAACCAAGAGCGCCTTGTGCAGACCGACGAGTACGAGCGCATGCTGGCTTTGACCGAGCAGGTTAAAGCTGCCTTTGCTTCTACCGATTTGCTCGGCGAATCCGATGAGCGCGTTAAAGAGCAGGAAGAAACCAATAAAGCCTTGGTTGAAGAAAATCAGCTCTTGGCCAAACAATTGCGCGATATGCAGCATGCACAGGTATTGGCCGAATGCACTAACGGCCTGACCGATATTCAGAAAGAGCGCGTGGCTACCTTGATGCAGCCGCATGATGCCTACCAAGGCGACTACAAAGCATTGGTTGAATCTGTAATCGGTATCGTAGTGGCCAAGCCTGCCGAACCGCAAGCAGCGCCGCAGCAGCTCAATGAAAGCGCCGATACCAAGACTGAAACTGGCATGGGCAAATACTTGAGCTACATGCGCGGCGCATAAATCGATTTCCTATAAATAACTTTAAAGCAACCTTTCGTTAATTTTTGATACGGAGTTAGACCATATGGCTACTTTACAAGAAAAAGCCCTGCTCGAAAAATGGGGCGACGTGCTCAACGAAGGCGTGGCAATTGCCGACGAAACCCGTCGCGTTACCACTGCCGTCTTGCTGGAAAACCAGCAGCGCGATAATGCACAGCAAATGCAACTGAATGAAGCTGCCACTACCACTACCGCCAACATTGCAAACTACGACCCCGTGCTGGTAAGCATGGTTCGCCGTTTTGCGCCCCGCCTGATTGCTTACGATATTTGCGGCGTACAGGCCATGCAGATGCCGACCGGTTTGGTATTCGCAATGCGCGCCCGCTATACCGATAAGAACGGTGCTGAAGCCTTGTACAACAAGGTAGATACCGAACACGGCGGTACAGGTACTCAAAAAGACGATGCCAGCCCCTTCTTGGAAGGCAGCTACACCGGCAGCCCGAGCGCCGACGTAGTAACTGGCACCGGTATGGATACCGCCACTGGTGAAACCGCTGCATGGAAATCCATGTCAGCCACCATTGAGAAAGTTCAAGTAACTGCGAAAACCCGCCAACTCCGTGCCGATTACAGCTTGGAAATCGCCCAAGACTGGAAAAACGTGCATGGTATGGATGCCGAGGTAGAACTGGCCAACATCTTGGCTACTGAACTGATGCTCGAACAAAACCAAGAAGTAGTGCGCAGCATCTACCAAATCGCCAAACCGGGTGCGCAGTTTGCCACTACCAAAGGCACGTTCAACATCACTACCGACAGTGATGGCCGCTGGAGCGCCGAACGCTTTAAAGGCTTGCTGTATGCAATCGAACGCGATGCCAACGCCATTGCCTTAGAAACCCGTCGCGGTAAAGGCAATATCCTGATTACTTCGGCCAACGTTGCATCTGCCCTGCAGATTGCCGGATTGCTGGATTTCGCTCCCGCTATCCAAGCCATGAATCAGAACTTGGAAGTAGACGTGACTGGCACTACCTATTGCGGCAATATGGGTCGCTACCGCGTTTACATTGACCCGATGCTGGCACATGACGGTTATGTAGTCGGCTATAAAGGCGCTGAAGTGGTTGACGCTGGCCTGTTCTACTGCCCCTACGTTCCGCTGCAAATTGCCCGCGTATCCGATACCGTAACCTTCGCACCGGCTATCGGTTTCAAAACCCGCTACGGTTTGGTGGAGAACCCCTTTACCACTACCAACGCTCAGGTTTTGGGCAAAAACAGCAACATCTACTACCGCAAAGCCGCCGTTGTTGGCCTGTAATTTCGCTACCTTTGCGGACATTAAACCCCTTGGATTTCTCCAAGGGGTTTTCTTTATGGCTTACGATTTAGTTCAATCCGATGCGGATTCCGTCTTGTACTTCCTCGACGATGTATCCGTTATCATCCAAGGCTTCCCAACATTCAGCGAGTTCTTCTTCAGAGTAACCCGCAAAAGCTTCCTCTACATCATCATGGGTCAGCAGGAAGTTATCATCCCCACAGGCAATCGTATCAATTACGCGGGGCAGGATATGGGAGTAAAACCAAAAGGCGCTCCCGTTCAAAAAGTTCTCAACTTGGTTCGGGCTGAAGATTGCGCTGTAGTTCATTTTCTGTTTCCCTTTCTGTTTTGTTATTTGGTACTGCCTTACTACGGTTCTTATTATACGATATATTGATTTAAATGCAATATGGGATATTGTAAAGAATATGTAAAAAGCCCGCATTAAGCGGGCTTGACTTTTCACTGTTTGCTCAAATGTTCGAGCAAGGCCATCCAGCGGATATATGGCATGGTTGAATGGTTGGTACTGGTAACATCCGTTTCCCATCTTGACACGCTGTTCCAACTGGATACCCCAACAATCTTGGCAACTTCTTTTTGAGTCAAATTGTATTGCTGGCGGATATTGCGCAGGTTTTGCGGGCTGTAGCCCATCTGCAAATCAATCATAATTATTCCTTATACATGAAAGGCTGGGCAGCTTTGTTTTTCGGGATAGGCATTTTAATCCGACAGGGCATTACCCAAAGCTCTAAGTTGTCAAGCTGGAAGTACAAGGCGCTTCCTTTGTTGATATTGAGCATGCTGTTGGTAAACGGGAAGGCTTCGCGCTTGTAAATCTGTTTACTGGTTTGCATAACCAGTTTCAACACTTTAAAATCAATCCCGTAATATCCTTCTTGGTTTGAAGAACGTTCTACAGGTTCGTATCCGTTGACTACAGGGATAACTCGGTCTAAATCGGGAAATCCCGCATCACCGGTATAAACGGGCGTGAAATGAATATCACCCAAGCGGTAAGTTCCATCCAAGTTATCAGTCAGTTCTACAGCACCAGCGTGGGCTTTATGGGCAATTTCAACAATGGTTCGCGGGATAACAATATCCGGGAAATTCGCACCTTCGCATTTCAGGCGGGCAGCAACATGTCCATTACTGGCTTCCATGGTTTCACCCTTGATATGCACCCCGTTCAAATAATTGCGGGTATCTTGTTTACCAGCGCAGTTCAAGATGGCTTTCAAGTGGCTAATTTCGATTTTCATCATGTTTCCTTTTCATGGGTTATTTTTCAACACAGCCTCATTATAGCGCATATTGATTTTAATGCAATATGGTGTATTGTAAAGAAACCGTAAAAGTTTCATACAAGGATAAATCCCCGCTATAATGGCAGCCATAACAACCCCATAGAGAACTATTATGCTGATTACACCCGTTATGCGTCAGACCTTGAATGACCATATGATTTCCGAAACCTATGCCAAAACCGAACACTGTATGCAATGCACCTTGGTATCCGGTACAGGCTTATCGACTTCAGGCGAATGCCTGTATATCAATCACGGCTTGGGAGACGACATTGCCTATGCCAGAGCTCGTGAAGAAGCCTTGCTGAAACTGGCAAACTGCGAAACCGAGATTGCCAAGACGATATTATGGAAGATGGATGTTACCCTAGACATTGGTTGGGCTATCCGAGCCATGAAGAGCGGCTTGCCCGTTAAGCGCAAGGATAGCAAGCGGGTTATCCGGCTGACTGAAAACGGTATGATGATTGACGAAAACGAAAAACCGTTCTATCCCATGCAGGCCGACATCTTGGCTACCGATTGGGTATTGGCCTAGGAAGGATATATCATGATTAAATTTACCGTAGATTTTGACGACAACTTGTTTGTAACGGCCAATGACAGACACATTTGCGTATTGGCTGAAGAGTGTGGTACAGCCAAGCTTGGCGAATCATATGATAGCGAAGAGCGCGAGTTCTTTCCGATATTAGCTGAATTTGCCTTGGATATGCTACGCCCCCATTTGCAATATTACGACGGCAGTTATACCCCACAGGCAGCGTTTGCCTTGACATACCTGATTAAAACCAATCAGCTTAAAGGCAAGCTGATTGCAGAAAACGGCGAACTGATTCATCCCTATGACGAATCCAACCCGTTTGAAGCCTATCCGGTAATCAAGATTGCAGGCCGTGGCTATAACAAGCATCTGCTTTGCAATGATGACAGCCAGTATGATGTTGTTGGATTATCAGATGCTGTCGACAGAATAGCCCTGCGCCAATTGCATAGAAAGCTTTACCCGCGTTTGATGATTGGCACGCAATCGTTAAACATCTTAATGCTATTCATCCAACCAGAACTAGCCATTTGCTTACGAGATGACAGCGGCACCTTCCAGCCCGGCGTTGCCTATCATATTGCACATTGCGATGACGAAGACCAATGGCGCTATGCCTATACTGAAGAAGTATTGGATTTGCTGGAAGCATAATAAAAAGCCTGTTGGAAATCCCGACAGGCTTTCTTGTTCAAACCAGATTAAGCGTTATTGCTGCCAGTTACCGCTTCAAACCAGTTTACGGCCATAGTTACCGGAAACTCGGCAATGGCGTTATTGGTAGCCCAATCCAAGTTGATTTCGCCCACGACTGTCGGGAAAGTGCCTTTAATGTTATACACCTTCACGGTTTCGCCTTCGCGGTTAAGCAAATGTACTTCACCGCTGCCCATGTAACTAGAAGGGTTGCCCCATCCGGCCAAGGCGACGTTATCCACGTGGCCGTTCATTGCATCTGACCAAGCGGTAAACGCATCACGGGATACCATGTCGGTGTCAAGCAGTACAGTGATGTTCCAGTCGTCAAAAGTACGGTCGCCTGCGAACTTGGCTTCGCGCCCCATATACGGCGCAATGGCCACGCCCAAATTGGAAGCCGGGATAGAAGTGGCCTTGGCGGTAAACTGCAGCTTGAAGGCTGCCTGTTGGTTGGCTACTTGAGCCGGGAAGGCCAAGATGACTTTAAACAGGTTGGGGCGCAGGCCACCGCCCTGCATATTGGCGAGAAAGTTGTCTAATCCAAGATTTGCTGCCATAGTGAAACTCCGATAATGATTGAATTGCTATAGTTTATTTATGGCTGGCCAGTATTTGTAAAAATCAATTATTGATTTAAATGCAATATCTGCTATAATAGCCATGTGATAATTTGAAAGGGATAATGAAATGACCCGTTTGGAAATCCTGAAGAACAGCCTTGCCAAGAAGCAGGCTGCATTTGAGGCCGCTTTCACAGAACATACAGATGACGTGAAATCTGCCAACGGACAGCCGCTGAATGACAAGCGCAATGGTGCTGCCACATTCAAGCGCTGGGAAAAGCAAGAAGGCAAATTGCGCCGATTGCAAGCCGAGATTAAAAAGACCGAAGCCGCTATTGAACGTGAAGAAGCCAAGCAGTACAAGGTTGATTATGAAAGCCAGTTCATCCCGCAATGCGTTTTGGATTTGGTAGCCAAAGGTGAACTCAACCAATGGAGAAAGCATCCTAACCGCTTCTTCGTTCCGGGGGTTGATAAAGCCCGCCTGATTTGGGATAACAAAGCCAAAGTAATGCGCTACTCCCATGTTCAGGGGATGCCTGAAGAACAGCGCCCCATCTTTATTGAAATGTGTAAACGACTAGCTACTATGCTGAAGGAGGAAGTATGATTACTTTTCCCTACGCCGTAAAAACTACGGATGATAATTTAATTACCAGATTTAGCCTTGACGGGGCTGGCGTGTTGATGACTATCGCGCCTACCCTGCAAGGTAGCGTTATTACAAATGAAGGCAGGGCTTTCCGCCTTGCCGAGTTCGAGTATGCGCATACCGACCCTGTGTTCAACGGTTATTGGAAGAATGGGGAGGATTACTTCAGCCCCCGTTTGAATGTTGTCAAAGATGGGTGGTATATCAGCCCTGAACATATTGTAAGATTCGATAATCCCCGCGACTACGAAGTATTCAAAAATGCTTGGCAGGATTATCAGAACCGCCTTGGGCACATCCGCTTTGCTTATTACTACGGCATGGAAGTTATCTTGTTCTCTGATTGGAACAAAGTTGCCTTGGATGAAGACGGATGGAGTCGTATGGAAGCGCCATTACCCCTTGATACCGACGCATGGGAATTTACCACTACTCCCGTGCAAGAAGGGTGGTTTAATGGCAACCACCTGCGGTTCGCCGTTCATATTGAAAGCGGTGCGACATTTCTGCATTGCAGCGATATGGCCTTTTGTATTGATACCCGTCCTATCCGCCTGTTTGGCAGCTTTATGAACGATTATGACGAGAAGGCATTTACGCCTATTATCAGTTATACAGGCTATCGGCAGATTCTGAAGCAGAACCAGCGAATCCCTGTGGCCGTTGTTAATCCGTCTATACTATGGAGGGATATTGCATAATGATACTCATCTACCAAGACAATCAGATTAAGCAATGCCCGCATGAATGGCATGTAGTAGGCCAACCTTTCAGGGAATGCTTGGCTACTATCACCGATGACGGCCAGCGGTATCTCTTATGCGATTACGGCGGGCAGGTATTTGGGATGCGCGACGGAGCTAAACCTGCCAAGCGTGTTTACTTTGACCACATCTACATTGTCCAAGACGACCGCCATGACTTGCCAACAACCCCTAATAGGATTGCCCGCAAGATGGCCAAGTTTGCAAACAGGTGGAAACATGAAACACAAAAAGCAACCCAATGACCCCGGCAAGCAATTGAGCATCATTGAAGCCGCGAATATCATTACGACTATCCTGCAGCTTGATAATGCCGTGCTGGTATTGCGCGACGGCTCAACTATCAAGAATCCCCAATACAAAGCCCGCTACCGTGAAGAAGGCGACTGGCAATATCCCTATGAAATCAACAAGCGCCAATACAATAACCGTTTGATGGTATCGGATAGCCCCGGCGATAAGGATATTATCGGCTTCAGGGATAACTATCATCTGAAAGAACTCAACCGGATTACCGATTATCCCCTATTGTGTTTCAGCGTCAAAGACGGGATAGTAACCGCATGGATTGCCAATGGCTACGGGATGCGCATTAATTGCAAGAACAACAACATGATTGCATGCTCTATGCGCTATGCCGATAACGGCGATTTGATTGCTTGGCAGGATTTGCGGAAATACACCCATAGTTACAGATGGCCAGCCAAATACAGGCACTACCGTACACAGGCAACTGTATTGATGGCCACGCCACATGACGGAATTTGTATCAAATCTGCCAAGGATGGAAGCATGGAAGTCGGCGAATTTCGACGGGATTGGGATGTATGTGACAACCCTGATTGGATACTGATTGCCTAGGCAGGTGAAAGGTATAAAGCGAAAGCTCCATTAAGGGGCTTTTCTGTTATCTGCAAACATAGGCCACAGTCGCTTCACAATCGCCACAGATTGCGATTAAGCATTAGGGTAATACCCTAGCCTACCTCTAGGGGTTGAACAAGCAAAAAAGCTGGCGTTTTCGCGCCAGCTTTCGCATGCCTTCAACAATCAATCGGGCAATACATCTTCAAGCTTAACTTTTCGCCAAGTATCTCCCCTTCTATGATTCCAGCATTCAGAATAATGAACGCCTTCATCACTGATACCTGTCAAATCAATCCCCGTGTTATCCCCGGTGAACAGCAATATTGCATCATCAAAGTTGGATTGGCGCAGCCATAATTTCTGACGTTTGAACTCGGCTTTAACTTTCTTGGCATCTTCAGGAAGCAGTTCCATCCGAAAATCCATATTGACGTCAACAAAATCGGCTTTAAACCAAATCCCGTTGACTTCATACGGCGCGTTGGTAAAGAGCTTGTTATCAAGGTAGGCTGTTCGGATTTCGGTTTCTTCGTCATCAATGATGACGCGCTTAATCAGGCCTGCCTGCATCATGTTAAAAGCAATGGCGAGAAACTTGGCTGACGGATGGCCGTTGATTTTGCGTTTCTGCAGCAGGAAATCCAAGGCAACGCGGGTCGGCATCATAGCGATACTCCCATTAGGGTCGTCATCTACGCTTTCGCATTCGGCAAATTTCCAGCTATCCCCGCTTTCAAACAGGCAAACCGTATGTTCGTCGGTTCTGCAGTAGATACCGCCCGCATCCGTTGTGAAGAATACAGGGGCAGATGATTTGCAGAGCTTGTAGAACGGGTTGTTTGCATACGGGTCTTGATAACGGCGCTGAAACTCTTTGGCAAATGTATTCCAATCGGCATCCTTCTTCAGGCCGATAATATCGCGCATTTCATCATCCAAACAGCGCAGGGTATCCCGGGCATACTCGCGACCCCCGATAGATACAACGGCTTTGTCATCCGTTTCTTCGTAGGTAGAAATCTCGACATCTTTGAACAGCGTATCTGTCATAAAGTTGTCTTTCAGCTTGCCTTGGCGGGCAAGGTCGTTGATGACTGCGCAGGCTTCTTTGTTAAAGCGACCGTCGGCGGTAAAGTAAATCAGGTTCAGCATAATCTTTCCTTTTAGTGATGGATGATGGGATTTTTCCAATCGATAACAATCTCGCTACCGTTGATTTGGATTACGGTATAACCCATATCCTTCAGGATAGCGACGATGCGTTGGATTTCGGGGGTCTTTACTTCATACAAGAGCGATGTTTTCCCTTGGTAACGCGCTGCTTCCAAAATGGCGGGAATCAATTGCGCGTACATATCAAAGGTCGTGGCGTCTTGCATGACTTCGTTGATTTCTTCGGCTTGTAACAGCATAGCGTTTCCTTTGCATTTGTTATTAATTATCACGGGAAGCCATTATACGGGATATTAAATTTAAATCAATATCCAGATTGTAAAAGAAACGTAAAGATTAAATTAGGTTTTACCATACCTTTACAATATCCCATATTGCATTTAAATCAATATGGCGTATAATGGCAACCGTAGTAGATAACAACATAAACAGAAAGGAAACTGAAAATGCGCCAACTGAATGAAAAAGATGTTGCCCTGCTTCATATGAACATCCAACAGGGATACCTTGAAGAAGCTGCCCGCAATCAAAACGCCGATTTGGAAATTTCTTTAGCTCTGTTAGAAGAACTTGTTAAAGAAGAACGCGAATTATCCCCGCAAGCCGAAGCCCGCCGAGCAGGTAGATTGAGTTACTATTTCGGGATTCATCACAGAATGTACGATATTCGCCGAGCTTACGGTACATATGCGACAACAAAAGAACAGATGCAAGCCCGACAAGAAATGTTTGACGCCGAAAACCAACTGCTCCGCGACTATCGCGCTTCATGGATGTCAGCCTTTAACGGTTAAGCCCCACGAATAACAAAGCCCGCATTAAGCGGGCTTCTTCTTTTAGTAATCGTCTTCGATTAACCAATCTGCATTCAAAGCGGTTAGCCATAACTCACGAAAATGGGGAATAACATCATTATCCGCAATGGCTTCAAGTAATCGCTCTGTGCCTTCCTTGGCAGCGTTTTCCAAGATGATTCGTACAGTATCGTCCATGATAGGGATTTCCAAATAGGGTTGAAAAGTAAACCCGATTATACCACGCCTAAGCCATCTCGCCAAGTACAGGCACTTCCCAAGTATCCCGCAATTCCCGCTCAAGCTCCTCAATATCCCTGTTGGCTTCCTGCAGGATGGTATCGCCGTTGATAATAATCCCTGAAGGCAATTGAGCGCCGTTATACTTAATCAGGTTATTCGCCCACTGCTTCTTAATCAGAGCCGTGGCGTAGCGCTTCAGCCAGTAATCATTCCACGTTTCCGGGTAATTAACAGGGTCATTTCTGACAAAGACTTCCAGCAGGATAAAGTCGCCAACATTCCATTGCTGCTTGCCCTGCAGGATAAGCTTGTTGCCATGCTTGGTGAACTCGATACTGGGCGTGGCCGTCAATATATCATTCATCAGGTTTAGATAGGATTGCGAACGAACATAGGATTGCAGCCCGCCACCGGTAACACTGTAGACCTGCGTAATCATGTCTGAAAGATAGGCGGTATATTGCAGGTTGTTCAGACTGTTCAGATTGCTGCCAACTGGCAGGATTCTGACAACCTGTTCAACTTCATCCGGTAATACCAAATAGCCGTTATCAAGGATTTTCTGTGTTACCTTATGCTTGACGAAAATCCGAGATACCCCGTTTTGATGGAAGTCGAAGTAGTGCTGCAGGGCTTCGTCAATCCTGTCTTCTACCTGCTCGTCGGCAACGTTGATTTGGATAACGGGAGCGCCCAAGGCGGTTAAGCACCAGCGTTTGAAATCCCTTCTAGTGGCAATCATGCTTTCTCCAGTAATTTGTTGAGCGTGGCCTGCAATGCCGCTACCTGTTCGCTTAGGCTGGCCACGGTATTTTCCAATTCTTTTTGTTTGCGCTGCTTATCCAGTAAGCGCAAGGCGGTTTGATAGGCGCTGTCGTTGGTATCGTAGCAATACGCCCCGTCTTTCCTTAAATGCGAATGTCCTTTAACCTTCATGATAACCCCCTAGCGTTATTTATCAGGCCATGATAGCATATGGGCTATTGCCTGAAAGGATTAACTATGCGTAAAATCAAACTGGAAGCCCTGATAGAAGCTCAGAGAAAGTATCTTGAATACTTGGAAGCCCAACTGGCCTTGGAGCAATCCGAACCTAGGCGAAGGGAAACCCATAGAAGCATTACTATCACTTATGCCGATTTGGTATATTTTAACTGGCAAAACGATAAGCTGCCTGACTATCAGTAACAGAAAAGCCCGCATCGAGCGGGTTTCTTTCTTCAGGCTATTAACAACAAGCGCTTCTCCAAGTATCGGCATACATCCGATAAAGGTTGGCTTCGCTATTGTAAGCGGCATTCTTGGCTTCTTCGCGGGCTTTATCGTTTTTCAACCAACCTTCAATCAGGGCTTGCTGATATTGATGGTGGAAAATCCCAAAGTAAAACATCAGGCGTCCTGCAAGGGTGGCAAGTTCATTCGGGGAAATCGCTTTGCGCTGGTCATGGTCAATCTGAACGAGCGTTAGATTACGGGCAGCTAATTCCAAATCCCCGTCATTCTTCTTGGCTTCCATTTGAAAACCCTGTTGCAGACAGAGAAAGCGAATGGCTGTTGTTTGGTGTTTGGCAATCATGATATTTCCTTTCTTGTTTATCCACGGTTGCCATTATACGCCATATTGATTTAAATGCAATATGCTTTACCATTATTTTACATTCAGAACATCCTTGCAGCGCTTCCAATGCGCCTGCCTATCAGCCAAGCCGTTATATCCGCCATTGATTTTCTTCGTGATGATTTTGAAGTTTTCGTCATTGCATGGATTGCAATATTTGTTCAACCCGGCTTGCGCCCAATACCAGCAGGCAGATGCTGTGGCATATTGCGAGTCTTCCAGTAATTCGGGATGATTGACGCAATCAATACCCAGCGCGTCAGCGACCCGTTTATAATTGTTCAGCCCGGTAATCTGTATCAGACCACGTCCTTTGTATTTTTGCCCATCCCCATCAGCTTCAGGGGTATTACCCAACCGTTGAGCAAGCTTGCCAGTATCATAGGCAGCGCCGGAAGCCAGTTCTTTCACATAATTAAGGCTGCCTGATTCATGGGCAAGCTGTGCCAAGAAAGCGGCTGCCGCTTCAGGTTCAGTAATCCCAAACAAAGCCATATTGCCCTTCAATGGCTCGTAATACCTATCAATGTTTGACATTTTTGCATAAGGAAACATGCGCTTAAACTGTTCGAGCGTGAAACTCATGAAATTCTCCTTGCTATATTGATTTAAATGCAATATACTGTAGCCGTATTGTTGATATTACTTAATGGAGATTGAAATGCGAATTACCCTGCTACTGCTTGCTCTGTTTAGCGCCACTACCATTCATGCCGAACCTGTTGAACAAGTTCGTGATGATTGCATCATCCAGCTCGTAAATAATAATGTAGATGCGATAGACGCCTACCTCGCCTGTTCAGATTTCGCTGTTATCCGCCAAGGAGCTCAATGATGCACGGTAAATGGTTTTCCGATAAGTTCACCCAAGAAATCAAGATTGCCCATTACAATAGGGAAAACCGCCTGATTGCCGGGGCAAAATTGGGTTCTAAGGGAACTAATCCTGAGTTAGCTCGTCGCAGGGAACTCCATGCAATCGAAGCCCGCTTTAAGGCTGAAGAGGAAATCTAAGAAATTTGTGTTGAAATAAAGCCCGCTTAATGCGGGTTTTACTTTTATCTGAACATAGCGATTGCTCGCGCGAGACTGCGCACAGATTGCGACGAAGCATTAGGGTAATACCCTAGCCTACCGCTAGGGGTTGAAGGCCTTAAAAACGCGAATTTCGCCTATGCGGCGCGAAAGCTGGCGCGTTATCAGATTATGCCCATCAATTATTAACATCTTTCAATAAAAATCAAGAAAAATAAAAATCCTTGCAACTGGTTAAATTGCAAGGATTTCTTGTCAACTGCCTATGGGTTGGTTGTTGAGAGGCCAACCCATGCCACAGAACTCAATCATTAACTTTTGGATACACTGCGACAGCCCACGGGGCGTATATATCGACTTCCTTTTGGCCATTATGAATTTTGTAATGGTCTTGGTCGCCACGCATCAAATCGGCCCATATGCCTGATTGTGCCAGTTCGTTGATATACTTTAGGGCATCTTCTTTGTTTTCAAAACGTATCTGCATTTACTCTTCCTTATGATAGCGCAGGGCAAAGCGACGCAAGAAGGTTCTATGGTCATCATTATCCAGTAAGCAGCGAATGCCTACAACATCCCCACCGTCGTTACCGCGTAAATCTTCATCAAACCGGATAGTGCTTTCTGAACCTTCGTCAAGCCACGGCAGGCGGTGAATCTGCCTTCCTAGGTAACTATCGCCACTATAGAAAATCGCAGCCTTGCAGGTTTGGCCTTTGTTAAGCATCAAGTTGCCTTTCAGCTTCTTCTCTTTCATCAGGCCAATCAGGATATGGGCGGCTTCTTTAGAGAAGATTTGGCCGTCCATGTATTCTTCTGGTTGCAAATCGCCGTGATAGTAAGTATCCAGTATTTGCCAATCAATAGGTTTTGGTTCGGCCAGCGTCAATTCAAGATTGATTGATTCTGGTGCATCTTTCACCCCGGCTTCAATCAAGAAGTTATCCCGTTTGTTGGCAATATAGTACACCGAACCATGTTTGGTAGTCATGATGCAGGGATAATCTTTGGGATAGGCCTTGGCAAACTCTTTCTTGAAGGCCTTGCGGGCATCACTATCAGGGATACCGACAATATCCAACCCGGCACTCATATCATGACCGCTGGTATTGGTCAAATCTTCTTCGTAGTGCGTGCCGTTAATCTCAAAGCATTGGAAATCGCCCGGGCTTTCTTGAAACTCTGAGATAGTGCGGATAAACCCGCTGCCAAGTTCAACCTGCTTAATCACACCCTGTTCAATCAGATTGAAGATGATGCGCCCGGCTTCTTTGGTATATCTGCCATTTTCACGGCGTTTCTTGGGATGCAGGATAGAGTAGGCCGTAGCGAACTCAATCAGGCGGTATTCTTCAGGGTTTGCCGAGAATACATCTCCTAAGAACTCTGCAATGCGCTTGCCGTTATCGCGCAAGGCATAGCTGGTGGTTTCATTGACGAACAGCCACAGTACATTAGTGGGATTGTGGATAGCAAAGCAAGGATATTTCATTTTTTATCTCCATAACGCAAGTAATAACATTTTGACAATAGCATATTGTCTGGTTCGTGGGTTAAAAACAGAACGTGGTCGCCAGCAATAGCAAAGCGGTCGTTATCTAAATCAGATGCAGTTCGTGCCGTCGCATCTTGATTGATGAAGTAGTGACAGCCATCTGATTCAACCATAACAGGGTCGGCCAAATACTCGTCATCCGTAGTTTGAAAGTAACCGCTTAACATCTTGAGCTGTGCCAACTGCATAGCAATCCTGCCCATATCGGCATTCAATTCTTCCCGCATCGGGTTGACATCAATTTCATGCGGGTAAGGGAAAGTGCCAAACAATTCAACCAACGCTTCTTTAAAGCTCAACGGCTGCCAGTTATCACTATCTTTCAACTGGTAGGGCGTTTCTAGCATGTCGCAAACATTGCCGTTATCCAAATCAATTGCCCAATATGCCTTGACAAACAAATAAACGTGGCCGTTTGACGTACTCTTGGCAAATGCAGGATAACCTGTTCGCCAGCGATAATTAAAGTTAGCTTTAAATCTAGCCCGCTCTGCCCTATCCGGGATGCCGATAATGTCAAACGGGTGGGCATGATGAAAGTCAGTATTGGTAAAGTCATTGTGGTAATCCACATCGTTTACCCTAAACGGCTGGAAGCCTTCGTTGTCTTCATAATACTCGACGTCTTCAATATTACCGTTTGCCAGTTTGACTTTGGTAATCAGTTTGGCTTCAAACAATTCCCGCAAAATAGCGGCAGCCTGCCAAGTATAACGGCGGTTAATCCGACGCTTGCGGGGAAACAGCAACTGCTTGGCCGTTTCAAAATCGACAATCAGCCATTTCTTAACGTCATGCAAGTCTTCTTCGACTTCTTGGCAATCCAAGTGTTTCAGCCAATACGCCTCATTCCGCGATACAAACAAATAAATTTCGCCACTATCGACATCAACGGCAAATGCGGGATACCGGATGTCATGTTTTGTCGGGTATTCGCCATGATGGAATGCCCGCTGGAAAATCTCGTAATCCGCTTCAGATTGAAACCCGATAATGTCGGCGATACTAATGTTGCGGGAAAAGCTCATCAATCTAGCAGAAAGCAAACCGCCATTGACATTATAGGGAAAATTGATGGGGTTTTCTTTTTTCGCATAGGTAATCTTATCAGCAGATATAAGCGAACCCGACCCTAATACCATGCCTTCAATAGCAGATTGCTCGGCCAAGCGTACAATAACGGCAGCCGCTTCAGCGGTAAATCTGCCGTCAAAATCGCGTTCTTGTTTCATAATGTTACCTTTTAAAAAGAAATGCACGGGACGGAGTAGGAAGGCGGGATTTAAATGTTGGTGTTGCAGGCCAACGCATTGCGCCCTTCCCGTGCTGTTTCAGAGCGGCTTATCCTTCACTATGAAACCGCCTTCCTACTCCGCGAAACCTGATTATACTGCAAAACGGGATTACTCGCTATCCCCCTTCAAGATTTCAACAGCCTTGCCCCATTTGATAGATTCTAGGGCAATGTCGTCATATTCAAGCCCCATAACATACTGCTTGCCCGCATGCAGGCCGTTCATGATGATAGCGGTATTGCGGTTGATAAACAAGACAATGTGGGATTCGCATTTATCAATGGCAAACCTTGGGAAATGCGGATTATCCGTATTGAACAGGCGTAACGCCTGTTTGGCCTGCTTGGGCGTTAAGATTTGCTTCACTCCTTTGCCACAATCGTCTAAGCACCGAATAATTTTTTGGTTGAAATTGATGACCATATTCACAGCGGGGATAATCATGCAGATATTGTCGTCAGTATCCATGTAGAACAGGGGTTGGTTGTTCTTTCTTAACTCTTCCTGTTCTTTGCTGTGGATAAGCTTAAAGGTATCGATTGCATCCTGATAATACATGGGGCGGAGGTTTGGCACAGGCGCTTCATCGCCCGCATTATCGCCTGATAGGTAATAGGCGTTATGTTTATTCAAGCGCAGGATGAAAACGCCGTCGCCCATATCGTAAACATGAACATACTTGTTATCTGAAACAACCTGCATATCCAATAATCGGCGGTAGGGATTGCCTACATCCACGATAGTGTTCTTGCCGATAGGGTGAGTCAAATCGCGTTTGTACCAACAGCCTGCAATGTAGTAAGGGAAAATTGAACCTTCATCCGATAAATCCATATTAACGTCTAATGCCTTGCGAAATTCGCCGTCATTGCGCTGTACAGTAATATCAGGGTTATCCATTGCAAGGTCGACTAAGGCCTTTGCGCCTGCAGGGGTCATGCCTTTGCGATTGGTTCTCAATGGCCTTGGCAAGAATAGCTTCAGGGCTTCGTCAATATCGATTTGTCGATAGTCGTCAATATCGATATTCGTGGCTACCATCGGCATATCATGGGATAACAGGAAACCTGTATTGTTCGGACCTGTATGTAGGAATACGGTATCGTCGTCGATTCGGTAAAATTTGGCTAGTTTCATTTTTGACCTTTCAGAGCTTTAATGGCTTCTTTAACTGTAAGGGGCTGCCATTTCGCATCGGTATCACGGGGAACATAGGATTCTCTACAGCGATAGTCATCATTGGACAGATAGTTAGTGAGTTCAACGCCCGTTTCAATCCCGGTAAACAACACGATTGCGCCGGTGGTTTTGGATTTACGCAGCTTGGGTAAATCCCGTTTTCTCATGCTGATGCTTTTTTATCTCGTTCTTTGGCCAGCTTCCAGCCGCTATTGCCGTTTTCGCCATTGATGGCGGTATAGGTAGGGTATAACAGCCTTTCGTCGTCGGCAATAATAAACCGACCTTTAACAGCGCCTTCCTTCAGCATTTCAACAATGATGTCAGCGGCAAATTTGGTAAAACGCCCGTTGGCGTCACGGATTGCATAATTCATGGTTGTACTCCATTGAGCCGGTCAAAAAATTCTTCGACATAAAGATGCTGCCAGCACTGGCTGTCTATCGGCAAAGCATCATAATCTACATAACAGGGATTATCCAGCGTGTTGTTCAGTTTAACGATAGTGCGCTCATTGACAAACAAAGCCAGCGTGTTTCCGCATCTCTTCAAGCATGGATAGGTATTGTTGTAGGTCTGGCGCAATAGGGTTTCGTCGGCTTGATGATAGGTAGTCAAAATATCTGCAGTATTATCCCCGGTAAGCATGGTCAATCGGTTATCGTAAATTTCGCCGTTGATGACGTAGTTTTTAACTCTCACGTGGCTGGCAATGACTTCTACAGATTTGACTTCAATTTCCTTGCAGGGGTCGCCGACAGTCTTCAGGTGTTTAATCTTGCCTTCCTGTATCAGATTGACCAACACTTTCGCAGATTTGTAATGCAAGGCATGATACTGGCGGATAGGCGGGCAAATGATTTCCAAGGCGTTTTGCAGCATCATTGATAGAAGCCGTTTATCGTATAAAACATATTCTTCGCCGACACGGCGGTTCTGGCTGTAACTCAATACACAGAAACCAACCCGCTGCTTATGCAAAATATACATGTTGCCCTGTTCATCGACAACAAACTTGGGCTGCAGTAATTCGCCAAATGCATTTAATTCATCGGCCAAGCGGAAACGGCGGGCGAACTCTTTTTCATCTTGTTCGTCTGTGAAACTGCATGCCTTGGGGGTATTGATGAAAGGCGTGTAATCCTGCTTAGGCGGATAGCCTGTCGATTTGTATTGTAATTCGCCTTTCATCACGCCATCCTGTTGCATGGATGTGATGATTGTTAGCGCTTCGTCGGTAAACACCCCGGTATCAATATCATTCGGCAGCATTTGACGCTCCTTCATTGGCCAGTTCTTGCTGAACCAGTTTCACGATTTCCTGTACTACACCGTTAGTAACCAACTGAACAGCGTTATCGCGGGCATGATACGCATCAATCAGCAAAGGCGTCGGCAATTGCCAAATCAGCATATCGGGATAGGCAGCCTTCAGGCGTTCAATCACATCTGATAAATGCAGATACTCACTGCATCCCTTCAGGTAATCGCTTAAGGACTTGGCTTCCTGCCAGCCCAAAGTAAACCCCGTGGCCATGAAACCCGCATCAGCGGGATAGATGGTTAAGGTATTTCCGCCTTCGATTGTCAGGCGGTTATTAAAGATGTCAGTCAAATTGAGTTTGTGCATAAACACATCCTTTCTTCAAAATACAGAACCATAATAAAACGATATTGCATTTAAAGCAATATCGTTCTTAGTAAAGATTTGATAATTTACCCGCCATACAGCCACGAGCTCAAGTTATCCTTGCGGGTAGTTCTTTGTATGGCTTCTTTGGTATTACCGTATAGCCAGGCATACATGCAGCGGGCGCTGCAGTATTTTTTGCGACGCATCACCTTCTCGCCTGATTGATAGTCATAGCGGGTTTGCTGGTCGTATGTAATCGGCTTTCCGCAATGCCTGCAGCGGTTGTAATCGCCATGCAGCCATGCTTGGATAATATCCCTGCGGTTCGTGTACAAGGGAAAGGCTGCCTGTAGTTCGGCTTTCTGTTCAGCGGTTAAGCGGTTATAGGCATGATAGCAAAGCGCCCCGTCGGAGCGCACCATCAGGTTTTCCTGAATCCACTCTTTAGACATGCGCATAATATTTCCTCAAGAATTGAACAAGTTTGCCTATGAAGCCATGTGGTAACTCGGTATCGGCCTTGAAGCCGTGGATAACCAGCATTTCCTTTTCAAGGCGAACAATCTTTAGCAGGTTGGAAAGCCGTGGATGTGATACCAAGTAACTGTGGCGTTCTATCAGGGTCAGAAAATCCGTGTTCATGATTGGCCTTCTTCTACATCAAATTTCAAAACCTGTACAGGCTTCTCAGGTTTGTTGAAAGCATGCAGGTAAATCCAAAACGCCCAGCGCATACCAAACAGGTAGATAATCTCAATCAGGTAGCCTTTGCGGTAGATTTGGCGCTGCAGCTTGGCAATCTTGAACATATCTTTTACAGATGACGCCTTTTGGGCTACATGCACAAACTTATCAATCAGTTCGCGTGTTGCCAAATCAGAATCAACGGGGTAGGTCGTTTTCAATACGGGGTTCTTGTAATCATCAGAAATTAAGGCCATTGTAGTTTCTTTCATGTTGAAAATGCAGGCAATTGTAGCATGGGATGGAAAAAAATAAAAGCCCGCATTGTGCGGGCTTTCTTGAGTTATCTATCAAAGTTTAAAACTTCTGCCCAACAACTTCGCTAAACTCGACGCCAGTTCTTACGGCGACGAAGTTCAAAATTATTGTTTGAATTGAGCGCGAGGGCTTGATGAAGATACTACCAACAAACTCGCCTCTGTCGATAACTTCCGGCGTGTTATTGCTGGAATCGCAGACGACTCTATACGAGTATATGCCGCGACGGCCTTGTACTTCGCGCAAATACGGTTCAACCATGTTCCGGAATGTATTTCTCGTAATCTCATCATTGAACTCAAACAACTGATACTTACTAGCCTTGCCAATCGCTTTTTCCAAAGTGATGAACAGGCGTCTAACGTTGATGTACTGGAAGGCCGAAGTCTTGGCCTGCATGGTTTTATCGCCGTACAGGATAGTCCCGTCATTGGTAAATGTAACCACGCTGTTGACTTGGTTTTTGTACAATACGGTGCGGCTGTCTTCGGAAGGATTGAAGGCCAGCGAAACCACATTGCGCAGTTTGCCGCGATTGTAACCAGCAGGTGACCACCAAGCATCGTACTGATTCTCGGTCAAGGCCATCAGCCCGGCAATATCGCCATTCAGCGGAACCCAGCGGTATTTGTCGTTATGCACGTCATACATCATCTTCCAACCGCTGTCAAAGATGGCATAGTTGGAAGAACGATTCAAGCCGTTACGGGTTGCCACAATCTTGTCGGTTGCATCGGATTGGGTTTTGTTCAATACATCTTCAAGCTGCGGGCTGATTGTTACCACGCAATCTTTGCGGCGCTCGCAGATATTGTCAATCACGTGCTGGCAAACGGTTTTGTGAGAAGTTTTACCGCCTGCATTGCCTGTAATCAGGATGCCTACGTCGATTTCCTCGGTGGATTTAAATTCATTCCAGCCTTGGATGATTTCTTGTGCATCCGGGATACCGCCGTCATTACCGCCTTCCAGCTTGGTGTAATAGCCGTGGTGGTTATCGTCATCCTGTTTCTTCAAGACTTTGAACTTTTTGGCTTCGCCGTTGACTACCAGTTTGCTGCCCCATGCGTCGGTAGCATCGGTGTAATCGCCGGTGTTATCGTGGTAGTTAGCGGCAATCGGATGTCCGAAGAAGTAAACGTACTTGGATTGTTCGTTCAACACAGCGGCATAGTAAATGGGAGCGCCATCAAGGCCTTTGGCATCACGGGCTTTGGACAGGAAGGGGTAAGTTTCAAGAATTGCGCCTACCACGCCGGTGAACAGGCCAAGCTTGTCAATGACTACCACATGAACTTCGTCATACTTCGCGCCTACAGATGCGGCGTGTTCGGAAGTAGCAGGGGCAGCGTCGAACTCATCGGCGTATTCCCATTTCTCAAAGTTTTTGGCATCGGCAATGGAAATGGCGATACTGTTGCCCAAAGCGCCTGCATAACGGGCTGCAAACAGTTTGGCAGCGTGAGTGCCGGTGTCGTCATTCACGGCGTTGAACTCTTGCTGGTTTTTAATCAGCAAGCCTGCGCCATCGCCGGTGGCATTCTTGGCAGTGCTATCTACCACGCGCACAATGTACAGCATGCCAGTATAGGCCAAGAAGGATTTGGCCGTCAGCCAAGACACGTAATTGCGGTCGGTAGGCTTGCCGAAAGTGGCAGCCAGTTCGTTGTCATCAGATACGCGCACGCGCTGAAAGGCTGCGCCCCAAGTGAAGTCGCCTACAGTTGCCCCGGAGGAAGTGCCGACGGCGGGCACGCTCCCGGTAAGGTCGATTTCGCGGATTAAAACACCCGGTGCTCTACTCATGGTTTTTGTCCTCGGTAAATTAAATCGGATTTGGAAATTAGCTATAAGTTATTTATTGATTATGTTAGAATAGCTCATTTTCCACACACGGGATTTAAGATGATTACCATTAAACCTATGGCTACGGCGCATATACCGATTACATGCTTTATTTGTATCAAGAACTATCCGTTATGCCGTTTCCTACGAAGCTGAAAGTGCCTAATGCAGCATGGGACGAATACCTAGATTTAATCTATTCTGCCTGCGGACAGCCGCTATGCGAGAAAGATTACTGTATCGAACTGCCTGCCGTAGAACTGTATGATGATAATAAAACCGTTATCCTTGGTTTCAGCGGCGGTAAAGACAGCGCTGCCACGGCTGCCTATTTTATCGACAGCAATATCGGTTGCCAGTTATACCGTGCCAAGGGATTCAATGCGTCATATCCGGTAGAACAGATGGTGGCTGAACAATTTGCCGATAAAACCGGGCTGAAGCTGATAAGCCATAAAATCGCGTATGCGGGCAAATGCGAATATGATTCGCCCACCAGCGAGTCTGTCGTGAAAGACCAATTGATTATGTCCATGATGATTGACTACATGATAGCCAATAATTATCACATTTTCAGCCTTGGCTGTTTTCGTTCCGATACTTTGACCATTGCCAATCCCAAGCTCAACCTGTCGGATTCTGACGAAATCATCAAGGCTTTCGTGAAGGCGGTTAAGGCTACCTTTCCCGCTTTGCGCTATATCACATCGCCGTTTAGAACCACGCATCATGCCAAGGCCTATCTCTATCACAAGCACATGGATTGGGTTAAACATACACAATCCTGCCTAATACCGGATAGGCACAGAAACAAGGTTAGAGAAACTATGGCAGGCAAGTACAACATAGTTATCCCGCCAAACCGCTGCCTATCATGCTGGAAATGCTGCATGGATGCGTATTTGTTAGACCAATGGGGATTTGAAGTCCTGCCTGCAGATGCCTACCAAAACCAAGTTTTGCGGATATTGCGCAAGTCTGTCGCTGAAGAAAATTTGACGGTTAATCCGGCTACAGACGAAGAATTGTTAAATGTCTATACGCCCAAAGAAGAGGTCGAGCGGTATAAGCTTATCGACAATGTATTGCATGATATTGATACTGGCGAAATCCGGGATTTAATCGATACCCATCAATACCAAGATAAAGCATGTGATACCGTGGCAGATTTCTTCTAATGCCCCACAGTCGCTTCACAATCGCCACAGATTGCGACGACGCCATAGGGTAATACCATAACCTAGCTCAAACAAAAAACGCCCTTTTCGGGGCGTTTTCGCATTGGCGCGTATCAAACGTAATACACGCCCGAAGAATCATTCCAAGTATCGTCTTGGTCAATCCCGTTGACCACAAACATAAACAGGGGTTCTTCATCCATCGCTTGAGCGCTTAGATTGCGTATGGCCTTTGGAGCGTCATTGAAACTGTCTCTGAAGTAGGGTGTGGTCGTCAGCAAGGCAAACAATACCAGCGTCATCACAACATCATCGTGCTTATTGTTGTCTGCTTGGTAACTGCTTCCCTTCTTCACAAAGGTAGTCAGTTCTGTAATGGCAGCGGCATCATTGGTTATCAGGCACTGTGTTTCCATGAGCGTCTTCAGATTGCTGCAGCCTATGGATTTGGTTTTCTTAGTCGTCCGTATTCCCAAGTTCTGCGGGCTGAAACGTATATCGCCTTTGGTGGCGTCATAGCAAATCAGGTTTTCATACTCGTAATCCATCCATAGGGTCTGCGCCACGCCGTTGCCTATACTATTGGTTTCAACGGCCAGCCATGCGTCATTGTAGGCCTTGGCAATCTTGAATACCTCGTCAGCGAATGGCAGCGGGGTTATCAGGTTATTGCGGTAGACGGCCACATGCCTGTAGGGCATAGCGGTAACATCAAAGACCGATACCACGCTGCTGTCGTTGCCCGTACCTTCTGCCACATCGGCAATGGCCACATAGACATGGTCTGGCTTGGGTTCTTCGTACACGCTAATCTTGTCTGAAGTAAATTCTGGCAATGGCGTTTTAATGGCCAATCTGCGCAATGTCGAACCGGATAATAACGTAGCAGCCGAACCCAAGAAGGCACATTCAAATTCCTGTGCGAACTCTTGCGGCGTCATATTGGATTTCGTGTCGGCCAGCCATTCTTCGTCGTAGTTGGGATTATGCGTGTAATCGTAGAGCAGCGGGACAAACTTATTGCGTTTCTCTTCTGCTTCGACCCACAGCTTGTAAAACAGGTTCATACCGTTAGGCGTACTGGTAATGATAACCTGCGTAGTTTTACCGGATGAAATCACTGGATAGGTTGAAGTATAGAAGGCCACATCATTTTCGACGTGGGCAAACTCATCCAAGTAAACGATATGGAAACTACGGCCACGGATTGATGAAGAGGAAGTAGCAGCGGCAACAATCTTCGCGCCGTTACCCAATTCGACACTATACTTGTTCCATTCTTTCACGCCTACCTGCATATACCACGGCAAGGCTTCATAGGCGCGTTTCAGCCTATCAATTACGTCAAGGCTTGAATCCGCTTTGTTGGATAGGATGGCAATGCGTATATCCCTACGGGTCAATGCTTGGTGGAGTAGATAGGCCACGACTGTCGTAGTTTTACCCATCTGCCTAGCCATCATTGAGATAACAAAGCGGTTGCTGTAGCAGGTAGAAATGAATTCTTTTTGGTAATCCCGCATCTTGAACAGGGTAAACCCGCCGTCCAAGTCTAGGATTTTCACATAGTTGGCGACAAAGTACAGGATGTTTTTAGCGCATTTCTTGAGCTCGGCATCCTGTGCCTTGGTAAGCGGTATCAATACCCCGGCGCGTTTCAAATTGCGCTGGTTCATGTAGCACAGGTTTTTCTTGTCGATTTGGCCGTCTTTAATCATCGTCGTGGCCTATATTAAATCTGTCTTTGGGGCTTTCCACGGCAGCCTGATAAGCATCGGATGTATCGGCTTGGATAACAACGTTGGCCGTCTGCGCTTGGATATTGGGTTGCTGCGTGGTTCTTTGTTCTTTGGTTACGGATGCGTTCAGGGAGACTAGAAGCTGATTCATCTCGGTTACAGTTTTCAAGAAGCCGTTGAGCGCGATAATGGCCTTGTCGCTTCTTGTTTCTTCGACTGCGCCTACAACATCCGGGAAGGCATCCATCGCGCCTTGTATAAGCAGGCGGATATTGTGGCGGGCATCCTTGTAATCCAATGTGGCATTGGTGGCCATCTGATTGCGGAAGGCCTGAACCTTCGACATGAAATCCGCTTCTTCAGTATGCTCTTTCACTGCCGGAGCAGGCGGGGCAATCGGCGTTGCCGCGTTTAGCGATTTGGAAATGGGGTCGACGTAGTTACTCATCGGGGTCTACCTTAATAATATGTTCTTCAATCCTGTGCGGGTCAGTCCTGTTGGCTTCCCTTGGGATAACTTCAGCCGTCAGAGTTTCGTAGATTTTATTGTAATCAGACGCGCCAAGATGCAGGATGGTTTCCTTAATGCGGTTGGCCGTTTCATTCGGGCTGTACAGATAGCCTTGCACGGTAAAGGATAGTGTCCACAATACCGAACGTGGCTGGCTGTATTCGCCTTCCCATGTATCTTCATAGCCCGAGCTGTTGAGCGTGATGGTATAGTCATTGCGGAAGCCCATGCCGTCCACATCATCGGCTGTTACGTTAAAACTGGGCTTGAACAATGGCAGGATTTGTTCGACTACCTTCAGGCTTTCTTCAAAGCGCAGGGTTTTGACATACAGCTCGAAAGTAAAGTCGTAGGGCACGCGGTTAAACTGAACTGTCTTGGTATCGTGGCTTTCCAAGCGCTGCCGCTTGTCAGTCATCCTTTGCGGGGCATAGGCAATACCCGTCATGTAATACGCCATCCTAGGCAGGGATTGCTCTGTCTTGATGTTATACAGGTCGGGGCGCTCTTGCTGGAAATTGACGAACTTATCCCGGCTGGCATAGTACAGCGGCACTTTGCGGATTTGGTCGAAATCATCGATTACATGCAAGCTGTTAAAGACTGTGCCAAATATCACGACTACCCGCTTGATGGTCTCGTGGTAGAAGGGGGTGGTTAGGGCGGTGTGCATTAGGTTCCTCCAAACGGATTCTTCTCGTCAAACTTAACAAGGGTATCGGCCTTGTCTTGGACTTCTTGGTTCTGCGTAGCCAAATCATTGTAGTAATCCATCGCGGCAAACTGTTCTGTAAGCTCGGGGATACTGTCAAATATCGGCGTTTCGATTTTCTCGTTATAGTTTGGCGTGTAGTTAGTAACCTGCAGGCGATACAGGAAAGCCCGGCCATGCTGCCAATTGGTATCTGCAAAATCAACGTGGTTGATGATGAACAGGTTATTGGTAAAGGTAGCGTGGCCATAGCCAAAGTAAACCAAGTCGCCTTCCAGCGGGCGCTCCAATACCTTCAGGCCTTGGGATGCCCGTTCAGCCTGTGCTTCCTGCCAGCGGCGTTGGGATATTTTGATGCTGCCTGTGTTGTCGATATTCAGGCCAAACTGATTCATGAACTCGTTTGTGCCTTGCCAGCCTGTTACATTATCGCTAATACTGGCTTCTATCACAAAAGAGTCTTTGAACTTGGATGCCTTGGCCTCGGTAAAGATTTCGTCGACTGCAAACTCGCTGCGGTGGATGTAGGTAACGTCAAAGCCGCTGATTTGGATGTCTTCGTCGACTAGGTCGGCAAACAGCGCTTGTTCATTATGCGCTTCCAGCCTGTCAAAAAATGGATTGACTGCCATCGGTAGTATCCTTTAATGATATATAATGATATGTAGTAAATTTACTTCCTTTTTTATAGAAGCGGAATTTTCTTTGGAAGTATGTTCGTTTATTAACCAAAAATATTTACCAAAATCTACAAGTAGACCCTGCCCTGATGTTATTTATCAGATTGAATTATAGAACATTCTAAATAGTTATATCAAAAACAGAGTAGAAAAAAATGACTATTAAACAAAAATCTTATAAATTTAGGTTATATCCCAACCAAGAGCAGAAAATTATGTTTGCCAAGACATTTGGCTCTTCACGAGCTATTTGGAATATGATGTTAGCTGACAAAATCAAGTATTATGAAGAAACTGGAAAAATTTTAAATAATACGCCTGCACAATATAAAAAATTTTTTCCTTGGTTAAAAGAGGTTGATAGTCTAGCATTAGCGAATGTTCAGCTCAATCTTCAAAAAGCGTATAAATCTTTCTTTCAATCTGGTTTCGGTTTCCCAAAATTCAAGAAAAAACGTCATCATCAATCTTACAAGACCAATAACCAAAAAGATAGTATTGCCCTCGACAACAATACCATCAAATTGCCTAAAATTGGTTGGGTCAAAGTCAAAATCCACCGTAAGGTCACTGGTATTATCAAAAGCGCGACTATATCAATGACAGCGTCTGGGAAGTATTACGTTTCGATTTTATGTGAAAGTGAGATTGCCCCCCTTCCAAAAACAGGGTCTAATGTAGGGATTGACCTTGGAATTTCTTATTTTGCCGTTCTTTCAACAGAAGAGAAAATTGATAACAAGCGTTTTTTAAAACAACTGTCAAAGAAACTGGTTAAAGAGCAGAAAATATTATCACGCAGGGCATTAGTTGCCCAAAAATCAAGTAAAAAACTGTCTGAAAGTAAAAACTATCAAAAACAACGTCTAAAAGTCGCCAAAATCCATGAACAGATAGCAAATAAACGACGATATTTCCTTAATAAGATAAGTACAGAAATTGTCAAGAACCACGACATCATCTGTATCGAGGACTTATCAAGTAAAAATCTCATGAAAAATCGGAAATTAGCTAAAGCTATTGGGGACGTTTCTTGGCATCAATTTGCTAGAATGTTGGAATATAAGGCTGATTGGTACGGAAAAACTCTATCAAAAATTAGTCGGTGGCACGCCTCATCTCAAATCTGTTCAGATTGTGGGTTTGCTTCTGGTAAAAAACCACTTTATATTAGAAAGTGGACATGCCAAAATTGTGGGCGTCATCATGATAGAGACATCAATGCTAGTATCAATATACTACACGAAGGAATACGTCTAGTATCGTAACAAGAAAAAACCGCAGGGACTACGGGGATAGCTTGGTAAATTTGTGTAACCTCTGTTGGTTAATCAATTAATCAATAAGTCTGCATATTACCCAAGAAACGCCTGCCTATACATGATAGTGTAAGTAGGTGTGGTTCACATATCAGAAGGATAGCGGGGATACAGGATTCGTGAAATATGTTAATGATTGTTGAGGATGGGATGGGTTGCACCCTCAACAACCAACCGATACCCCGTTGAACAGAAATCCTTATCCCACAAACAGTTACCAACAATCCTAGAAATCCTAGGATTTTAGATAGAATGTTAATGATATGGCAGACATTGAAGATGAAGTAACAGGCGTGAAGAAGCCAAAGCTGAAAATCAAGCTGAAGCAGCCCAATAAGGCCAAACCGCATGTGAAGCTGAAGCGGATGGATTTGCCACAGCCTAAGCCGAAAGCGGTTAAAGAACCGGAAAAGCCAAAGCTGAAACGGGTTGCCCCGATTAAATCCAAGAAGGCCAAGGAAGCCGAGAAGGCTGCCAAGGCCAAGCCTGAAGCTGCGCCCAAAGAAACCAAGGCCAAGACTGCCAAGGATACCAAGCCCAAGCGTACAGCGAAAGACACTAAGCCTTTACGAACTGCCAAGGATACCAAGCCTGTCAAGACTGCCAAGGCTGCAGCGGCTAAAACGGCCAAACCCAAGTTGACTAAGGCAGCGCCAAAGCAGCCTAAATCTGCAGTTACTCAAGCGCCGGAAGAGAAGAATGCGATTGAAAAGAAAGTTCGCATTGCTACCCGGCAAGGCCGTCTGAAGAAACGTGCCGACAGCAGCCTGCGCTGGTATCTAGGCAAGCTGCGTGATGCAGGTGGTAGTCATGATGAACGCAATGTGGCCACAGCGGTATCCAGCCGTCAAAAAATGTATATCGGCGGGATGTATCAGTATGTCTATGATGCCAAGACCAAAGAGAAGCTGCCTTACTGGGATGCCTTCCCGCTGATTGTCTGCATCAACGTGTATGCGGATGGCTGGCTAGGCCTTAACCTGCATTACCTACCGCCTATCTTGCGGGCAAAGCTGCTTGATAAGTTGATGGAGTACAGCAAGACCATTAGAACGGGCGGTAACGGCAAGCGAACTTACATGCACCTGTCCTACAAGATGCTGACTAGGCTGTCGCAAGTGCCCTTCTTTCAGCATTGTATTAAGCGATACCTAGCCAGCCATGTTCAATCCAAAATCATGCGCGTAAATTCGAGCTTTTGGGAAGAAGTGGCCTTCCTGCCGACACAGCAATTCAAGAAAGCCCCTGATTCTACCGTTTGGAAAGATGCTAGGAGATACAAATAATGACCAAAGCAGATATGTCAGTGCTGAAGCTGTTCAGCGAAATGCAGCGTGGTATATCCATCCCTAACAAATACCGGATGGAGTTTAACCTGCCTAAAGGCGTGCCCAATACGGGCAGGATTACCAACGACCAATCAGAACAGGGGCGAATCAGGCAATCGCAATCCCTGTATAATGGTACTGGCGCAATCAACATTATGTGCCACAGCGCCATGTTCCCGGATAGGATGCTGCAGAGCTATGAACACAAACAGATGGTCATGCCCTACCGCGTGCCCTACAGTCAGATGTATAACCCGGTAACAATGACCTTCTATGCCGACAGCACGCTCAATACGCGGCGCTACTTTGATATTTGGCAAAATGCCGTGGTTAATATCCACGACAATACCCTGAACTTCTATTCGGAGTTCACATCGGATGTGCATATCTGGGCATTGGATAGGGAAGGGAATGACGCTTACGGCGTGAAGCTGATTGAAGCCTATCCATTAACATTGGCCAGCGTTGATTTGAGTTACGGTAATAATGCCGTGCAAAACGTGACGGTGACCTTTTCATACAAATACTGGGCTACCTTGGATGATAACCGTGGCGAAGCTCGAACCATTGTGGAGAAACCTTATGGCAAGAGGTAAGGAAAAGCCTTACTTAAACCCGTGGCTGTTTAATGGGAAACCTTTTGATACTGTGCCTGAAGGGGCATTTGGATTTGTTTACCTGATTACCGAGCTTGAAACGGGGCGGCGCTATCTTGGCAAGAAAGTATTTTGGTTTAAGCGCAAGCAGGCCGGGAAACGTGCCAAGGTAGTCAAAGAATCAGATTGGAAGCATTACTGGTCTTCCTGCGTGGCATTGAAGGATTTGGTCAAGGAAAAAGGCGTTGATGCCTTCAAGCGCGAAATCTTGGCTATCTGTACTACAGAGCGGGATATGAATTATCTTGAAGTCAAATACCAGTTCGGCTTCAATATCCTAGAACAGCCTGAAGGGTGGTTCAACGAAAACATCAACGGTAACTGGTATCCGAAAAACTATGTGGGCTTGGCCGAAAGAACAAGTTTTAGCATTTCGTAGCTTTCGTGTTCGAGATGATAGTAATAAAACTGCCACGGATTTTTTCATTCCGTGGCAGTTTCTGCTAAACCTTAAGCCCATGAAATCGTGAAAACGCGGTACTCATCCACATATACATGGTAGCCCGCGCCCTGCAAATGTTCTTTGGCTTCTACCACATCAACCCCCATGGGCGCTTCAATGATGGCTAATGTCTTTCTATGATTAACCGCCTTGGTAATGGCCAATGCTACCATGACATACCACTCACTGTTTCTGATAGGCAGGTAATCAAGCTTTTGTTTGGCCTTGTAGATAAAGCGAACTTGGCTGGCATAAGGTATCATGATTATTCTTCCTGATTAACCGAAGTATTCGTCTGCATCTTTCTGTGGCGGATACAGCATCTCTTCTACGCTTTCTTTCAAGCGACCCCATTGGATGAGCATACGGCGCTCTTTGCCCAACGTTACTTTGTAGCCTGCAGCGACGAAGATGCTTTGGATTTCCAGCGGGTCGTAATACGCGGGCAATGTCAAGGCCATCGCGTTAATGCCTGCCAAGGCTACTTGTTTGATATTGGTCAGAGCTACCATCTGACACCAAAGGTTGGGCGGTAGCTCTACATTGGGTTCAAGCTTGGTAAATTGTTTGGCCAATGCCGCGTCAAACAGCAATGGCTGGTCTTCATAGTTTATGGCTTGGGGTTGTTTGATTTCCATTATCGTTCCTTTCAAGAAAAAAGTTTGAGTAAAATTTGTTTGGCCGTGGCCTGTATGGCGGGGATGGCCACGGAGTTACCGAATTGCTTATGGGCTGAAGAATCGGCCACGGGGATTTTGAAGGTATCGGGAAAGCCCTGCAGCCTTGCCCATTCCCTAGGGGTCATCTTGCGGATGCCTTCGCGGTTTACTTCGCCTTTAATGCGGGTGGTTGGTGTGAAATCGGTAATGCGTTTGTCAATTACCAAGTTTCGCTCCCTGCCCATCCCGCCAACCACAATCGCATTGGCAATCCCGTTATCGGGGATGATTTCATAACCAAAGCCGTTGCCTTTATCGGCGTGACGCTGCTTATGCTTTCTTAGGGTATCAAGATATTGCGTTGACAGATAGTATTTGGTTGGTACAACATCTTGTTCGCGAATATCCAAGAAGGTTGTTTGGATACCTGAAGGGGCGGGATATTGAAAGCTTGAAACGCCTGTATCGGGATGAAACCCTACAATGAAAATCCTCTCGCGATTTTGCGGAACGCCAAAATCCTTTGCGTTCACAATTTGCGGCTCGGGGACGAAATATCCCAAATCTTCGCGCAAGGTATGTAGGATAGTCTGCAGGGTTCGGCCTTTGTCGTGATTAACCAATCCTTTTACGTTTTCCAATGCGCCGTGGAGCTTCTGCGATTTACCACGCAACATGGATATTACGGGCTTTGGTTACGGCTACGGTATAACCTGCAGCGGCAATGCGGGCAGCGATATACCCGATACTGTACTCGCTGGGGATAACGGCAATCGAAGCATGGTCGCGTCCTACACGGCGCATAGTTTGGATATGGTCAAGAGCAGTTCTGATATAGTTTTGCATTTCTTGGTTTCCTTTGCGGTTAAGCATTTCACGGGGGATATAATAAAAGGATATTGCATTTAATGCAATATCCTTTACTGTAAAGATTTGGTAAATCTTATTCGTCATTGCCACGGTTTCGTCCAGCAATGACGAGGGCATTTTCATGTTCAATCGCGCCGGGTACTTTATCGAATGGGATAATTTCCCATTGTTCGTCGCAGATTGACGGTAAATCAATCCCCGGCCAGCCTAGTGTGGCATGGATGCAGCCAAGCGGTTCGTAGAAGTAATATAAGACGCCTGTATAACGGTTTCTTGCAAAGCAGGGAAGCTGCGGTGGATTGTCTGTGCCAATGCGGATTTCTTCTAGGATGTCATCCATCAAGAACTCTGATTCGAGGTCGATAATGTCATATTCTTTACCCTCGTAGCAAATCAGATTGTAGTCATAGCGACGCCCGCCAATTTCAAGGGATTTGTCGCGGTAGGATGATGTTACCTTGAATGGTACGGTATCCCTATTGGATAAAACAAATGTTGTTGTAAACGGGCATGCCATCAGGTAGCGCCGGATAATCTTAGCGGCTTCGGGGGTAAAGCGGCCTTCTTCGTTGTACAAAGCTCGGTATTTGTTGGTCATTTTTCTTCCTTCCATGAAACAATTAATCGGTAATTTTGCCATCGCCCATCTGGCGCTGATGTGACAGATGCTGCATACCCCTTGTCGCTTAGGGCTTGGATAATCAATTCGGGGTTCAGATTGGGTAATAGCGGGATAGTGGCAGATAAGTATCCGTCGTCGGCTTGTTCGCAAATGGCCTTAACACATGTTTCATGCAGCCATTTGGTTGTTCGTTCGTCGATACTGCGCTTACTGGTAGCCAGTTCTCGCATTGCCTCTGCGGATGGTATCGGTGTCATAAGAGAAATATCTTTCACGGGTTAATCAGGCCTACCATTATAGCGCAAGCAAAACAAAACCGCCAAACCTTTTTACAGCTTGGCGGTTTCTTTCGGGTTACTTGGCTTTAGGCTTTGCCGCTTTCTTGGCAGCGGGTTTCTTGGCTGCCTTGGCCTTTACCGGGGCTTTAGGCTGCGATACGCGCTTGCTTTTCGGGGCGGCTACCGGGGCTTTTGCCTGTACAGGCTTGCGGGTGCGCTTGGTGCATTTCAGGAGCAAATTGAAGAATACGTCGCGGTATTTGTACTCAACAACGAGCTCGTAGCCTTTGGGCAAGCGGCTGTTCAGCTTGGCCAGCGTGCCGTTGATGTCTGTGGTATATACCCCGTGCAATACGCAGCGCATGCCGTTGCCTGACGGATTTGCCAAGGATTTCTGATTGTAGATTTTGCTGCAATACACGTCAAAGGCATTCAGCGCATCGCGGCAAATACAGGTTTCATAGTGGGTAGATTGTGATTTACGTTGAGTCATGGTTAAATTCCCTTTCGGGGTTGTTGGAAAACTTTAATGTGATTATTATACATCATCGTCAAGCTTGAAGTAATCAAGCGGGTCAAGCCTGCCACAAAGGCCAAGGCCGGGCTTAACGCTGGTTCGAACTTCAAAGTGGAGATGGCTGCCCTTGGCCTTGTTAGTCATGCCTCTTGCATTGCCTGTGCTGCCAGTTAATGCAATGCGGTCGCCTGCCTTTACCTGCTGCCCTACTTGGCATTTGATACTGGATAGGTGGGCATAGAAGGTATACAGGCCGTCTTTAATCTTCAGGGTTACTGTCCAGCCATAACCGTCATTGCCACGGGCTACATCGGCGATTACGCCATCATCGACAGCATAGACGCGATAACCGTTGTCGACAGCTAGGTCTATGCCTTGATGCGGTCTAGGGCTACCGTCTTTGTTGGTTCGAACCATTCCAAACATGGCCGACTTCTTACTGCGCAGGCCTGCTGTGCGCAATACGTTTTCATGCAGGGGTTTGTGTTTGAACTGGTAATCAGACATGATAATTCCTTTACGGGCTATACGGATAACCCTATTTACAGCAAATTGGCAAAACGTGCTGCAGTTCCGCCCGTCTTGAATGAGCCCGCATCGGCTTCAATCCGTTTGGTTTCGGCGTTTTTCAGTTTGGATAGGGCGGGGTTCTCGACATCATAGTATTGCTGGCGGGCTTGGTTAACACCAACCACAAAGCGCAGTAATTCGGATTTATCTCCATAACGGGATTTGATTTGCTTGCACATTACCTGATTCATTTCATCCAGTTCGTCGGTGCGGGTAATCGATACTAGGTAGTCAGCTGCAGCGACGACCGCTGTCGAATCAGCTACATCTGACATTTCGGCGTCAGAACTCTTCATGCCCTGTCTGTTAAACTGCACGCCAGTCCAAACTGCTATATCATGGGTAATCCCGATATTGCGCAATTCTTGGGCAATGAACTTTTGATATTCATAGCTGTTGGATTTACCATGGCTAATTAAAGCGCTGGCGCAGATGCCTAGGTAATCAACAAACATTACGTCAATATCAATATTCCTCTTTGCCTTCAGTTCGCGGATGATGTGGCGGAAATGCCCTGAATGGCCTATGCCTGCTTCGTACTGCTTCAGGATTAGCTTGCCGTATCCCTTTTGCTTGATGTAATCAATCTGGTTAAGAAACTCGGTTTTGCCAATCTTGGGCAATCTATCCATGGGCACATTAAGCAGGTTGGCGTCAATACGTCGGCTAATTTCTTCCTCGGCCATCTCAAGCGTGATATACAGTACATTGTATCCAGCCTTGACATAACCTGCAGCTAGGTTACACATGAAGCCTGTTTTACCAGCGTTTACCCCTGCAGCCACGATATTCAAGGTTTTTCTCGGTACGCCCCCTCCCGTCACGCGGTTGAAGACATCCAACTGAAAGGGAATCCTTGCAATCGGGTTTGTATAGTATTCATAGCGGGCAGCCGCGTCTTCCAGCCAGTCATGGCCGATTGATACGTCAAAAGTGATATTAACCGCATCCCTAAGCATGTCGGGGATGATTTCAGGCTTCAGCTTCTTCTCGTCGCCGTTATAGATGGCGATAGAAGTCATGATGGCATTATAGGCAGCCTTTTCACGGCAAAACTTCTCGGCATGGTCTTTCAACCACTCTGCCGTCGGCAAATCCATCTTGTACAGGTCGGCCACATAGCTTTCAAGCTCGGCCTTCTTTTCAGGCGGTATTTCGCCTTTGGTTACTTCGTACAACAAAGCCGCTTCAGATGGCAAGGCATCATAAGTCGCTATGTAGGCATTGATGGCTTCATAAACCGTATTGTCGGCGACCTCGGTAAAGTAATCAGGTTTAAGAAACGGCGCAGCTAATGTGGTAAAGGATTTATCACGGCACAGTGCCGCTAGGATAATCTGTTCTTGGGAGATAGACATGTTGCTAACTCCCGATATTACATCAAGGTGGATAATATCGGGTTACGGGCTAGGGCAGCTTCTTCAGAGCGGCGAATCCTATCCACCATATCGTTAAACACATCTATCGGGTCTTCAAGGCTGGTATCCGGCAATACCTCATTGCCTTCTTCGTCGTAAATCGGCGTCAGCAAATTCACATCGCTTTCGGTTTTCAGGGATAGCAGGTTATAGGTCAACCACTTGGTCAGACGTTTGCGTCGAGTATAGACAATGATGTTGGATAGCAGGGGATAGTCGCTGTTGACATCGGCATGCTGGAATAATTCGTTTTGCAGGGGCAGCACGTCGGAGTTATGAATAACCTTGGCATCATCGGCCAGCAATGATTTAATCCAAGCGGCAATATCCGCCAATGATTTGTCTTGGCCTGCAAAATAAAACGTGCCATCTTTACCATGGGCAGCCATTGCAAAGCGGAAAACGGGTTCGCCTTGGCTTTGCCCCTGTGTTAATACCAGCGTGGCATGGGACGGTTTCTCTCTCAATTCAATCTGCATCATCTTCTTGTTCCTTTCTATCGGCTTCTTCCTGTTGTATCAAACGGTCTCTTCTGGTCAGGATGCCTTCAAAATCTGTGGTATGAACTAACTGCTTGTCGGCTGCAAAGCTGTACTCGAGCATCGCAGCTAAGGCTTTCAGGGTTTCTACCGCATCGGGGTTGGTTTCTTTCAGGGCATGGCTGGCGTAGATATGGTCTTTGCATCGCGCCGTGGCATTTAAACTGGCAAACTTGAACAGGGTTTCCCATTTATCAGATGTGCCGTCTAATACGTCTCGGATGGCTGCGCTGTTATGCACTAGCTCAATGCGTATCCCATCGGGGATATAGAACAGGATTTGATGCAGGGCATGCAGGGCGTAATCACTGCGCGTCAAACAATTATCCCAACCTGTAATGTACTCGGCATCTTCGCCGTGATACTGAACGCGGATGCAATACCCGCCTATATCCTTGGCCAGCGATTTGCAGAATATCATCACGCTTAAGGGATAGATGGTCTGTTCAATCACTTCGCCCCGGCTGTTCAATACTTGGTCTGGCTGCAGCGTGATAAACCCCAAGCTTTCCCGCCAGTTCAGCCTATTTTTCTTCGCTTGCTGCTTTGCTGTAGTCAATTTCAAAATCCCCTTGGAAGGTTGCTTTATAGGAAAGCGTGTAATGGGCTTTCAGTTCATCGGCCAAGCCCCATGCAAATAAGCGCAGGTAAATCTCGCCGTTATCGACTAGGTCTTTGGCACGGTATTTGTCTGGCAGGATTTCCCCGGTTTTCTTGTTACAGAGCTGATACCAGCCACGCGTTTCAGAAACAATCCAACCAAATTCCTGTGCCAGTTCGAACATGCCGCTCCACTTACTGATACCGTTTTCAAAGGATACCATAAGCGGGATTGACTCTCCTTCGCGAACATAGCGTGATTTGTTGGCAGTGATGCGGAAACGATAGCCAAGCAGTTCATCGCCGTCTTTATCCTTGGCCTTGCTAATGTACAGAATTTGTTGACTTGAATATCTTGCGCCGGTGTTATGGGATTTTACCCCATTTTCCAGCGTATAACTATTGTCATCTGCGACTGTAATATCAAAAACAGGCCGACAGCCCAGTTTCGTGATTTTCTTGATTTTCATCATAACGCTCCTTAAAAGCTTTCCAAGATTGATTGTTTAATGGGTTGAAATGGAAATATCCAACCCGCCAGCGAAGTTGTTTAACAAAAGTTTCATCAAAACGGTCAATATCCATGTGGGAACGAAGCATCGCAAAAATCATGCGGGTTTGCCTATTGACTGTCGTTGGTTGTTGATAGGTTTGCCAAATAAAATCTAATTTTGAAAGTATGTACAAGCGAGACGGTTTGGTTTCTTTTTCCCATGGCTTCCAGTTATCAAACCTTTTGCAGATGGGGGATTTTACGCAGTTATCTTCATGATACCGGATATACGCTGATTTTGTCTCGGCGGTTTCCCCGCATACCGAACAAGTAAAAGATAACGGATTTAGTGTTCGGTTATACATTTCCTTAGTCATCCAAATCCGCCGATTAACTAAGTATCTAAAATCTTCATGGGTTACGCGCTCGGATTTGTGAGTGATGATATTATACGCCGTCCGATAAAATTTACATGTTTGATACGAACGTTTCAAGCCCCTTGCAATTACGTCTGGCTGCCAGCCAATGCGCTTACCTTCGTCACGCAGTTTTTGCATTCGAGCTAGAAACTGCCTTGTTAATTCCTTCCCGCGCTCGGTTTGAGCAAACTGTTTATTGTATGCAGAAAGTTTGGCCTTTGTTTCTTCACTATGATGTCTGCCATAAAAACTGCTTTTTTCTCCTTTACAATCAATTAACCGTCCTTGAACCCATCCTTCTTCAAGATACTTCGGCAAATCGTTTTGTCCAACAGTTTTGTTGTTAGTTCCATCGTTAATCCATACACGTCCTTTTGAAACGCCAACATAATCGCCTTCTTCAAAATCTTTCTTCGACACACGCAATGATTTGTCATCTGCAGTCTTTGCGGTTACAAAATCAGGGTTGCAAAAGTTTCCGCCCGTGGCAGGCATCATGTTTGCATAACTATCATCTTCCAGCGCATTGTAACGAAGCTGCTGTTTAAGTTCGATAGGTATTAAACCGTTTAAATCTTCAACTTCGCACAAAATTTCAACAAGATAATCTTGTGATTTCATCAAAATTTTTGACAGCTTCCCACTTGTATAGTAAACCTTCCCATCGCGGTCTATCATGTTCTTGCCGTCGAAATTACAATAACTTTTCGAACCAATGTAATAATACGGATAAACAGAATTTTTAATGTTTTGGAGAAAATGGATGCGGTAAACAACATGCTTTAAATTCATCATCATGCTCTTGTAAGTTATATACAGGATATATTTACAAGAGCATGATAGGCTTCTATCAAAGTATCGTTTGTCCTTCTGATAGATTGGTTATGGGCTGCCACCCATTTTCAGTCAAAAATTTATGGCGGTAGCTACAAATAACCCTGCTGCCATCTTCAAATTCGACCTCATAACATTCAGGATTACCTTCATCCAAGGTTTCAGGCGTCCATGTATGTGTAACAGGTTTCCAATCATTAGTGTGGGTCAATACTTCATCGCCAACCAATACTTCTTTCATCGGTACAAACCCGCGTCGGGTAACAATATTAGTGTCACCATCAACGCACCCGCCTTTCATCTCTGTCTTGCTATACATTTCTAAAGTCTGATAAACCGCGTTAATAACCACAATCGGGATATTCAACACAACCGACTTGGCATTCATAATCCTGAACAGGCTGCCCATATCCTTAGCCCGGGTCATATCTGCCACATTCTTGCCGTCTTCGGCGTCTGATACTTCCTTCAGGCTTGGCAGCATGCCGATACTGTCGATAAAGATAATCACGTGGTCGCCACGGTTGATGTTAATCAGATGATTTGTAATCTCGGTTCGCAATTGCCCAATATCGCTGACGGGCACATGCAGGATGCGGTCAGCCGAAACTCCCATGGATTCGAATGTTTGTTGGGTTACACCGCCTTCGGAATCGTAGAAGATGCAAACGGCGTCATCATACTTGCGCATATAGGATGCGACCATAAACAAGCCCAAGATGGTTTTGAAATGGGCTGACGGTGCTGCAATGGTCGTGATACCTGTGGGTAATCCGCCCAGTACATCGCCAGATAGGATTAGGTTCAATGCCGGGATAGGGGTCGTGGCGCAATCCTTGACATTGAAGACATCGGATTCGGATAATACATTAACCAGTTTGTTTTTGGTACTGGCCTTTAGCTTGTTGAGTAAATCTGACATGGCTACTCCTTGAGATATAGATGCAAAAATAGGTGGCGCACCAGTTGGGCACGCCACCGTGGTTATTTACGGGCTGATTATAGCAGATTAAAAGAAATCATCCAAGGCCGACGCTTCAGTTTTCCAGCCTAGCAAATCGGTAAAGGATTTGATGGGTGATAAGAACATTTGTTCATACTGGCCTTCGTAATCGATATATTCATGCAAGCCCATCTCCGGCGGTAAATCATCCTTGTAGGCAAAATAGTAATAGCCCGTGGGATTGGGTTCGGTTAAGCGGATAATCTTGACCTTGTCGCCCGATTCAATCGGGGCAATATCAAACAGCTTCTTCTCTTGACGCAATCGGTTAAAGGATACGCTTGCCCTGACATTGAACGGGGCGCGTGGTTTGGCCACAAAGCCGTTGCTCCATTCTTCAATCCCGTTGACGCCCTTATTGCGGGCAATGTCGTTGGGCTGGCGCTTGATGAAATACTCGTGGAAGGTTTCAAGGCGCTGCTGCAATTCGGCTTCCTTGTCATCATCCAGTATCAGCTTCAGGCATTCAACCATTTCAGCCCTTGCGAAATCCGGAAGTTCTGACCGAGCTGTTTCAATACCCATCATCTTAATGTGGGGTTCTGCATACCTTACGCCTTCGTTGTCGTGTACTCGCAGGATATAGTTTTTCTTGGCACGCCATATCCCGACGTCGGCGATTACTTCGCGCTTCATCGACATAGCATTGGTATAAGCGCCTAGATAATCTGCCAATTCTTCATATGATTTCTCAATATGGGGTTCAATCGATTGCGCCGCTATGGCATCGACAAGGTCAACCAGTTTAGATAATGGGTAGTCTTGGCCTGCAGTGAGTTTGTCTACAATACAACCCATTGTAAAATATCGGGAATCCGTATCCCCGGCGACCACCCATTCTTCTGCAGGTTTGTCTTTGCCCAGCATCTTGTTCAGTAATTCAACCACCTTGCGCTCAATATAGCGGCTGGCAAGCTGGCCTGAAGTCGTAATACCTTCGGCCATACTGTGATTGTAATAGCGGAATCCTTCGTTGCCAAGTGCGCCGTACAAACTGTTAATGGCAATTTTCACGGCCATTTGGCGGGCATCATAGACAGCGATTTGGCTTATTGCGTGGTTAATCGCCGCATTATCTTTTACAGGCTGCTGAAGTAGGCGCTCAAGCTCTTTCTGCCACTTCTTCATTTCCTTCTTGTAAGCCACGCGCTTATCAAAGAATTTCTGAATAATCTTGGGAAACCAACCCAAGCGGGATTTATCAAACATCGCGCCATTTGCCGTCATGGCATAGCCTAGGCGCTTGGCTTCGAGCAATTCGGGTATATCGGGCTTGCATACCACCAGCTCGTCTATCAGGCCTTCCCGCATTTGGCTAGGATGGCGCAATGTTTCCGGGCTGATATTGTATTGCTTGATGACCATGGGGTACCAAATATGTTCAATCAGGGTTGCTAATCCTAATCCGCGCCATTACGCGCTGCTCATAGTCGCCTATGAGTTCAGACTATATCATATACTGCTTACGCAATATCCTGCTGTTTCCCCGCCGCTTGGCAGGTACTCTACTCGATTCGGTATAGACCGTCTTTCGATAGTCGTTGAACAACCCCTTATTGGGATTGCTGCTGATTGTCTTGTTATACAAGAGTTCCCAGCAATTAAGCAGGTTTTTCAACTAGTGTTACCACTAGAAGCCCCATATCAGTTTAGGGAAGTAAGGTCGAAGGCCACTACCCAGCGAGACTTGCCCACTATCACATCATTTACAAATGCGCCGACAAACGGCTGTTTCTGTTTCTGCCGATTCGGCGGTATCTGTATCCCCGCCCGTTTAAGCTCGTTATAAACCACGCAATCCCAGTATTTGACCTCACCAAATATGTGAGTTGGATTAACATGCCCCTGATAGGCCACGGTATAGACCAAATACAGGTATTTCAGTTTTTCGTCGAGCTCGTTAATCAAGGCCACGTCGCGGATGTTATACCTGACAAACATGGTAGGGTTGCCCAAATAAAACTCTTTCAGGCTGTCAAACCCGCAATAATCCAGTTTGCCTTTGCCAAGCTCGTGCTGTGCCACGGTTTCAAGCTTGTAATCCGGCAGGGTATCGTAATTAAACTTCTTGTACAGGTCGTGATAGTCGAGTAGGTCTAGCCCTGCGACTTCATAGATGCTGCCTTCAGGCTTGCCTTCAAAGCGGGAAACATCCCTAAACGGGCTACCGTAAACATGCTTGTAGATGGGCGATAGCTTGTAAATGTCGTCGGGTACTATCTTCAAGCCGCGATTGATTAAAAAAGTGAAGTCGAACCTTGAGGAGTTCCATCCGGTAGCAGCATCCGGGCTTAGATATTGCCATAAGTTTAAGAATTTCTTAAACAATTCAACTTCATCCATGCAGACGATAACTTCGCTGTAATCATCTTTCATGGTATCCAGTTCGGGACGGTAGTCTAACGTGGTAAATGTAATGCTGTTTGGACTGCCTATCATGCGAACTGTGATGGAGTTTACCTGCTGTGCCGCTTCTTGTGGCTTGGGAAAGCCTTTGCCGATTTCAGTTTCAATATCGATATTGGCAATCCTGATATATTGCATATCAAATGCAATCTCTTCTTCGGGGTAGGTATCGGCAATGAACTGGATATAGGCATCCTGCATGCCGTATATGTCGAAGAGGTCGTTATATTCTTTGACGTATTCGCGCATCTCGCGATTGCTGTCAAATACCTTACGCTTCAGGGCGTCGTCATATAAAGAAAAACTATCGGGTTCGTCAGTCTCCTTAGCTTTGATAAATAAATTGAATTGATGGGGCACTACTTCGATTTGCCTGTTTCCGTGCTTGTCGACAAATCGGTGCACTACCTTGTTTTTTTGGATACTCACATTCGTGTAGAATGGACTGCTCATGGATAAATACCTTTCGCAAATGTCGGATTTGATACAGGGCTTTGGTGTCGGCTTTGCCGTGGCCACTACCGTGTATCTGCTTATTGTATTTTACCGCGCCGCTGCTGGCAAGGATATGTCGGATTTGATTACATCGGATGCAGCGGGCAATAAGGTGTCGCATACCAAGTTTTGGTCTAACGTGGCCTATACGGTAACGACCATATCCCTGCTTAAGATTAACTTTGACCCTGAACGCACTCATGTGCTACCTGAACTTTGGCTGATTTACTTGGGCACAGTGGCAGGGCATGCTACGGCTGCCAAGTGGATTTCTACTCGGTTGGGCAATAAACAGCCTGATATACCTGAAAACGAAGAAGCGGTTGAAGAAGAACCCGAAGAAATCCCCGCTGAAGAAGCGGAAGCCGTTGAAGTTCAGCAATTGGCCGATACTGCTTCACAAACGCGAAGCCAGCGCGTTAAACGCAAGAGCTAGGCTAGGGTATTACCTAACCCCTTAATCGCAATCTGTGGCGATTGTGAAGCGGCTGTGGCCTATATCTGTAAAAACATCCCTATCGCATCGGATAGGGATGTTTCTTTATCAGAGTTTATCGCGGGGCGATAATGGATTGCTGTGGGGCGACAATCTTGCTGAACATCTGCCGATATTGCTCGGCCACTTGCGGGATAGGCGTGTACTCTTTGAAACCAAACAGGCAATCTTTGGCTGATACCGTGATACTGGTTTCTTCGGTCATATCCAGCAAAGGCACAAACATAACCTGATGCATGCTGCGATTAACCAATACGGGGTTGGCCAATTCGACTTCATTATCAAGATTGCGGTTGATAACTTGGCCAATGATTGCGCCTTGCTGGGTCAGCAATAGGATTACATCATTCATCTTTGGCAGCCTCTTCAACGGGTTCTAAACGGGTTTCATAAGGCGTGGTAGTTCCGGCACTACATCTGCCTTTGGGTTTGGCTTCTTCGGCGCTTTCCATTGCTTCAGGTTCTAAGGCCTTCGTGCCAGTGCTACCGAATCCGCCTTTGCGCCCACCTTTCGTTGGCTTGGCTTCTTCGCCTTCGGGGATTTCCAAGGCATCGTTTTCCATCTTGGCCAAATAGGCTTGACACAGACGTGTGCCGTGGGGGATGAACTGGCGCTGGCGGGTGGTATTGAACAGGGTAATACCGACTTCTTCGTGGTAATCGGCATCAATCACGCCAACGCAGTTAATCAGGGATAAGCCGTGTTTTAAGGCCAAGCCGCTGCGTGGCACAATCAACACGCCGTATCCGGCAGCAATATTGAACTTCAGGCCTGTCGGGATGCAGGCACGGCCATTAGGTTCTAACCAAAAGCCCAGTTCGCCCGTTTCAGGCAATACCTTGGTCTCAACAACAGTCTTGTGGTTATCGTCAAACCATACGGGCACATAATCCCCGCTGTTGATACAGGCCGACAGGTCAAAGGCGAAGCTGTCTTGAGTAGCCTTCTTGGGCGCAATGGCATTGGGTTTGCATTTAGTGATAGTCCAAAGATGATTCATGATAATCCTCCGTCATAATTGAATTTGCGAAACTCGTGGTACTTAACCACGTTTACTTTATGGCTGTCGCGGAATTGCGGTGTGCCATATACGGTTGCCAACCCCCATCTATGAAGCAGATGCACAATATTTTCCAAATACTGCTTTTCATCTTCATCTAATTCGGGGATGGGTTGATTGCCCCGCTTCAGTGTTCTGAACTGCTTGGCATGGCATAGGTATTGGCGCTTGCCGACTATGTAGCAGTAACACATCCTATGCAGGGTATAACCTTCCCCTTTTACAAACTTCATTAGGCCGATACGGCGCAGGGTTTCCCTAAGAGTAATCAGCTCGCGCTTGCCAAGGGGTTCGATTTCCCATAGTACAACATCTGTCATCGTCCAAACCCTCCCTGAAAGGCATAATCGCGCAAGGCGGGCAATCTATCCTGCAGCATAGGCAATACTTCCAATGCCCGCTCGGTATTGTAGCCGTAAACCTGCTTAATCAGCTTAATATCGTCATCTACCACAGGGCGCTTGTGCCATTTGCCATAACGGCGTGGGTTCTTTGGCAGCAAGTGATAGTAGAAACGATATGTCGCATCCTTGGGCAAGTGATAACCAAACTTGTTGGCCTCGTTGGCTGCAAATACCGTGTCCTTGGTATTCGAGTAAATGGCATTCAGCATGTAATCACTGCCCGCTACTTCTTCAAGCGGTAGGATGCCTGCCTGTGCGTTGATGTTCTTGGCAATATCAAAAGGCGATAGTGGCATAATCTATCTCCTAGATGTATTGCAAATCTGCCATTAACTCTGTCAAGAAGGCCATCAGGTTGATTTCCTTGTTGACTACCATCGCATTCTTGTGTTGGTAGTCGTTGAAATGCAAGATGAATTGCGGGATGCTGGCAGGCTGAACATACTGGTCGATATGGTTATACAGGGAACGGCCTAACACGTTGATGTCGGTGTCGGGGTTCTCGGCTACCCATTTGCGCATATCGGAAAACTTCTTGCCTTTGAGCATCTCGTAGATAACATCAACCATTTCCGAACTGGCCATACCCAATGCACCGATTTCCAATGTGCCGCTTTGACTATACCGCTGGATATTGTTCAGGGTTTTGCGGAAATCGGGAAAGAAATGCACGGCCACCTTGGTCAGCAATTCGGGGTCATACTGGATACCTTCCTGCTGCAGGATTTGGATAAGGCGTTTAACCCATGCCATCAGGATAGCGGGCTTTTCTTCTTTGGTTAATGTGAAATCAAACTCGAGCAAGCGGCTATGCAGCGGTTCAATGATTTTATTCTTGAAGTTGGCGGTAAAGATGAAGCGGCAGTTTACCGAAAACTCCTCAATGAAGTTTCGCAGGGCTTGTTGGGTAGTTGACGTTAAACCGTCGCTCTCGTCCATAATAACGACTTTTATCCCCCCGTCAAGCGATACGGTAGATGCAAACTCCCTAATGGTAGTGCGCAGGGTGTCAATATTACCGTTTTCAGAACAGTTGATGACAATATAGTCGCATCCCAATTCTTTGCACAAGGCTTTGGCGACGGTGGTTTTACCCACACCACCTGAACCCACTAGCAAAGTATTGATTATTTCGCCTTTTTTAACCATTTCCCGAAACGGCTTCAGGATTCTTTCGGGCAAAATACAATCATCCAAGGTTTGCGGGCGGTATTTTTCCACGAACAAGAATTCACGGGGATTATGAAGAACGGTAGTCATGATTATTTGCGCTCCAAGCCGACTACATAGGCCAAGCCATCGGTGCGCTCAAAGACTACCAAGTCGCCGTTTTGAATGCGTACTGTATAGGTGTCGGGAATCATCTTCAGCAAATCGATATTGCATTGATATTCGTCCTCGGTTTGGCACTCTACCGGGATGTCGAATTTTACTTCATTGCTGGTCGGCTTGTTGGGCGTAAACAGGCGAACCCCTGTTTTGCTGATACCGATACGCTCCAAGCGCAGGATAGCGGCAGTTTTGCGGATATTGTTCAAATCGTGTTCAGACAGCGTAAAGGCTGCCACGATATTGTTCAAATCCGGCAGGGTATCGCGTTTCGGGATAACGTTGGCGCTCTCGAGGTAGGCTTGGCTGCCGTAATAGTAGGTAACGGTTCGATTATCCCCGCTGATTTTCACGCAGCGTTCTTCAAATTCGAACTCGGGGTCGTCGAATGAAGATACTACGTTCAGGAATTCTGACATATCAATCACGGCAAAATCTGTCGGAAACTCGTCTTCAATCGGGGTCAGGCCGACAATGGTATTGCCAAATGATTTGACTGCCAAGCGGCTGCCCTTCTTGATGAAGATGCTGTTATTGATACCGGAAAAGTTTTTCAGGATTTCGAGGGTTTTCTGTGAGATTTTCATAAGGATAAACTCCAAGTACAAGATTACAAGCCGCTAACAGGGGCTAGGGTGGTAAAGCCCTCTACCCGCTGAAAATGGATAAAGGAACGGAAACTGTCGGCCAGTTTTTCGGGCGTATGCGTAATCACAAATACATTCAGCCCGCCAAGTAATTTTAACAGGTCTGCAAAAGCGGTGACGCCTTCTTGGTCAAGGCTGCTGTCAAATACCTCGTCCATGATAAGCAGGTTGCAAGACATATTGGATTTCAGCCTTGCCATATCGCGCCACGCCAGCATAACGGCCATATCGAAGCGCAGTTTTTCGCCTTCGGATAGTTGATTATACTGCATAGGCTCGAAGCCGCGCATCTTAATTTCTTCTTCAAACTGGTTGTTGATACTAAACGTGGCAAACAAGCCCAGTTTCTGCAGATAAAGGTTAATCGTATTATTGATAGTTGGAATAAACTGTTCGATAATCACGGCCTTGATACCGTTATCCTTGAGCAGTTTGGCAACCATGTTATTGTATTCAACCTCTGCCTGCAGGGCATTCAGTTCTTCGCGCTTCGTGACCACTTCCTGCTCAAGCTCTTTCAGTTTGGCTTCATCCTTGGTGGTATCTGCCGTGGCGGTGGCCGGGGCATTAAGCTTGGCAGCAATATCAGCCATATTTTGTAATAGGGATTGATTGGATTGCTTCAGACTGCGCAAAAGGTCATCCATCCTAGCAGCCTGTTGGATAATCTCGTCTTTTTCTTTAAGTTCTGCCTGCAGGCGGTCATATTCTTTATATCGCCGCTGCAGGGTATCTTCGTAGTTCTCTGCTTGGGTATCCAGTTCCATCAGGTAGTTTTCTTTGAAGCCCCTGTCGATTTGCTGGCTGCAGGTAGGGCAGGTGTTATTATCGCGGATAAATGCCCGACGGGTATCGACGTCGGCCTTGCGGATTTGCAGCTTGCCGATTTCGTGGCTGCTGGCAGTCTTTTCCTTGTCGGCAGATTCGCGCATGGCCTTGACTGACTCGAGATTGATGGCTTCCCGCTTGGCAGTTAAATCTTGGATAGCCGCTTTCTGTTCTTCAACCCTAGTAATCAGGCGCTGCATATCGGCCTTATACTCTGCGCTGCGGTCTTGGGCAGCCTTAGCGGCTTCTTCAATGATACGCGCAATCATAGTCTTTGTGGCA